CCTCACCAAAACTCCAAATACGCTGTGTAGAATCTGTGAGATTGACTTTGATACTAACATCATTTTCTGATTCTATGTTTCTTGCGATGTTGGCAGTGCCAGTGAATGCTGTGGTCTGCACAGTGGCATCTGGGAATGCGAGATCACCATCAAATTGAAATTTCCAATTTTTATAACCAGCAGCGGAGGTGGTTGTGATCTCAATGCCATCGGTGTTGCCTTGATTATCGTTTTTAACCAGTTCTATGGACATAAAACTACCAGCCTGAACACGGATGTCATCTGCCGCCATAAGATCTATGTCTCTGCCGGACCTTAAATCTAAATCGTCATTGTCTGTGGCTATTCCAAAGAAATCATTGTCCACATCCAAACCTATGGTGTTGTTGTAGTCGTAGTCAAATACTATGTAATTTATTATGATGGGTTCTTCGTGTGCTGTGGCCAGTGTGATGGTGTATGTTGGCGGATCGCTTCCGTCAGAAACCACATTGGTCACAGTGGACGCAAGGTTTTCTCCGTCGGGGTTGATTGTGAGAGTCACATTGCTGTAGTCATAGACAAACTCCGTGTTTCCAACAAAGTAGTCTGTGAGCCTGGACAACAGTTGTTTGAAATACAAACCTTGATTGGTCGCAAACGCCGCAGTCACAGTGGCACTGGTGTAAGTCAATGTGACTCCATCTTGGCCAAAACTTCTGTTGAAATGTTTCTTGGCTATGATCTTGGCCACACGGTTGGTTGAATCCAAATACACACTGGCATTGCTAGACCCCACTGACAGCACAGTTGCTGACGTAGCGTCTATTTTTTGATTGTTGGGTAATGTGAGATCACCATCCTCACTAAATGTCCATCTACGCAGGGTAGAATCTGTAAGATTGATGTCTATGTTGATAGCACCTTCGCTACGGATAGCACCACCTAATGTTATATCACCTGCCACTGACAAGGATACATTTTGTATTGTCACAAGATTATTTTCAATAACTAGATTGTTGTAACCTCCAACAGTAAAATTGATCTGCGAAGCAAGACCATTTATGTTTTCTACATCCACATTGTTGCTGTTGACATTGACAAAATTTCCTACTGCCACTGTGAGTCCTGTGGCATAAATCTTATTATCTACTGCATCTATCATCAACGTACTGTCGTCGGCGAATACTGATCCTTTGAAATCAGTAGGAATACTTGCTGCTGTGATGAATCCTGAATCGTTGGTAAGTTGACTAGTCAGTGTTGGCACAGTAGCCTGATCAGCATTGACCCAAGAGCCACCGTTCCACGCCAGCACATCACCCACTGAAGGTGAATTAGCACTGACATCTGTGAGATTGTCTAATACTAGAAATTCACCGTTCTCCTGAACGATGCGATTGTTGTTTAATGTGAGATCACCATTACTGTCTATGCTGAGAGCATTACCACCGATAAAAATAGTGTTGTTGCTGACATAAAGACTACGCCAGGGTCGAGCCGAAGATCCTAGATCTCCACCGTTGGCTGTACTAGGGAGGACATCACCGCTGACCGTTAAATCACTAGTAATTGTTGTTGCCTGATCTATAACGATAGGAGTACTGTCAGTAGTACTCATAATACTACCTGTAAATTCAAAAGCACCTAGATTCAATCCACCACTGTCTAGACCTAATGCGGTGTACAGTTCTGTAAAGTTAGCATTTACTTTTTGGAACGCAGCACGTAGGCTGTCGCCTTTTTTATCATTTGCTGTTGTGCCTACGTTAATTACCTGTTTAGTCATTTAGTCGCTCCAATTATACCAATGCTGCTATTCTTGTTTGGAAGTCTGAAAAACTTGAACTCTCCGCAACTACTGATTTCAGTTCATTTAAATTAATGACCCTACTACCTTGTACTCTTAATCTTTGTACAACATCTAGATCATTTTCTATGCTGACATCTGTGTTGAATGTTGTCTGCACATCTATAATAAGTCCACTAGAATCAGTAGTTGAAATAGTGCTGTTGATAAACTCCAACGTTGATGTGTAAAATAATTCTTTAGTTGTTGAATCATAAACTATCGGTCTTGCTGACGACGTAGTTGAACGGATAGGATTAACGTAGAATCCAGAGGCAGCAGCATTTTGTGCAGCACCACTGGCATTTAACACAATACTACCATTAGTTTGATTACTATAACCTGCACGATATCCTATGGCTATGGCATTTGAACCCTGACTGCTCAAACCTGCTTCAAATCCTATGGCTACCGCCTGTGTTGCCTGGTTTTGATAACCGCTATCTCTTCCTACGGCGACTGCGTAATTTCCTTGATTGCTGTTGCCAGCTTCCAAACCCACAGCCACTGCACCGTCGCCTTGATTAGTTTTACCAGAATCATAACCAATGCCCACTCCATAATTTCCAGCGTTGGCTCCCTGTCCTAAAATGATTTTAACATCTTCAGTTCTTAGTGTAGTTGCTCTCACATTACCATTGATGATATTACTGACTGCATCGACTAATATACTTGAATCATCTCCAAATACAGAACCTTTCAAATCAAATATTGGATTCACTGATATATCTAATGTATCTGTTCCTACAGTTTTCGATAATGTAATACCTAATCCGCTGGTAATATTAAGTATGTCGCTGACAGCATCAGCAACCAATCTATTTGAAGAATCACCGTTTACCTCTATTTGTGCAAATGCATTTACCGCTGGAGCTGAATTAGTAATAGTTGCTTCGCCTGTAGCAGCATCAGTTGACACTGTAATACCAACACCATTAGTAATACTGATTATGCCAGCATTAGTTATTCTTAGATTGTCTCCCGAACCAGCATTAATGTTAATACCTGCACCCAATGATCTTCCTGCAGGTAAAGCTGTGCTATTAAAGATACTTCTTACACCGGCATTAGTTATAGTTGATATTCCTGCGGCTGTTGCCACTGTGATGCCTAAGCCATTAGTAATAGATATAATTCCATCGTTTTCTATAGAGATAGAATCACTGGCGGAATTCACATTTAAATTTATTCCCGCTCCGGATAATAGATTTAGCGTATCACCAAAAGTCGTTGCTACTAGACTTAAATTATTATCAACATCTATAGTCTTGAAAAAAGTCTTATCAGGATCAATTATCAAAGAACCGTCGACGGTCGATCCCGCTGGGATATCGATTATGGTTCCTATGCCTTTTATCTGTGCAGATCCTGCCCATAATCCATTGTCTTGATCAGTACCTCCTGCTATAAAGGGTGCAGTTCTTATGTTCTTCCATCTAAATGTTCCTGTGCCTAGACTGTAAAGATTATCGGTCGAAGGAGATACATTAGTATCGAGTGTTTCAAAATTTAATGGTGTCAGACCTGAGCCAGCACCTATTGTTGCTACTAGTATATCAAAATTTTCATTTATCTGTGTAAATGCATCGTAGATATTACTCCATAATAATGGAGGTGCTCCCGGAGTAATATTATTGTTGAATCCCATTTATGTTCTCCCCACTGCTATTTCTATCATACCGATATGATCTGAATCATAATCTTTCAAGGCTTTGCCTACTACTGATCCGACCTTAACATCTCCTGTAGCAGCTACAGCTACTCCTGGTATTCCTGATGTAATTAATATGTCGCCTTTGGTAATTTTTCCAACTACCTTACATGGTACACGTCCCTGCAAAGCGACTAGATTTTTCAATCCAGGACAGGCTTCATACATTGTAAATGCTGCTGTATTTGATACCACTCCTGCTACTCTGGTATCGCCTTTTGCACTTGAAGTTGTAACTTCTTTCTCGCCGCCGAATACCAAAACGGTACCTACTTCATACTCTTTATCACCTTCATAATTTTCAGCCAAGTCAGCTGAATAAGTAGCCTGCAATCTAGATTCGTTAGGAGAAGTTCCTGTTAATGTCCAACGACCGGTAATATTTCCGCTAGTAGTACTGGCACCGGTAGTCAACGTTAGAGTTTGAATACTAGAGCAGGTTATAGGAGCGTCCGAAACACCGTTCTGAGTTTTAAACTGGTGTAGATCATTCCAATAACCGGTTAGTTTTTCTGCAGCTAAGGTACTGTCTTGGATCAATATACCTCCAGCTGACCCCCATCCATAATATCTTACATATCCGCCTGCCGCAATGGTTGCAGTATCTATGGCAAGATTAGTGTCTATTTTTATGGACTGTAGATCGGCTGTCCGGCCGCCAAAATCACCGTTGCCGTCTCTGACTATAATTTCGGAAGCGCCTACTGTGCCTGATGATCCTGCAGATGCTGCAACCATAGCGTAATCAGCATCGCTGACAAAACTTACGCCAGATGTTCTTCTTAAGAATCCTACACTGCTGTATTGTGATTTCTTGATCGCACCTCCGTCGGCGACCACTGTGCTAAAATCTACTTCAGCCACATTAGCGGTAGCTAAAGTTGAATTACCTAACACTTTTTTAGTGCCTATCTGTGCTAGATCACCTAATACCACCGAATTACCTTTAAGGCTAACCCATCCACTTGTTATGTCAAAATCCGTATTGTTAAAACTAGCAAGTCCTAGGTCTGCTTGGCTGATGCCTGAGGCATTCGCTCTAGTAGTTGCCGCGCTCATAGCTAATTTACTTTGAGCTATGGCTGCTGAAGAATTAATATCAGCATTGACTATAGAGTTTGCAACTATTTGAACATCAACTTGATTTAATGCAGAATCTATACCTGTGGTTAAATTAAAACTGATATCACCAGTCACAGATGCATTCACAAGTCCGTCGCCGTCTCCAGTGAATACTAAAATATCACCAGCATCGACATTACTCAGTGAAAATCCTTGCAAATTACTTACTTTAATACTTCTTAAGTTTGCTACATCTGTAGGATTTATTGGATCAGCTACATTAATAATTCTATATGAACCTAGATTCATATTAGATTTCATAGCTAATTGACCATCTAGGGACATATATCCGCCAGTAACTGTAGGAATTAATTGTCCTGATGGAACTATCGCACCGTCGTGAGTAATACCTAGACGACGTTCAATGTAAATTCTTGTGGCATTTTCTGTAGGTACTGTATCAGTGGCGTTGTCAACCATGCCCGAATCAGTTGAAAATTCTTTAATCGGAACACCGATTTTGAATCCAAGACCATCTAGATTTGAAAGAGCGATAGAAGCACTGAACGTAACAGTTCCAGTACCTTGATCAACTCTAAAGTATGGACCTACTGAAAAGTTTCCATATTGATCCGTAGTAACATAGAATACTCGACCTACATCTCTTTCATCAACTTCACCGTCCTCATTGATAGGATTAACAGACGGACCGTAAATTTCTTTAGGATAGTTTGTATCTGCATACGAGCCTGTACCTATTTCAAGCAAATCATGAGAAGTACATCTAGTCAGCGCAATTCTAATAGTCAGTGTTCCTAGAGATCCTGCTGTCCTTATTGGCACCGCCGATTTTATTGTATAGGCAGAAGAAAATGCATTTATAGCATTAACTAAGGGTCTATCTAAAGTCACTCTAGCAAAAGGTTCATTAGTGACTGATTCCGGAGCATAATTGGCGATAACATATTCTTCACCTAAGAATACTATCCTTGATCCAGCGACTCTAGGAATTTCTACAGATCCTACAGCTACCACTGCAAAAGTAGTATCTCCTACTCTACCAGTAACTAATCCTGCACTGTGGGTGCCACTACCTGCTAGGGTAGTGTCTACCGCTGTGCCTGAAGGAGCCAAACTTACTCTAAAAGTGTTTAGAGTAATACCAGCTGCTAAAACAAAATATCTGTTTGTGGTCGATAAACCAGTAGGCAATGTACCGGTAGTTGTAAATTTTATTACTTCACCGCCAGAAAATCCATGACTGTTCCATGTTACTTCTGCCGGAGATGCAACACTGATTGTCACAACAGTTCCGGTAGTTACATATTCACCGGGAGTGTTAATTGTTAAGTCGATATAATTATAGTTTTCTCTTAGTACTGTGAGAGTTAAACCATCTATGTTATATCTCTGTATACCACTACCTGAAGTGGTAATTGAAATTGCATTGCCTTGTTTTTGTGCAGAGACAGAAAATTCTGTTTCTGTAAGATCATTTGCAATGACATAATACGTATCACCGGCTATCAAAGGTAAAGGTAGTGTGCCTGTGGAAGATAACTGTATGGTATAATTTTCTAACAGTCTATGTGTTTTGACTCCTTTAATAGATAAACCAGTTCCATTGACTAATACTTCGGTGCTTCCACCGGGACTTAGAGATAATGTAAATTGATTATATTCCGGTACATCAGTGATATAATATACTGTACCAGCGGTTAATCCGTTGGAAGTTGTTTGCGGTATAAAAATATCTCCAGTCCTTAATTTATGATTTCCACTGGTTGTACACACGTTTGTGGCTATAGTAGTAATCGTAGCCAATACTTGTATTATCGTAGGAGTGGCTGTATTGAATAGCAATTCATAAGGACCATTTTCGTCTTCAGCTGTAGTAAACTGTAAAACACGATAAACAGTCTCATTGGTTTCTCGCAGTTTCAATCCAGTTGACGGTCTTACCGCTACGTTTTCTAAACCTCCAGTTAACAATACTTGACTTAGCATCCTTAGAGTCATCTTAGTGCCATCTGAAACAATAGCTGCTAACCCTTCAGCTCCTCCTACACCGGATGTAAGATTTAATCTAGCTACACCTGCTGGCAAGTCCTGTGTCGAAATAGATGTTACAGGATATCTGTACATTTCTGTTCCGTGTTGTATTTCTAATTCGGAACCTCCTAATGGTTCATATTCGTAGTTTGTTACATAAATTGCTAATCCGCCTACAATATTTGCATATGCGGGACTAGGAAAATAACAAGTACAAGCCTGTGCAAGATTTTCGTATAGAGTTGTAGGTGTAGGAACTTCTAATGGATCAGCTCCTTCAGCAACTAACGCCCAAATTCCGTGCGCACTAGAACCACTGATAGATCTAATCTGTCCACCGTTTACAGAATAATAAGATGTGTAGCAATAATAAGTGTAAACAGATACTAATTCTATCAAACCACCATTCGTAGCTATAGCACCATATCCCATATCGTTGATTTGGGTATGATCGTTGGCCAACATTGATCGATTACCTGGAAACAGAATCTCATATTTGTTTCCGTTTTCGTCAACATAATCTACTACCGCTTGCTGAATGTCCGACTTTGCCGATTGTATAAGATTTCTAGCAGTTATGTTATTTGCAGTGTATCCGCTGGTGCTTGGCGCTGATAGTACCACGAAAGTTTGTGCAGTGACAAAATTCCCCGCAGAAACCGCATTTTGAACAGCAGTTAGTCTCGTGTTTACTATGGCAACTTCAGCTCCCGATGCTGCGGAACCGGTCTGTCTTGGTAATCCCGAATAGGACACAGCCGGCGCTAAATTTTGTATTACCCGTTGTGCTAGATAATTTGCATATGCGATAGCACTGCCGTACCTTGCCGGATATCCAGCAGCTAGTTGAACCACTCCAGTTAGATTATTGTAAAATTTCAAAGAACAATGTCTAGTAGCTGCGTTTCCACCATAAATTAAATCATGGATCAAAGATTCTACTATGAACCTTATGTCGGATTGGAATTTACTTTGATTATAAATGTCGACAGTTGTCCATGGTGCAATATTTCCTGCTACCTGTGCATTTACCCATCCCTGAACTTCTGCCACGATATAACTTCTGTTTGCCAACAACAGATTATATGCATTAGTTACGTTAGAAGAAACTCCTGGGGGTAAAGTGAAAGTTAAAGTCGGAGCTGAAGCTGTTCCTCTATCAATGATATCGCTGATAGTCGCTTCACTGAGATTAACTATGGTTTGTATGCTCGGATACAAAGTCAATTCTTCATTTACTAATTCATGTGCATATCCAATGGCCTCTAAAGTGATGGCTCTCTGATCTTCAATAACCACCGCCGATTGTGCTAATCGATATGTGATACCGTTTTGTCTAGTCCAATAGTTGGTTCCAAATACGATGTCATATCCTAAACCATCTAATATTAAACCTACGTCTCTAAAACACGCTGCTGGATCATAAACAAATACTGGATACGGCCAGGGTGTGGTTTCATCTAGAACGAAGGTTGCTATAGACCCATTAGGATTATACACAAAGTCTCTGATATAATTAATTCTATAAACACTGTCAGCAACTATAAAAGAACAAGGAAGTTGTGGAAATCTGTCTAGACCACTGACTTCTAATCTTGTAGGGTTTACAACTGTATCAATAACGAATTCAAGATTGCCTGCGAACCCGTCAACTAACATTCCTCCTGCAAATACCTGCACATCTTTGCTTCTAGAAAAGCTGGCACATTCTTGAAAGTAAGGTGAACGAGAAAGTATCTGACCTTCTGGATCTAACACAGCCATAAATCCACCATGACCTATGGCAGATATAGCTTGCCATCTTACAGCGTCATTGGCTAAGAACACATCCATATCTTGATTTTCTTTAGGATAATTTACAGATCCAGAGCCGTCGATAACATCTTTCAATGTTGTGATAAGAGCTGTGATAACACTGTCAGATCCTAATTCGGATGTATAAGCTAGATCGATTATCTGAGGGAATGCATCTTGTTTGTTATCTACTACCTCATTGTTATCTATGACATCTTGCATCAGATCTTCTAGATGTGTCAGTACAGCTAGATATTGACTCAGTTGTGAAGTTATGGCTATTAATGCACTTTGACTTTCGTAATACTTTAAACCGGCAGAAATAGTTCGATTATAACTGCCATATTTTAAATCGAATACAAATGCATCTACTAGCAATCCTACATCTCGTCTACATAAAGTTGAATTATATTGAAAACTAGCCGAGAATGGAGCCACAGCATTTAAAATGTTATAATCCATCCATGCTATGATTTCTTCTTGAAGAAAACTACGATTAAGATCTAGTAGTGCTGCCGCAGATTTATATGCACCTTTATTGTTTATTTTAGGGTATATCGGTTGCGATGAATCTTGTAAGTAGTGATATCCATATAGCTGCGTCGCGGTCGTCAATCCGTCAATTTCAGTATCTCTTCTGAATTTTTGGAAGGCCCATGGAGAACTAGAAGTTCCTACCTTAGGTCTAAAAATAACTCTACGGAATTCATCTCCCACGATCGAACAATTTGTTGGCACCTTGAGAGGATAGTTTTCGTAATATTCTCCAGATTCAACTAATATCGATATCTGTATGTCTTTGCTGATGTCTCCATATGATATCGTTTCACCTTCTTGGAATACACCAAATTTAATATCAACATCAAATATTTCTCTACCTTCGCTGTCCAACGCTCCAGAATGAGCCAATATTTGTGCCAAGGCTCCTGAAGTTTCACCTCTTAGATGTAGACCTTCTCTTAGATCTCTACCTCTGATCGCTTCGGCTGTATTTGTAGTAACATCTCCAGTGAAGTCAGTTCTATATCCTTCTGTCTTAATGAAAAATCTTGGAAGATTTACATCTAGAGTTGGAAAACTTGTGAATCCAGACCCCTGGTCGTCTATGGTAATACTGGTAATTACCCCACCAGTTACAACAGCAGTACCAAATGCTCCTGTGCCTCCACCACCTATAATCCTTACCGAAACTAATGAATAACCTGAACCGCCATTTGTAATAGATACAGAATTAACTTTATAAGTTAAATTGAATTTAGCGTTTACGCCTATCGCACCTACTCCGGCAGGTGCCGCTGAAGTGGTTATAGTTGTAGTGACATTCACAGCTCCGGGCAAGGAAGTATAAGAACCTGTACTGACTATTCTGTAGGTTAATATTGAGCCAGGAGTTGTGAGAGTAGATAATACTTCGATAATACATTGGCCAGCTCCTGATCCACCTGCTATCGTCAAGACATCTCCAGGATAATAGTTCGTGCCTATCGTACTCAAAGTTGCAGTGTCTACACTCATTCGTATAGTACCACTAAAACCAGCACCGGATGATGGGGACGGATCAATATTATCTAAAGTACAAATCCCTGCTCCGTTATTGTATGTCAGTACTTTTTTGTATGGACCAATTTGTACAGGCGCTTCGTTTACTAATTCTTCTGCACGTTTCAATGCTGCTTCTAATGTTCTATAAGCATATGCCAAAGCACGACCTTGTAATGCTTTTGAAACTCCTATCCGATCATCTTCTCCAGTTAATGCAACAAATAAATTACTGCTGGAGCCAAATGCAGCATTGTCAACGTATCTTTTAGTTGCGGCTACTAAACCACCGTAAGTTATGTCATCATCCGGTTCCGGATCTCTAGCTAATATCAACGGACCGCTCATACGTCCAAAGGATGCATCTTGCTGATTGGTTTCTGGATTTATAGCATTAGCACCCGCCTTGCTTATCTTAGTATCAGCATAAGATTTGTTTACTAACTCGTGTCTATATATCGGTAAAAGCGGAGAAATCGTAGTACCAGCATCATAGATTCTAAATTGATTACCCCCGGATCTCATCGATAAATCGCCGCCCAATTGCGGTGTTTCGTCTGCAGAAATTTCAGCGAAATCGGAATTTATTGTTATTTCACTTGGGTTCGATATGAAATCTATACTGATACCATTTCCTGGAACTAATTTTTTGAAAGCTAAACCGGATTCGGTATTATTAATGGTCAATAAAGGTGTATTTCCCGTGGCCGGATCATTTTGACCTACATATGAGTCGGGAGAGTCATCTAAGCCTACAAATGTAAGATTTTCCCCTAAACCTAGTGAACTATATAGTTCACGAAAGTTATCATTTACCTTCCTAAACGAATCCCTGATACTATCACCAGTACCATCATTTCCTATGGATCCTATATCAACAATTTTACGTGCCATGTTTTTAATCCTAAATTAGCGAATGCTAACGTATTTAGCCCAAAATTTTATAAGCCTAATGTAAATACATTTATGTTCTTAACTACAGAAATAGAAATTATAAATTATGTTCGTTTAAGCAAACTTGGTGTTGAACATAATTATAAAAGGAAAAAGACACTGGCTGTTTTAAGATGTGATAATTGCGACGATACTTTCAAAAGGGAACTAAAAAAGATACATAGTAAGAGATTAAACAACAATTATTTTCATTGTTGTTCTAATTGCGATGCAAAAAAATTCGCCCAACGCAAAGGAGTTGAGCGCAAGAAGATATGGGATATGCCTGCTAGCTTAGATTTACCAATATCTAAATTCTAAAACTTTCTCCACACCCGCAACGATCACGTTCGTTGGGATTGATAAAATCGAATCCTTCGTTGAGACCTTTTTTGGTCCAATCCATGGTTAATCCTTCTAAATAGGGCATGGCTTTGGGATCTACAAATATGTGTACCCCCTCGCTGACAAAACTTAAATCTTCTTGCATAGGATCGTCAACGTATTCTAAAGTATAGGCAAGTCCGGAACAACCGGTAGTTTTAACACCGATTTTAATTCCGTAGCCTTTACCTCTATGCTTTAGGTGAGATTTTACTTTATCAGCTGCTAATGGTGTTAGAGATATCATGTCAGTGTTCCTATAAATTCTTCTAGATCACTTTCCCATACTATTGTTAATGTATATCCTAAAGATTCGAGGTATTGTTTTCTTTGATGATCTAAATTTCTTCTTTCTTTAGCTGTCATTTTAAAATATGGATGAACAAAATCATCCGGATAAATTTTTGGATTGCAGTGCCAATAATCTCCGTGTATTTCTATTATATGATTGGTTTCTCTATTTAGAAAATCTACATTGTAATAACTTATTTGTATATTGTTTTCATAATCATTTAGATAGGGTAAAATTTTTTCTTCTAAACTGCTTCTTTTTTCTTTTAAAAGTACTTCATTCTTTTTTGACATTGAAAGAGAATTTTCTAATCTTCTTCTAGCAGCGATGTCTTTGCCATATATTTCTTCCCAGGTTTTTCCTTTAAATCTTCCTTTATTTGCTTTTCCTATTTTTTCTTTAGCCGTTTCTGGATGTTTTATGCCTAGCCTAGGATGACCTTGTTTATCCCATCTTTCTGTTCTGGCCTTCATCGCACGTTTTACTTTTTTTTGATATTCAGGATTTTTTTTCTGAGCTAGGCTTTTTTGTCTTTGTATTTCTCTTGCGGCAGGATCGCTAAATTGATTTATAGTATTCCTTCTAGCTAGTTCATTTTTACACTCTTTAGAACAGGTACGAGATGGTTTCCTTTCATTTTTAGGAACAAACTCTTTTTCGCATATCTCACATTTACTCATGATTACCCCCTATAATTATTTATCTAATAAACTTTTACAGGGGGTATTTTTGGCTTTACACTCTATATTAGGAGCTAATTATTTTTTATTTTTATAATCAGCGATCGCAGCCTTTATCGCGTCCTCTGCTAATATAGAGCAATGGATTTTACCGGCGGCAAGGCTAATTCTTCAGCGATTTCACTATTTTTAATCGCTTCTGCCTCGTCGAGACTTTTTCCTTTCAACCAAGTAGTAACCAAACTGCTGCTTGCAATCGCACTACCACAACCATAGGTCTTAAACTTGGCATCTTCGATAATACCCGTTTCGTCGTTGACTTTGATTTGCAGTTTGAGAACATCCCCGCATGCTGGTGCTCCCACGAGCCCAGTTCCTACAGTAGGATCATTTTTATCAAATGATCCAACATTTCTAGGATTTTCATAATGATCTAAAACAGCCCCACTGTATGCCATATGATTTCTCCTTAAGATTTTTTACTTAACATAGTTTGGATCTTTTCCTGGATGATCTTAGCCCAGAAAGGCTGCGGAAAATTCCAACCAACGAATGCACCTACTGCTACCCAAAATAATGTATCTAACATTTTACGCTCCTTGTAAACGGATATCAACAACGTCCCAGTTGATGATACGCCAAATATTGTTAAGGTATTTGGCTTTGTCCTGTTGATAATCCAGGGCCCACGAGTGTTCCCAAGCATCGATCAACAGAGCAATCTTCATGGTCTTTTTATATTCGTGATTATGTATCGTGTGCAGTTCGCCGGAGGTATCCATATAGATCCAATTGGATCCTTGAGCGGCCATGAACTCTTTCTCCACTGCTTCTTTAAACTTATCAAAACTTTGGTAAACATCATCTATTACAGTCTTACTGAGCCCCTCGGGTTTGTTCGCAGCTCTGGGAGGGGCCAAATTGCTAAAAAATAGATTGTGTAGAACAGCGCCACCATAGTTAAAATCTGCATCACCTTCTCCCTTATTGTATCTCTCTGAGTATTTTGCTGCTAGTCCATCATAATGATATTTGATGGTAGCTTCGCTCATCACAGGCTCTAATTCGGTTTTAGCGAACTTTAATTTGTCCTGATAGATTTCTCTACGATCTGTGTTTTCAGTTAAACTTTTTATAAAATGTAGCATATCAGTATTTACCGTATAAATAAACCACAAGGAGAAAAACCTATGGAAATCGTACTTTTAGCAATCGCAGCAGTGGTAATTGGTGCTTTCATTTATTATAATCGTAGTTCTAAAGGACTAGATGTAAACAATGATGGTAAAGTAGACTCTGCTGATGTTAAGGCTGCTGTCCAAAATGTAGTCTGTGGTGTGCAAGAAACCGCAGATGTCAACAAGGACGGTAAGGTTGATGCTGCCGATGCTGTAGCAGTTAAAGAAAAAGCCAAGGCAGGTGCTAAAAAAGCAGCTACCAAGGCCAAAGAAACTGTTAAGAAAGCAACAGGTCGCAAGCCAAAATCAAAGGCCTAATCTTTTAGCTTCTTCGTATAACGCAAACGAAGCAAGATTTTTTGCTTTACTTTCTGCCATGATATCGGCCCATTCCCAATGACTCAGTGCCCATTCATTCACTGCTGTGTTCCAGTAGTAATTAGAATGTGCTCTGAGTTTTGCTTTTTTGTGTCCGCTTTCTAATAGCGTCCGAAGATCGGGGCGTTGGTATCCGGAATGATTAGTAAGATGCTCTTTCCGTGAAACACTATAATGTATGACAGGACGCACACCGCGCCAACTGTCAATAATCCTTTTAACACGGTCATCAGTCGCTTCAATATATTCTCCTGTGTGTATCCAATGATGGTGTATGTCTAATACCAGAGCACAGTGCTCTATCAGTTCCAGACTAGCATCAGTGCCCCATGAAATTTCGTCGTTCTCGATGGTTAATGTGTTGCGGGCTTCGGGAGTCATGCGAGCCAGCGCAGCAACGATTCCCATTGGGCCTTGTCTGCCTGCGATGTGAACATTGATCTTAAAGTCTTGAAACGTTTGACCATATCCCATCCAGCGAGCCATGTCCACATGATATTCAAATTCCTCTATACTTCTGTTGACAATATCAGGGTTATCAGATGCCAACACGCAAAACTGCCCAGGATGAAAACTGAGCCGAACATTACGCGAGCGAGCCAAACCTCCGACTTGTCTAAATCTTTTTTCTGCTTCAGCTCTGACGTCAGCAGTCCTCCAAAACCAGCTCCAATTAGGCTCAGTGTATACAGGAAGAATATCGCTACTGAGTCGTACCATTCTAAGATTTTCATCTAATGCTCCTACTCGTTCTACAAGTAAGCGGCACGATTCGATATTTTGCTCCATTAATGTCCAGAGCTTTTCTACGGCCACTTCCTTAGTCTGTCTATTTAACCAAGCTACGGTAGTAGAACCTGTATTGTATTTTTTACAGTCGTCTTTGGATTTAATCCCATCGACCTGATCGGGACGGTCGATCCATTTGCAAGCGAAGCCTATACGTTTAGTCATACTTTTATTATACAAGAATTAGCACCAATTGTCAATGACAAATTTGTCCTTAACTTCGCAAGGATTTGGTTCACCATGAAAAACGATCACCGAACAATCTGTAGGCACATTTACTTTGTCTTTTACTTCTTTGAATTGTCTTTTTCCGTTTATTAGATGTAATTCTTCTCGACTGCGAATTTCCCATTTATAACTTTGAATCCATTCTCTAGGCCAAAACTTTATTCGATTTGCAGATAGCTTCCATATCCAATCTTGATCTCCCTGCATTCGCATAGCTTCTGTTGGCTTTTCTTTAAATTGATCGTATATATGATTCTGTGTACCATGAGTCCATGCTAACACAGAACTATTCAAATACTTCCACGTGGGATGAAATTTTCTATTAAAATCATGTATACCTATAAAATGATCTATTTGAAATGAAGCAAGTTTATCTATGTTGTTATGAATGACTACATCGAGATCAAAATACAAAATTCTTCCTGACAATGGTAATTTTGGATCAAACATATGTACCTTGTGCCACCAACCTTTTTGATAATTGGCATTGGCTTGATGTATGCTTCTAACTCCCGAAATAGAATGCTGGTCGTCTGTTAAGCAAACAAATTCATAAGGAATAGTAAGATGTCTGTCTACCATATTCCTTAACTTTTCTACATATTCTCTTCCATATTTTTGACCAAATCTAACACACAGTACCGTTAAGTTTCCGGCAATGGGATTTGTTTCCCTTTCCGCCAAACGATTTAATTTAGCGGCTTTGGCCTCTTGTTTGAGACGCTTACGTTCTTCTTTTGACAATTCCATCTATAGCTACCAAATCTTCTAAAACGGATCTAAGGTTGTTAATTTTAATCATATTAGGTCCATCGCTGGGAGCTGAATCGGGGTCTTCATGGACTTCCATAAATATTCCGGCTACACAGCCTGTGGCTACAGCAGCTCTCGCCAAGTAGGGCACCATTTCGCGATCTCCACCTGACGTTGTTCCCATACCTCCAGGTTGCTGCACAGAATGTGTTGCATCAAAGACCACGGGATAACCAGAGCGTGCCATAATAGGTAGACTACGCATGTCGACCACAAGATTATTGTATCCATGAGTATATCCTCTTTCACAGAGCATCACACGTTCGTTGCCTGTGGATGCAATTTTTTCTGCGACATTTTTCATATCGTGAGGTGCTAAGAATTGTCCTTTCTTAACATTGACCGCTTTGCCTGTGGCACCGGCCGCTAATAATAAATCTGTTTGTCTGCAGAGAAATGCGGGAATCTGCAAAACATCTATACCTGCACTGGCAACCAATTCGGCCTGCCATGTTTCGTGAATATCTGTAAGTACGGGCACCCCTATAGATTGCTTGATACTAGATAGAATTTTAAGTCCTTTTTCAAGACCACATCCTCTCTTAGTATTGATACTAGATCTATTTGCCTTGTCAAAACTACTTTTGTAAATTAAATCTATATCTAGTATATCGCAGATTTCTTTTATTTGACCAGCAGTTTCGTGAGCATGATCTAGAGATTCTATTTGACATGGACCAGCAATGAGAAAAAATTTATTCTCATTGCTGACCTTAATTTGATTGATATTAAATGTACGCATAGAATTATTTATGAGTACATATTATCCTTCATATATTGCTGAGTTAGCACCATGTTCAAACACTTCCACAGATTTAATACGCACACTGGGATTGATCGGATAACGCATATTTCCTGATGCTAGTAGTTCTGCCATTTTGTCAAAACACATCTTAGCAAACATCTCACAGCCCACTCCCGGAACAATACGTAGATCACAGACACCCGATCTGCGATATGGTTCTATCTGTACACGTTCTGGATTGTTGTCATGTTCTGGGTTTGAACTCCAACCGCTCATTGCTTTGAATCGATCCAGCATTGGATCATCTTCTGCTATGACCAAAGTATGATCGAACATATGATCGGCCCATGCTTTGAATTCTTTGAGACCGCCAAAGTCCATACACCAGTTTTTATCATCTAGTGTATCACACTCAAAAATCAGTTTGATTCCGATCGAATAACCATGTAAGGTTGAACAATGGCTATGTGTGGCACGCCACTGCCTAAAACAGCAGGACAATCCTCTGTCGTTACCGTAAGTTTTTGTTGAATAGAATTTCGCCATCTCTTGCCTCCTGTACAAATAAGCGAGTAAGTTTGATGACACGCAGAGTATTTAGAGAGGGGTGAGCGTCATTTAAGGCCTCTATGTAGATATTATACTACTAGAATATTTATAACGCAATAAACTCTACGTTATTTTTTATCCATTCTTTCGGCATTTGCCAGGCCGAGTGGTTTCGTAATATGAATTTCGAATCCGGATAATATTTAAAAATCTGCGATATTTGATATATCCAATAACAAGGATCGACAGGTTGTGAATTTTCTCTAGAATAATTAGAACTATTTTTGTATATGTTATTCACAGAATGATCTATAGAATATAAATCAAATCCTATCATTTCGATATTTGGGAACCCTAATGTTGCAGCCAGCAGAACTGCATAAGGTCCACTACCCCAATGTTCGGGATCATCTCTTTTATATTCTCCTTGATACGGTATTTGCGGAAGATGATTGATATTTTTATTCTTCTGTATTTTTCTAAAAAAATGATACCAATGGTGTCTTACATATATTTTGGTATTTTTTGTTTGAGGATTTTCTAAAGCTTCTGCTACCATTCTTCTATCGCAGCATACTAAATGGTCGACAATTATGTCTCTATGTAAAGCATTGCAACCTATTATGGTGTCTTGAGTAAAGTTTTTTATATTTAGATTTTTTCTACTTTCTCCGTTTCCTACTACCAACACATGCTGCATTATTCAATTCTTCCGAATCCATTCCACAAACCAGGATTTCCAGATTTAGTACATACCCAACCAACGAACTTGTTTGGTTGCGGATCAGTGTTCCAAACAATATCTCCCTCATTAAATGCACCACTCGTAGGCGGTTCTCTACCATTTAGATGCAATTTGTCATTAAATTTAATAGCACCATTAACATGTAATGCACTTCGTGGATCGGGATTAGATACATTTACACCTAGTTTTCCTAGCACCGTAACTTTTATATCACCGGCCGATGCATTTCCTAAAACTATATTTCCGCCTGCTTGGATTTTGATTCTAGGAGTATTATCAGTGACAAGATCTAAATCTACAAAATTATATGATCCTATTACTGCTACATTGGGTTCAGACGAACCCAATAATAATTCTATATTTTGATCTACTATACTTAGAGATGCTTTTGGTTGATCAGTGCCTATACCTAATCTATCTGTATTGGCATCGTAAACAAGATATTGATTAACGCTCAAACCTCCGTCTACAATCAGACCTTTAAGTCTACCAACTTCTCGTAAATTACTTTTAGTTATTGATGATCCTAATTCTTTTTCGTCTATGAGTTTAATGTTATTGATAGATATACATTTACCTTTGTTTAAATCAATATTTTCAGATATGAAGAATCTATCCGGGTCATTTGCAAAAATAAATTGCTTGTTATGTCCTTGTCCAGACCATAGAATACCCTTGCCCTCAATATCTCCTTTGATAATAACGTAAGGAAATTCTGCAGAATCTATAGTTTGACCCTCTGATAATATTTCTTTAAGAAGATTGGCCAACGTTTCTAGTTTTGCTTTGTCTGTCATAATTAAGAATTTCCAATTTTTCCAAATGGTTCCCATATTCCTGGACTACCAGCTTGTACACATATCCAACCAACATATTGATTTATTTTTGGATCTGAATTCCAAACTATGTCTCCCGGATTGTATGATCCAGCTGTAGGGGAATGATTACCTACGGTTTGTAATTTGTTATTGAATTTTACAGACCCATTCACATGTAAATCAACTTCTGGATCCGGAGTAGATACTCTAACTGATAGTCTTCCATGAACTGAAACTTTTACAGGAGCAATTTTAGGGTTGCCTAAAGTAATATTACCGCCCGAAGTTATAGATAATCTGGATGTGTTATCTGTAACGATATCAAAATCGTTGCTCGCATATGTACCTACATATCCTTTTACATGATCTCTAGTGCCTATGACTATTTCTATACCGTCTTCAGCAACACTAAGAGCACTATTAGGTTCTTCTATACCTAATCCTAATCTATTTGTATCACTGCTATAAACTATGTATTGATCTATAACCATAGAGCCATCAACGATTAAACCTTTTAATCTTCCTAATTCTTGCAAATTACTTTTGGTTATACTAGGACCTATTGATTTTTCATCTATTAATTTAACATTATTAACTGTGATGCTTTTGCCTTTGGCAAATTCTAAATTTTCTGACATAAAAAATCTGTCAGGGTTAGATGAAAATACAAATTGTTTTGTAAATCCCTTGCCAGCCCAAAGCAAACCTTTACCATCTAAATCATCGGCCGAGAATACTATAGGAACATTTTTCTCAAATTTTATATCTGCTTTGATTTCATCAACTTCTAATATCTTTGTTTTTAGAGTGCCGCTTACACTTAGATTATCTATTTTATCTACAGTTAGTGTAGCAATATGAACACCATCATTATTAATAGTAAGTTGTGTTTTATTTGAATTATCTGTAATACCTGAACTAGAAAAGTTCTGGATTTTACCTCCAACTATATGATCTCCACTTAGAGATTTCAATGGAAATTTTCTAGAAAGTTCTTTATAATCTATAACGGTGTTAGATTCTATCGCTTTTATAGCGTCGCCTAACGCTGCTAATGCTCGATCGATGTGATTATTGCTCATAGTATTATATTTATCTGCCAATAAAAAAGCGGGCCGTAGCCCGCTTTTTAGGATCTACTTTACTATTTACTGAGTTTTTAACAGTATTGTATCTTCATTAATACGTCCATTTAGTTTGATATCTACAGCTTTAATATCTTCTAAGAACTTCCGCAATGCTACTTTACCGGCATTTTTAAATTCTTTTAACTGATCTTCCGGTTTACGCAAAGTCTTTTGTACAGATCGGATATCATCAAAGCCAGTGATGGATGTTCCTTTAATACTTATTTCTCCAAACTCTGATGCAGAATATCTACCTAATTTACGTGTTTTAATATTAAAAACCCATAATTCTTTACAGCCTACGATATCAGTTGGATTGATAGAAACAAGTTTAAGTTTATCATCTTGTTTAAGATACTTTAGTTTTTCAACGATCTTCTCAACAGGTTTAGACTTTTTAGCACGAGGCTTACGATTGACCTTAGCTTCCTGCATCAGCATATCGCAGGCTGAGAGGATTTCTTGATAAAACGCTACGATTTTCTTTATCTGAGCCTTGCTTAGATGACGATAAGCTTCTTTGAGCTGTTCGCATTTACCTTCTTGTAGCTCAATATATTCATTATATTGTCGTTGGTAGTAATCTTTGATAATACGAGCGTGAGCAGCTTTGGTCTGTTTCCCTCGCAGGAGATTAAGAACTTTGAACGATTTAGGATCAAATGCTTCCGGATCTTGGCTGAATGACTCAATAGTTTCTTCTAGTTCTTCAGTCATTGCAAAGGTGGCTTCACGGACTCGATCCTGGATCGACATTACAGGAACGGCAGCTTTATCTTCAACTACTTCGGGCTCGTAATCGTCTTTGCCTTCTAATATAATTTTGTCAATTGATTCACGAAGCCATTTTTCAGTGCTACGACCTTCGTTAAAATCTTTACGAACGACAGGCATTCCACGCAAAAGATTAGCTGCGATCGCGCCCATAGTTCCATTACAGCGAAAGTCTTTGGTATCTTTAAATGCTTTGATTTGGTCTTTGGTATAACCGTTAGCACCCATCCAATTAATGACTTTCGGTTTGAGATCGCGTCCACTGAACTCTACTCGATAGTAATTCATAGAACGACGAAAGTGCATATAAAAATCGTCGGTGGACATCGTTTCATGTCCATCCCATTTTGGACTAAGATCTCGTTTAGAATTTGATCGATGTTCTGCTACGTGTTTTTTGGAAACACGAGTCTTAATTGCAGACTTAGCCATTTATTGCTCCTATTGTTTACAGTGTATATATTATAACACCAAATTAACCCAATGTCAATCGGTCTATTTCTTCTATTTCACCGTCTTGGGTTTCTTTCATAACCAAAACCAAATAAGCACCTTCTATCAAAGTTCTTTGAGCGATATCCTCTGCTTCCTTTTTGCTTTTGGTTGTATCAATTAATTCTTGATGACCGTCTTCATCTTCGGTCCAGACCTCATACAGTTCCCAGGTCATTTTCTTTCACTTTTCTCCTATTAAGTTATTCAAATTTAGTCCAATCTCCATCAGGCGCCACTGCCCAACCAAGACTCTGGAGATCTGTCCGGATCTCGTCAGTTATCATGCCTTCTGATACATACTGTCTATTGCCCCAGACTTTGTTTTCTTCTTCATCGTGCGATATATCTCGAATACCAGAACAGTACCAATCAATGTAGTCGCCTTCTTGTCTCATGTCTGCGATTATACCTCCGGCATAACGCCAAGAGCATGACCATTCTTCTTCTAAAAGAACGGGGATAACTTCTAAACGAATAAAACCATTATTACACATGGCCGCATATAAGTTTTGGGCATAGGCTTCGTTGGCTCGAACTTTTTCCAGAATCCAATCAGTGGTTAGGAGATCGTACTCCATATTACGGATTCTGCTTTGGGGATCGTCAAACTTATGATTAGATTCTTCGATTATCTTTTCGAAATAATCTAGATAGTCTTCGTTGATGGGTTCGCCCTTTTCTTCCTGCCGTTTGACGTATCCTTCCTTTTGGAAGGTATGTCGATCAGGACTTTTTGACACGGTCTTCTCTGAATTGTCGGACATCTTGAATAGCTTTCTTTAATGTTTCTGAATAATTAAAAGCAGTTTGTTCATTCATGGTTAGCACAGTTTGTTGTTCTAAATAACCATCTGTAAGTAATTTCCAAATTTGTTTAAAACGATTCATAGACCACCAAGGAGATTTTACAGTAGCATAGATAATTACAGTTATTCCTATGTCTTCGGCTTCGATCCAGAGATCTTGAGTGTGATCGTCTGCTCCGCAATCGCAGACCACATGATACATTTTCGCATCACCCCAATCGTTTTTCTTGAGTATGCCTTCTGCTGGTGTTTGTGTTTCCATATTATTCAAAAGTTTGAACTTGATCTCTTTGATCGTATATACTTTTAACCATACGTTGATAATCTTCCTCAGACATGCAAGTACGATATAAACTAAGAGCCTGAACAGCCATAATAGCTGCTATTTCTATCGCATCGTATTCTTCAAGCATAAGACCTGTAAATTGTAAATATTTTGAATACAGCTCGTCTGTGCTTTTAGCGTTCTTATCAATTATAGCCATATTAGGTCCAAAGTGATTCACGGATTTTTATAAGACGGATCATCATTTCTTCATCTTCTTTATTGTATGCTGCTTCTATTTCATTACTTTTGGCTAAGGCAGTATCCCGCATTTCTGCTTCTTCAGGAGTTTTTTCCTCCATATCAAGAAGATGATAACCTTTCTCACGACGCATATCACAGTAAGCACTCCACCCGCTGGCATCGTATACATCAGGACGCTTTGGGTAGACTTCTTTCCACCAGGTGTAAAGCTCTAGGATTTCTCGAGCAGCTTTGGCCTGATAGGTTGGTTCGGCTAGGTGTTTTTGATCTTCATCCAAAAACTCCTCGTTGGTTAGGGTCATGGCCCAATGTAGATAGGCGATACCAGCTTCTGGACAGCGCCAGTTGCGATACCAACGACGCCACCAAGGATAATTATATTTTTTACGAGCTTCATCATCCCAAACACAGTGATGCCAGGCCTGCTCTACTTCAACAAAATCCACAAGTTCGTTAAAAAGACATGGAAGAAAACGGTTGCCAACATCACGCCACTCGCCACGAGGAATATCATTTGGGTGAGCAGTGAGAGCGTGGGCCTTAGTGATCCAGCGATTGTTGACATAATAGCGTACATCGTTGATCCTTTCAGGAATATAGCACCAAACGTCTTGCAGTTTATCTAAACCCTCTTCTGCAATCCACCAACGAACGGGATATCGGGCCTTAGCAGCCTCTTCCCATTCACGCCATTCTTTACCTGTACCACATTTGATTTTGGTAGTACCGCGGATCCAATCCGCAAATTTTGAGCAAGTCCAATAGTTTCTCATATAATTTCTTTCTGTCGAACAACTTAATTATACGATCTCTGTCAAAACCTGTCAATGATTATATCAAAATGAATCAAAATTTTCTTTGGTAGCCAGCTAGATTGAGCATGATTGAATACTGCTCATAGGCTTTTTGGACGGCAGGATTGGTATGACGATAGTGTGCTTCTTCTCGCTCTTTGTCCATTAGTGTTTGGAACATATCTATTTCGCCTCTGTTGTGATTCTGCCATTTGAAGAAGCGTCTTTCCATTTCAATCAATGCACGTAGTCTGCTTTCTGGAATATCCATAGTGATGACTTTTTCAGTTTCATACTCTACGACATCATTACGAATAAGATCAGCACGTTCTGGATCTGTAAAAAAACGGGGAGGGTGATATCTTGCCCTGCGTTTCTGATCGTTTAGTATCTGCACTTCGTAATTCTTGCAGAACATATACAGTTCATCATGCATTTTGTATTAAACTTTCGGTCATAGGAAAAATAGCAGAGATAGCTTTAGCACAGGCCAGCGCCACTAACTGATGTTCTTTCTGTGTACCATTGCCGGAACGCAATTCAATAAAATGAACCCATGAACGCAGAGTACCGTTCATATAAAGTTTGCTTTCGATTAGACCTTCTGGTAGTACAGCACGAGCCTGTTCTTTGGCTATGCCTTTATTGATAGCCCATTCATAGGTTTGTCTGGCCATTGAGATAAGCTCTTTTTGTCTGCGTTCCCATTCGTCTTGTACGATTGCATGGCCGAGTGTACCGTCCAAAGGGACGCTGTTCTGTCTGTTCTTTGGATCTTGGAGTCGTGCTTCTCGCAGTACGAACGAGAGATCTTTAGTAGGGTCAGCATATCGCTGACTGAACTCTTGGAAGGAGAATGATCTGTGTCTAAGGATCTGTCTAGCAATATCTCTTGTTGTGGTAATTTCAACACAGGCTGAAACCATTTCAAGGGGACTCCAGTGTGCGTGTTTAACAAGATATCGTATAAGCTTCTCTGATGTCTCTGTATTGAATTGGTTTGATGGGTTGCTGACACGGGCGCAATACGCAATGAGTTCCTGCGCATCTGCGATTCCCATATCTGCAAATTCCGCTGTTGGTTGTGAATAGGATACCAGTTTAACATTCATTCTTTCTTGTCTTTCTCGTCTGGAAAACACAGTGCTTCCATAGTTTTGTAGTGTTCGTAGGCTTTTTTCAGTGCTTCAAACTTTTCTAGTCTTTCTGGATCCGGGACCAAAATGGACAAACGTTCTTCCATCTTGGTCATAAACTCTTTGAGACTTTTATTGCCTATCTTAAGATCACCACCATCTTTAATATTGACACCATCGTTGTCAATATTAACTGTAGGGGCATAGCTTTGATTCCAAGTATAACCTGTACCAGAAGTAGTGTATACTCCTCCACCTATAGAACTACTACCTCCGGTATTAATTGTGTACGTTGAGGAAGAAGGCAATGTTATGGTCGATGATGTATTGACTATATCATCTAAACTAATAGTATCGAACCCTATAGTAGTTAAAGCTGGTTGGGCAGCACCAAAGTCTAGGTCAAGAGTAATAGTGTCAGTAACCGTAATGCTGTCTGTACCACCGAAGGTCAGTAGGTCCTTGTCATCCATATCAGCCCTTTGTTGAGGCTTTGGCTTCTTTGCGAGCGTTTTTTTCTTCGGTGATTTCATTGCGACGAGCCTTGACAAGTTTGGCTACTTCCTGTAATGCTTTACGACTACGTGTACCTGCTGCATTATTTCCCGAAGAAAATTTTGAATCTTCAGCTAAGAATTCTTCAAACGCTGCTTTTAATTGTTCTACTGTATTTGACATAATGTTTTCCTTTTGTTAGTAGTATTCTACTTATCATAGAATATGGTGTGGTCGGTAGGATTCGAACCTACAAAGGCTGTGTCTAAGACGGCGCCCCATAACCCAAGTGCGTTTCGCAACGGACCGGAGGTCTGCCAATTCCACTCACGACCACAAGTATATTATATAACCTTAAAATCTTTAAAGCAACCTTTTATAGGTTAAATATTAGCAGTTTATGACGCACGATTTTCAAAAAATTCCTTTTCAACATATTGTTAAATTTGGACAACGAACTATGTTGTCTCGTCCTTTGTTTTCTGTAAGCTGGATATTGGGAAGATTCTGTAATTATAATTGTTCTTATTGTTGGCCTTATGCTCGAAGCGATGAACTTGACCATCAAGAACTTGCAGTTTATAAACGCACCATAGATGAAATTAAACGTCAGGCTAGGCAAAATGATTTCATGGAGTTTCATTGGAGTTTTAGCGGCGGAGAACCTACTGCTTATAAAGATCTCTTACATCTAATACAATATTTAGATGATGGTCCAACAACCCCATACCAAAGTGTTCATATGACTACGAACCTTAGTCCAGGGTCGAAATGGTGGGGATCTTGGTGTAGTATTACTAAAGATTTACAACGCCGTAGTATAACTGCTAGTTATCATGCAGAACATGCTAAAGAACAAGAATTTGGAGATAAATGTTTACAGTTAATTTATGAAAATGTTTTCTTAACAGTTAATCAAGTAATGGTACCGGAAAAATTTTACGAATTATACGAACGTTGCGAACGATTATATCGAAGAGGAATCAATGTGACTTTAAAACCGCAGAGTGATCCTACTGCAAGTTGTGTAGTAGATGGTTATACCGATGAGATGACCAGACTGATGAAAACCGGATTTCCTCAACAAACGAACGGTGAAGATGTGTATCAGATATCTCTTTACGATAAAAACGAAAAAGAATATTTAATTGATCAAGCTGAACGATTTAATGCTTACGGATTTAACAAATTCACCGGATGGAATTGCAATTCAGGATATCAAAGTATCATAATAAGAGGTAGTGAAGTTAAAAGATCGTATAGTTGTCAAGATATATCATTAGGTACTATAACTAATTTTGAACTTTTTAAAGAATCAAAAATTTGTATCACCCCAACATGTGTTAGTTCAGCAGACAGTAAGATACCAAAATGGAAAGATTGATAACTTTTGGATGCTCGTTGACATATGGACAAGGTCTTCCTGATTGTGTTAACCCGTGTCCTACTCCTAGTCAATTAGGATGGCCTACTATTCTTGCAAAATATATGAATAGACATTGTATAAACATGGCTAGTCCGGGATCTAGTAATAAACGAATCTGGAATACTATACTTAATTTTAATTTTATTGAAACAGATACTGTTTTTATTTTATGGTCGTACCCAGATCGAAGTGCAATTATAAAACAAGATCGCGTCATTGATATTAATGTAAGATCTGATTGCGAGTACTACAAAGATTTTTATGATGTTTTTGATGCTAATCTAATGTCAAAATTATTTGTTAACCATGCTAACGTGTTTTTAAAATCTAAAAATATACAAACATATAATTTAATTGTTAAAGATTCTATAAACACAATATTAACATTGTCAAATGACACAGTTAGACATATTCCTGTTTATATTATTAGATTAAGTGAATTTTATCCTTATGCTCTTGATAAATGTCATCCGGGTATAGAATGCAATCAAGCATTTGCCAAACAGATTTTAGAGTTTTTAAATATAAGCAACGATATTCCGTATCATAAACCTTACGGAGTTGTAAAACATTTCTTAAGAGATCGAGCTAAGTGCGATTAGAAATAAATTTAGACGGATGTAAAGTATAAGCATGTATAATTGGAATGATATATTAATAGTCGGAGATAGTTTTTGTTCAGACAGAAACAAGAAATATCACTGGCCTCAAATTCTAGTTAGTAATTTAACAGGAGAGACATTTAATTCAAAAAGACAACCGAGAGGCAAAGGAATGCCGGGCGGATCTTGGTGGTCTTACAGGAAAATTATTTTAAAAGAATTGGAAATTAGCATACCCAAAATACTGATAGTATGTCATACAGAACCATATCGAATTCCGAATGATAACGATGTAGGTCTTAATTTTCGAAGTGTCGAAACTAGGTTAATTAATGTAAACGATAAAGAATATAAGATGCCCGATGAAGTGCATCAAGCTGCATTTCAATATTACAAACATCTAATGTCATTTGATTTTTATAATTGGGCAGTACATCAATGGTTTAAGGAACTAGACGATATAGTTAAAAAATATAGTATAGAAAAGATTGTACATTTTTTTGGGTTTGATGGGGATTATTCTAATTATACTTTTGATAAAGGAGTTACTATTGGTATACCTTTATACACATATGCAGAAGAACAGGAAAAATATTTTTTAAATTTTAAAAAACCGTCAGGTAATCATTATACCTTAAAAGGAAATGAGTTATTTGCAAATACTCTAACTGATATCATTACCGACTATCCAGGAGATAAGACAAGATTAAATATTAAAATGGTACAATATGGATATAATCGAAATAAAGAATAATTGGCGAGAAGAAGTATTAAACATTGACATAAATCTCGGCAATTACTGTAATTACAAATGTTGGTATTGTTGGCCAGGGTCAAATGTAGGTACTCATAAATTTCCTGATATAGATGTAATAAAACAAAATATTTCTCATTTTATAAATTATTATAAAACTTATACAGATAAAAAAGTATTCGATGTTCATTTTTGTGGCGGTGAACCTACGCATTGGCCTAAATTACCAGAGTTTATAAAGTTTCTTAAAGAAGAATTTAATTGTTTAATATCTATGACATCTAACGGTTCTAAGAAATTAGACTGGTGGGAACAGAACGCAAAGTATTTTGATCGAGTGCATATGAGTTGCCATCATGAATTTGTCGACAAGGAAGAATTTAGAAATCTATGTGATCATTTGTATGAGAAAAATATTGTAGTAAGTGTATCAGTAATGATGGATCCCCGTGAATGGGACAAGTGTTTAGAATTGGTTGAATACTTAAAAGGTAGTAGACGTAGATGGACTATTAGGTATGTTGAAATTATCGACAATACTGTAGATTATACAGAAGAACAAAAGAAAATTTTATCTAAACATAGAGCACGTAAAGTAAATCCGTTTTTCTTTTGGAAAAATAACAAATATTATAGAAGTTCTGTAGTGGTAACTGATTTAAATAATAAAAAACATAAGTTTAAGGACAACGAAATCCTACTAAAAAAGTTGAATAATTTTTATGGATGGGAATGTAGTGTAGGTGTTCATTGGGTCAATGTATCAAAAGAAGGTAACATACAAGGAAGTTGTAATCAAGTTTTATATGGAAATGACTTCTCATACAATCTTTATGATATAGACTTTACAAAAAAATTTAATCCCTCTATTAAACCAGCGATATGTAGTCAAACTTCTTGTGTTTGCAGTGTTGAAACTGTCATGCCGAAGAGAAAGATTAACAACAGTAAAAAGATTATACCTATTCATGCAAATTGATACAGAACATTTACATTATTGGATGTGTGCTATTCGTGAAAGCAAGGATCCTATGCGTACCCTTGATGCATTCTGGCGAGGACAAATACAAAGCAAAGAATGGTTAATTGAAAACTTAGAATATTATATCTATACTGAAATAAACAAAGTTTTAGACTTTCCATTAAGTGTCGACGTACACGGCGGATGGGTAGGAGTGTTGGCCAGTATGTTGTTCCAAAGCGATATTCCTATCAGTAATATTCGTAGCATTGATATAGATCCAGACTGTGAATCTATAGCAACTATGATGAATAAGAAAGAAGAAATGGGAGGTCGTTTTAGAGCAGTAACCGCAGACATGTGTATTATGCGAAGTGATGCTGATATCATTATCAATACCAGTTGCGAACATATTACGCAGGATCAATACGATCTATGGCTCAGTGGCCAACCTCAAAACAGTATAATTGTTTTACAAAGCAACAACTATAACATACCAGAACATGTGAGGACAGCCGGTTCTCTAGAAGAATTTATAAAACAATCTAATATCCAAGTTCTTTGGTCGAGAGAATTAGAATTATCTTTATATAAAAGATTCATGATCATAGGTAAAGTATAATGTATCGATACGAAGATTTAAAAGAATTACATCTTGAGCTATCCTCTAATTGTCAGGCAAGTTGTCCTATGTGTGCGAGAAATCATCATGGAGGGTTGCCTAATCCTATTTTGAAGGTAAAAGATGTTGATTTAGATTTTTTTAAAAAAATAGTTTCACCTGATTTGTTATCTCAATTGCATCAGATTTCTATGTGCGGAAATTTTGGAGATCCTATACTTAACCAAGATCTTATACCTATAACAGAATATATTAAAAAAGTATCTCCAAAAATAAAAATTGATATCCATACAAATGGCGGAGCTAGGTCAACAAAATGGTGGAAAGACCTTGCACTTGCATTACCGACTAATCATTTAGTGCATTTTGCGTTAGATGGCCTAGCCGATACGCATTCCCTTTACAGAATCGGAACTGACTGGAACAAAATTATCGATAATTCAAAATCATTTATCGAAGCAGGGGGAAATGCACGATGGGTTTTTATTACATTTAAGCACAATGAACATCAATTAGAAGAATGTAAAAAATTAGCAAAAACTCTCGGATTCGATAGTTTCTTTGAAAAACAAACAAGTAGATTTATTGGAACCCCTTATTATGAAGTTTATAACAAAGAAGGAAAAGTTTCACATAAATTAGAAATGCCTACGGTTCATAAATTAGCTTTTATTGATAAAAAAACTGTAGAAAATTATAGAAAAATTTTCAGCGAAGTAAAAATAAATTGCGATGTAGAAAAAACAAAGAGTATTTTCATCGATGCTAATGGGTATTTATGGCCCTGCTGTTTTGTAGGCGCAGTTCCTTACATTTATACAAAATCCGATCAGCTAGTTCATTCATTTCAAGAAGATAGTCGCCAAACGTTTTTTGAATTTATAGATAAGTTTGGAGGACTAGAGAATTTTAATTTGCAAAATAAAACTATAGAAGAGATTGTCGACAGCGATCAGTGGCAAACACTATGGATAGATTCTTTTGAAAATAGTCCGCTCAGGGCATGTTCGAGAACCTGTGGAGTTTTTAAAAATCATCAAATAAGCAAAAGCAAAGACCAATTTTTAAAATTAGATCAATTCAATGAATAAAATATTCTGGATGCAATCTCAAGAATCACAGTTAGGTAGTTGGCAAAAACAAATAGAAGACATTAGTGGAAGCCCTAGCTTCTGTGTTCTTCCATGGATACATTTGGCTACTAGACCGAATGGAGATATGCGAATATGTTGTGTTGCAAATGCCAGTGGTGCCAAAGATGGAAATTATAATGTAGGTCTTGTAAAAACAGAAACTGGAGAATCTGCAAATTTTTCTAAAGATTCGCCATCGGAATCATTTAACAGCGAATACATGCGAAATGTTAGACAAACGATGTTAGAAGGAAAAATTCCTTTAAGTTGTAAAAAATGTTTCGAAGAAGAACAAAACGGAGTTGTAAGTAAACGTATTTGGGAAACTGGCGTATGGCATAAGCAAGGCATAGATATTCCATCATTAATTGCCCAGACAGACCTAGACGGTAGGGTTCCTTATAAATTACATTATATTGATTTAAGATTAGGTCATACCTGTAATTTAAAATGTGTTATGTGTAGTCCGCATGACAGCAGCAAATGGGTAGAGGATCATAAAAAGATTTATCCTTTATTCAATAGTTCTTTAATCAAAAAACAATTGAGCTGGCAGCAAGACAAATTTAATAATCTGTGGCATGAGAATTTAAATTTTTGGAAAGAAATTTATGAACAAATTCCTAACATAAAACAAATTTATTTTGCAGGTGGTGAACCTCTAATGATTAAAGAACACAGGAGATTCTTGGAAGAAATAATAAAACAGGGATATGCAAAAGATATCGAACTTAGATATAATAGCAACGGATTACTTCTAGATGAGAATACAATAAATCTATGGAAAAATTTTAAAAAAGTGAAATTTGGATTCAGCATAGATGGTATGGGGGATAGATTGCATTATATTCGATATCCGACCGATTGGGAAACCGTAGTAAAAAATTTGCATTTGCTTGACAATGCTCCAGAAAACATCGAAACAACAATCGCATGTGCAGTTCAATTGTTGAATATCAAACATATACCTGATTTTATAAAATGGAAGATTTCACAAAATTTTAAGAAAATTAATCTTAATCAAAACATAGTAGGAGAGATACATAGCGGAGGATTGTTCAGCGCACATCTCGTATGGATTCCGACCTGGCTAAGTTTGAAAGTTTTGCCAAAAGAACATAAAGAAGAAATTCGAAATTTATTCAACGAATTAAAAGAATGGCTTTGGCATAATTATACCAAAGATGAAGACTTCTGGGAAGTAAATTCATATGGTTGGAAACGCTGGGAAGGAATTCTCGATTGGATGGACAGTGAAGACCATACAAATTTATTACCTGATTTTAGAGAATATATAACGACTTTAGATAATCAACGTAAATTAGATTTTAAAATAACATTTCCGGAACTAAGCAATTTATTATGAAAGAAATTATTAAAATAGAATCCAATTTACCGAATAATTATTTAAGAATTGAATTATTCTTGTTCAACGTATGTAATCATCGATGTTGGTATTGCTTTCCCGGATCAAACGAAGGAACTCATCGTTGGCCGGATTACGATCTTCTAATTGATAATTTAAGTCATTTATTAAATTATTATAAACAACATCAAAATAAAGAACGTTTTTATTTTCATATTATCGGTGGAGAACCAACTATTTGGCCGAATCTTACAGATTTTGTTTCATACTTTAAAGAAAATTATAACACTTTGATAAGCATTTCTACCAATGGGAGTAGGACATTGAAATGGTGGGATGAAAATGGTCAGAATTTTGATCACACGATGATAAGCTGTCATCACCAGTTTGTTGATCCTGCCCACATAATAAAAGTTGGAGATTTACTTTACAGTAAAAACAAGAGTTTGTCTGTAAAAGTATTAATGGATCCAACAGCATGGAATCAGTGCGTTCATTTAATTGAGACTTTGAAAGGCAGTAATAAAAGTTGGCCTATAGATGCTCAAGAAGTGCATCATCATTCTATAAGATATACCGAAGATCAAAAAAAATATTTGTCTAAATCACTAAAAAGAATTCCAAATGTCTTCTGGTGGTTAAAAGCTCAAACTATTCCAGATAAAAAAAGTACAGTCACATTTAATGATAATAGCACAAAAAAAGTTCCGCATAATTGGATTTCATTAAATTCTTTAAACTCTTTTGACGGTTGGAAATGTAATATCGGAATAGATACATTATATATTGATAAATCTGGTTCTATCCAAGGAGCGTGTGGAGAAAATCTTTATGACCTTCCTTATCAATTTAATATATTCGATAAAAATTTTAAGAATAATTTTAATCCTAAAATTATTCCGACAACATGTACTAGAAACAAATGTTTTTGTCAGCCAGAAATAAACACAACTAAATTTAAAATCTTATAGGTGCCGGTCTAAAAAACTTAACAGGTATTGATGATTTATTTTTAATATTGAAAACTATATCGTTCCAATGATTACAATATTCAAGGACGTCTAAATTATTATCAACAACTTCATTTATGTAAGATAAGGCCTCTAGGGGGCTAGGATGTTGATCTCCAAAATTAGGTCTGGGCTTGTTTTTACGTACTATTTCGTATAAAGGTCTTTTTATTTTTGTAAAGATATCTTTGTACAGATCTACTACGTCTATATCTGTTAGATAATGATCTCTATATGATCCTCCTTCTGATAACGACAGTTGTTGTTTACACCATCTATTTTCTATTTCATCCAGAGTTATATAATTTTTTTTAATATCTTGTTCTGCTTTTTCAAAATCAAATCTAATCAGAGGCAAACTACATAAGTTTAACCAATCGCATCCGAACGAATCTAAAAGTTTTTGAGACGCATCTATAACAGCAAAATCTCTTATCATTAAACCTTTGCTTTGTTGACCAAACTTTTTCATCCATTCTTTACCATATATTTCTTCTCTGTTTTCTGAAGCGGCCACTAACCACTCGTTGTTAACATATCGGTCTTCTCTACTACAACTGGTCCACATCACTACAACAAGATCTTCTTTGGTAAACTTATTTCGTCTATGACATTCAATTAGTGAGTTAAAGATGAACTGATTCCCGGCTCCACCCTTCCCCCAATTTTCGTAATGATCTATTTGTCGACCAATTATATCAGCCCACGTAGGCCAGAAATAATTAGTAAAACTACAACCAAAAGAAAAAAATCTCTTGTATCGATTTGTATCAAGATTAGTTAATAACATTTTTAGTTAATGGAATATCAGCTGCACAGGTGCACCAATCTCTGGTGCAGATTATCGGCTCTGTTGGAATTTTGAATGTACCTTGGTATATGTTTCCTAGGCTACCGCCTACTCTACAAGTAGCACGATGTACTTCTCCATCCCAGTTGATCATTAAGCTTTCGAGACCAGCATTACACTGCCAACCTTTGAATTTATTAAGATGTAATTTTATTATATCGTTGGCATGTACTATCGTTTCATCATTAATTCTGCAATTAGGTTTGGCAGTAGAATGTTCTTGTAGTATCCATTCTAAGTCTTTGCCTTCATATCTTAGATCATCAAATATATTATGGTCGCCTTCTGTCCATCGAATTCTTCGAACAGCAAATTTTATACCTAATTGTTTAAATTTACTAACAACAGTTTTGACCTGAGGCATATAATTATGATGTGCCATTACATTGACTAAAAACTCACGTTCTGTAGAATCGTAATATTTTAAAATAGTATCTACTACTCTTGTATAATCAAATTCGAAATGTAAACTAAAAACAATATGGTTAAAAAACATTTCGTTGTCTAAATACCAACGATATCCCCTCGTCCCGTTAGTTGTTATGTTTACCCAAAATATATTTTTTCTCTTGAGATAATCGAATAACTCTTCTATATCCGGATGAACGCAAGGCTCCCCTCCTGTGAGGCTTATTCTTAGAGGCTTGCCTAGATCAGACAATCTGTCAACAGTTTTTTCTAAAATGTTGATATCAGTATGCGGACTAAAGTTGTCATGTATTTCTGCAGGACAGTAACTACAATCGTAATTACAACGTTTGCCTAAATTCCATTCTATTTTTAATTGGTCTTGATGCGGCCATGCAGAAGTGATTTTATACATAAGGTTTAAACTCAGGATTAACAGAGATAAAACTTTGACTTCTTGTCTTATCTAATCTTTGATTGAACTCTATACAGTCTTGCCATCTAAAACTTTGATCTCTGGCTTCGAGATAATTTATATTATCTCTCAGTTGACCTAAAGTATATTCTATCAATCGAGGATGTTCTAAAACTAATTTAAATTTATGTACACGTTCAGAAACAGATTTTAATCTTTCTATACAGACCTTTCTAAGATCGTTCGGTAAAACTTGAGCTGAAAGCACTCGAGGATATTCTACTCTATGAGTATGAAATACTATACCTAAATCATTTAAAAAATATTCGCAGATCTTGTCTAGTTGCATTATGTTAGAAACTTGAACAGTAACTGCACCAACTATTCTGCTTATGTTGGGGATTTGTTGTATCTGTTTAACATTATGTATTAGTTCAGACCAACGAGCATTTCCTCTAATATATTCATACACATCTCCTATGCCGTCGATACTAACGTTTACTGCTACACTTTTAAATTTAGGCCAATATTGCCAAATAGTTCTATTGCTTTTTCCTAACAATGTTAAATTGGTAGCATATTTAATTTCTATATTATCTCCATAATGAGATAACATATCTAAAATTTTATAATGCTGTGGATCCATAAGAGGTTCACCGCCGGCGAACTCTACTCGGCGAAAATAAGGTAACAACTTTTCTAATTTTTTCCACCATTCCGGATTATCCTGGAACTGATCTAAAAATGGTTTTTGTTCTAGTCCATGATCTTCTATCATTTTGAACATAATGTGATTTTCGTTTTTGTAGAATTCTTTAATCTCTCCCCAATCATTCCAACTGGTACTGTCCATAGGATGACACATTCTACATTTTAAATTACATAGATTATTCAATTTTAACTCCATAGTTGGAATTTCAAAAGGCATTGAATAATCTGAATCTAATTTTTCTAATGCTTTCGGATATAAGTTAATTCTAGCTTCGGGAATGTTTCCTCTAATATGCCGTTGTCGGAGACTTTCAACACCTTGATCCTCTAAATTAAAACAAGGTTCGCATTCTGGTGGCCGCTCGTTGTTTAATACCTGCTCACGAATGCGTTTGATAGTATCATTGTTCCAAATTTCTTCTAGATCTGAATTCTGAATGAATCCTATAGGATGACTACGGCAACATACCTTTATCGCTCCATCTTCTCTTGTTGCCAATCCTGTAAACGGATGCATACAAAATGTTTTACTTTGCATGTTCGATGCCCCATTCTCTTTCTTTGCACCAAAAACATTTTCCGCAAGTTGGAACAACTTGTCCGGGTATGTATGTTTTATAGTTTATATCCTCAAATTCTCCCTCGCAACTACGAGTAATGTCAAGGAGATCGAGTATCTCATGTTTAACATATTGTTTTATAATAAAGTCTTTTTTCACATTTACTAACGGATGACAAATATGAATCCCATCATGTATAAAATACGGAGATAGATAAGAGTTTTCCTCGTCTCTATCTTTTAGAGAACCTTCGATATTGATCGATGGATTTTGATTTACTCCTCCATACAATGCATCTAATTTATATCTGTGAGCCACATATTCATTGTGAGATCTCAATATTACTCGATTACCACTTTTTATTTTTCCGTATTCGTCGATAAATGTCGGACCATTTTCGGACCACTCTAATTCTGGTGGTATTAAATTTCTATGAAGATAGAAATTATTTTTAAATCGATTTTTGAACCAATCGATAACAGTATCTGCTACATGTTCTTGCCAAGGTCGTGTCCTCCACATACGTATTTGATTAGTAAAATGTATGTCTGCATTTGTATTTGAACAGATTAGAAATGCTAATAGAGCACTATCTGCACCACCGCTGATACTGATTCCGATTTTTTTCCAATTTGGATCTAGATAAAGTTCCATAATATATTTACACGATAATAATAGTACATAAATATTTTTCACTATGCTAGTTAAACTTTGTCATTCTGTAAACTTAAATTTAATCAAAGAAGGTGCCGATGAAAGTTTTATCTTCCACGATAAAACAACATTAAATCAACCAAACGGGGATTTTTTTTACGATTCATGGTCGATTAAAGATGAATATAAAAACACCTTATGGAATAATATTCTTAAAACTTTGCCCTATCCTCATGGTGAAGCTAGAATAATAGTCTTATATCCTGCTACATGTTATCAATCTCATGCTGATATAGATGATAGATATCATCTTAATATACAAAGTGAGGAGTCATATTTTATAGATCTAGAAAACAATGTTGTACATAAAATCTTTCAAGATGGATTTTGGTACGAAATGGATGCTGGCAGATTGCACAGTGCTGCTAATTTAGGAAGAATACACAGAGTACAACTAGTTGTAAGAAAATTACTTATAAAAAATAAATTAGAAAATCCCATTAGAATAACAATAACCTCAGATCTATCAGCAGACGACCAAAGATTTGAATTTGATCAAACAGCTAGTAAGTGGCTCAATCAAGCTAATAAATCAGGCAAAATTTCAAATTTTAAAATTTATGATAATGTTGTAGAACTTCTTATAGAAAAAAATGAAATTTCTCAGCTGTCGGATATCTTAGGTAAAAATTTTATTGTTAATGTTATATGATTGATACTACTAATTGGAAATATTTTTATAAGGTAATAGATGATGGTAGTACATGGAGTACTAATGTTATGTACACTCCTTTGGTAAATCCTGAAAATAATGTCATGTGTATGTTATGGGATGAGAATAGTTCCTATAGAAAAGACAATGCTCAAGACATTTCGAGTGAAGTTATTGATTTCTTCTTTGAAAGAGAATGTTTTCACATACAAAAATTTCAAGGATATTTGTGGGCACCAATTCTTTATGATATTGATTATATCAATCGAAAAATTTTCTTAGAGTGGGGGGATACAACAATTAATCATGTATTGTTTAAACATAAAAAACCATTAGAAGTTTACTGCTCCGACTGGCGAGAACAAATTTTTAAAATTGTAAATGATATAATTTCAGAAGGATATTATAAATTAGCATTATATCCTCATTGCTTTTACTTAAAGAATGATGTCATAAAAACCTTTGATTTTTATTCCTGTGTCGGCATAGAAGAAAGATATATAGAATGTTCTAAAATAAAAGATATGATAGGAATTGATTCCACAGGAAGATTCCAAGAAGCGACTACAGCCGATGGCATGATAGATTTCAAAGTTTTTTTTGAACTAACTATGAATCGGCAATTAGGAAAAACGTGGTTAGAAAATCCATTTCCTGCTATCTATAAAAATTTAAATTTGAGAAATTAAATGCGAACGATATATGTAAACGGTAATCCGATCATCTTATACGAAGACAGATCAGTAGGTGTGAGTGTATCTGGTGGGGCAGATAGTGCATTACTATTATATATTTTAATGAAAAATCTAAAACAACATTTACATATCTATACAATGTTTGCTCCCGAAAGAAGACCTGCCATGGAATGTCATGTGGATATGATAGTAGAAACTTGTTCAAGATTAACAGGTAATAAGAATTTTTCATATATTAAAGACACAGTAGTTTTACAACGTCCTCAATCTCTTTTTGATCTTTATAGGAAAAAATTAGATATTCGCGAAGTTGATTTAATTTATGTAGGTCTTACAAAATTTCCTCCTTACAAAGTTTGGAAAGATTTTCCTGATCAGCAGCCGGATTGGCATAATAAATTCCGAAGCGATGAGATAGAAAAATCTCTTTATGGTATTTCAATACCAATGGATGAAAATACAGATCAAAGATTTATAGTAGTAGATATTAATATTAGGGCCGATGATGTCTCTATTGATGATAGAGCATATGTTCCGTTCGTAAATCTTAATAAAAAAGATATTGCAGAAATGTATAGATTTTTAGACATAGAAAAAGAATTGTTCGTAAAAACTAGGAGTTGTGAGAATCATTTACATTTAGGTACTCACTGCGGGAATTGCTGGTGGTGCCATGAGAGATTATGGGCTTTTGGGTATTTAGAATAATGCAAAATTTATCATCACACTATGATTTAAGATTACTAAATTTAAAAAGTTCAGTCTTTCTTAGCACATATAGAAGAAAAGATTTATCTCAAATCGTTAATAATCTTTCTAGTCGATCGGGAACTATTCTTACAACAGATTATGATAGATGGAATAAAAGCGAATCTAACTATAATGAGATCTATAAAATATGGAAAAATGCCAATTTCAATCCTTCCTCTATAAGATGGACCAACTATTATCCAGGAGAAGATTTCGAACAAGAATTAGTAGATGATGTATCTTTTTATCTTAGACTAGGTGGAGTTCATCGAGCATGGATCAGCAGATTAGATCCTGGATTTTATGCGCCGCATCATTGGGATGTAGACGACGACGAGACAGAGTATTTAAAAAAAGGTACTCCAGTAAGATATAGTATTTTTCTAAATAATCCTACTATGGGACACATATTAATTATAGGCACCGACTATCTGTATGAAGTTCCCTGGGGTTCTATTTTTAAATGGAAGAACTATAGAGAGTGGCATACTGGTATTAATGGTGGCTTAGAATCGAATTATCTGTTGCATATTCTTGGATATCAATCATAAAGAGTTATCTGCAACGTGTATCTGTTTTCAAAAGATATATTGGCCGGACCGTGAACTATCATAGGATCACTCCATTCATACATATCTCCCTTTTTATAATTTGTAATTATTTTATCATCCCATACAAATATGTGCCCCGGTATAAAATCTTGTAGAAATAAGGTATATCTCAGCGGATTTTTTACCTCTAATAAATGAGGATCAACGTGCATAGCTTGGAATTGTCCGGGAAGTAATTTAACAAACCACCAATGACAGTTAGATCTTTTTTCAGGGAGGTCTGGTAAAATTATTGGAAAATTTTCCATGTCTTTAGAATTAGAATTGAACTGTTGAAAACATGGTGGATTTTTTGAGTATGCTTTTCTGCATCTTTCATTGAATTCTTCTAAAATAGAGTTTCCTGTTTTCCAACGTTCTGGTTGATAGACGTATCTAGTATCACCGTCATGTGTTTCTAAATGGTTCATGAGATCGCTAGTGATCCAAGAGTTATAATTTTCTATATACCTCATACTGTTCCTTGTAATTCTAAAATTTTATTAAAGGTCTCAGGAAGAACATTAAAGGTTATAAAAGAAATCTTAGAATCCCCATCGTTTCTGAATTCACCGTGGTGTGTCGTCATATCTATCAAATATATTTTCCCCACTTCAAATTTCATTTGAACCATTGGTTGACTATAAGTTATTAAAACAGATTCTTCATTAGAATATATCGGAAGAAAAATCTTTCCGTGCAAGGGTTTAGTCGGAAGCCATTTTCCTATATGATGATGTCCTGGGAAATTCATCAAGAAAGATCTATAAGGATTTTTGAATAAATTTTTGAATCTATAGAAAAATCCAAATACCATAGGAGTATCTTTAAAATATTCGGCTGTTTCGTTATGAGGATCTATATCACAATGGTAGGGAAAAAATTGATCATCGTATATTGTTTGTAGACCCCATCCGTGTACATCATCCATAGCATTTTTTTTCTCTATGACTCTTGGTTCATTATGATGTTTTCTATAGAACCAATGAAGATTATAAAATTTTTCGTTGAGAATTTCTAGATATTTTCTAGATTCTTCCACATCATATTTTAAATTTAAAGTGTATATCATGGGATGTCATATATCGTAAAAAGAAATGTTAACCTTGGAATATAACTGATGTTGCAAGCGCCATGAAGCTCATCGCTGTCCCCGTAGCTCCAAAGATCTCCAGCTTTGTAATCGGTAAGAACGACATTATTATAGACAAAAATATGGCCCGGTTCGTAATCTTGTAGAGGCATCCAGTACCTTGTAGGATTTTTTACATTATCAAATCTTACATGAGGATCTCGATGCATGGGCATCATTCCTCCCGGTAGTAGTTTAATGAACCACCATATCGACGATCTATTCGATTCTATAGGTAATTTAATTGTAAATGGCAAAATATTTGGTTCATAAATGTGCCACCATGTTTTTCTAAGATCGTATCCTGCTTTTTCAGCATTTTTAAATTCTTCGACATCGGGATTAGTTCCTATATTTGGCCTTAAGATTCCTTCGTTGTTCAAAAGGTAATTAGTTAAAGACGAATCTATCCAATCTTTATAATTATCTATAAAATGCATAATTGTTTTTTAAATTTATCCGTAAAAATTCCGTCAATGCGAATAGCATATGTTGGTTCAGATATTGCCTCACCGCCATGTATGTCTCTATCATTCCACCAACCTATTCTAGACATAACATAATGTTTTTTATTTTTTTCATGATCAAAAATGTAAAACGGTCTTTTTGTATTAGGTCTTATATGTATGAATTCAGGAAAAACATCTTCTGATACATCTGGATCTAAGTGCGGATCTCTGTGTTCAAAAGAATGACCTTTAGAGTCAAAAGATATTAGATACGCTCTTCCAATATTAATGAATATTTCTTTTCTAATTAAACTGTCAATGTAATTAATTAATGGTGAGAAATGTTCTGATAATTTGGTTAATTGTCTATTATGTTTGTTTAATCTCCAGTTCGGATGATAATCCCAAAATAAGTAATGGGAACATAAGTCGTGAGCTTTATATGTATATTTTAAAAAAGTTGCTAATGCATTATAGCCATGTTCTCTATAAATTTTGTCTCCGATTATTTTCACATCATTATTTTCAGGTAGAGACAAAAAATCTCTGTATGCATCCATTAGTGGTAAAACAGAAAGAGTTGAACTTAGATCCTCGTCGTTATACATTTTCATGGATATTAGATATCCATGATCTGCAAGAGATTTAGCTATGGCTATACCTCTAAAAATATCCAATTGAATATTGTCAAACTCAGTTAAATCTATAAATTCATCTAATTCAAAATGAGTTTTTCCGTATAGTCCTATCATTAATAATTATCCAAGTGATTTATACCTAAACGTTTCCGAAACTCATCGGTAAACCTGCCATCTACACGTAAGCTATAACTCTGTTCCATAATCCTCTCTCCTCCATGCCAGTCCACGTCATTCCACCATGCTGCTCTTGTATTAAGATAAATTTTATTTTTCTTTTTTGGATCCCAAATATAAAATGATTTTTTTGTATCAGGTCTAATATGTATAAATTCGTTTCGATGAGGTTTAATTATGTCTATGCCGTTTTGGGCATCTAGATCTCTATGTTCAAATGGAATGCCGTCTGCCTCACAGTGGAAAAATATTACTCTACCAATATGTTCAAATATCTGTGTTTTTTGAAGATTCAATACCCATTCTACAACAGAAGGAAAATATTTTGCTTCGTCGGTCATCTTACGTTCTTTTTCTCTGTTATTCCAATCGCCTTCTTCCCATAAAAAATAATAAATGTAAGGATCGTATGCTCCCATAGCCATTTTTAAATATCTTGTAAAAATATTTCTTTGACGAAAATCTTTGAAATCGGATGGCATTAACTTTATTCCTTCCTTTTTAATTGGGTTGTCGTCCGGCAATGATTGAAACTCTTCCATTGCTTTATATATTGGTTTCCAATTTATAATATAGCTCATATCTTTCATAGAAAATCCAGGCTGCATCCAAGTTCCTTCTTTGGCATATTCTCTAGCCAACGAAAATCCTGTGTAGATTTCAGGCTGTAATTTTTCAAAGATATCCATATCTAAGTATGGTTCCATATCTATATAAGGTAAATTATTGATTCCTATGATTGCCATAATTATCTAAATATTCCTGTGGAATGGTATCATATAGAGGAAGACCTTTGTTAATGTGTGCATCTCGTAAAATAATTTGATGGATCAGCGGAGATGCTGGTTTGTTAGGTACAAAATCTCCAAAAGCTTCCGTTTGTATTTCTCTTAAATCTAATGTTTGTGCATCTGGCCATTGAATAATTTTTACTGGCACATCATTAATTAACACAGCGTAATGAGCTCTATTACCTTGGTCATTAATTTTTTCAATTGGCCATTTATTTTTTTCTGCCACTCTATTCATTTCTTTGACTAAATCTGACATATACACTTTTGGACCTCCTGGATATCTGCCAATATCAACACCTGTCCTTACTCTAAAGGCCTTACAATATTTTTTTGAAAATTCTTGTAACTCTTCAAGACAATACTCCATTTGTCCTAGTATTTCTAAAGTGTAACTGATATTCTTAATTTTTTGTTTATATTTTACTAAATTTTCAATTCCTTTAATTTGTTTTTCTCTAACCTTATGCCCTTGATATTCAGGATGGTTTAACCCAATAGTCCAGTAGATATTGTTGTAGGCAATAAATTGCTGCGTATAATTTTCATCAGCCAGTCGCACAGCGTTGGTGAGGATAATAATATCACGTTTCTTTCTTGGCATAGAATTAATGGCTTCTACAAATTCAGGTAAATCTTTTCTAATAGTCGGTTCTGCCCCACAAAGTGCTACTGGCCAACCGTTATCTGGCCATGATGATATGATATCTATAAAAAAATTTATAGGTAAATCTTTTGAATTATTATTCGGTTCTTGATGACAGTTTGGACAAGTGAGATTACATTTATTGGTTATATCAATCATGTAACTTTCTAATTGTTTTCTTATGTAGGTATAATTTAAATAAAAACTTGCATCAGGCTCGACTAAATGTTCTGATTCTCCATGCCATTTACATTTTTTCCACAACCAGATTCCTCCATCTCTTTCAAATCGTATGGCTGGCACATGTCTATAACAAAATTCACAAACAGAAAGAGTATCTGACAATTTTTTCATTTTTTCGTAACTAATTGTTTAATTTTTTCTCTATATAATCTTGTATAATTTTATTTGCCGAGTACATTTCTATCTCTTCGGTATCTTTTACAGAAAATTTTTCATCTAAGTTTTTAGGTAATCCTAAATGTAATAATGCAAAGTTGCTAAGTCTAAAATCGTTTCCAGTATTGTATTTTTCTTTCCAATATAGATACGCTATGTCGCTGGCTTCTTTAAGATTAGTGAAATCATTTTTCCAAATAAAAATTTTATTCATTTGCATATTTCCTATGTGTGCGAAATGGTGTCCTATATCAGGATCGTTAGATGCATCTACATAACCATATTTTTTCCAATTTTTACTTATTTTTGATGGATTATCAAATTCATCAACTCCAATCTCTAATGGATACATGGTAAAATTTTGTCCTTGCCAATTTTCTATCAACCAATCTTTGGTTTGTAAAATACTGTCAATCGATTCGTAAGGTAGCCCTGCAATTAAACTTATACTGCCCCGATATCTTCTATTTTCATATTGTTCATAATATTTACGTATAGCTATCAATCCTTCTTTCATTTTAATAGGATCCATACCTTTTCCTATAATTTTTCCAGTTTCTTGATTAAAAGTTTCAACGCCGTAAAAGTGACCTAAAAAATTCATTCGCAGAAGTTCTTCTCTATCTTGTGGTCTAATGATTAACAGGTCAGGTCTAATAAATCCGGTAAAATATGGAGTAAATGAAAGTGTTTCAACAACATCAGCGAACTTGGTGATTTTCTCCGTGCGATCATTAAACGTTTCATCTGAAACCCAGTAGTTCTCTACACCAAATCTATCATAGGCATCCTTGATCTGTACTTCGAAATCTTCCGCATCTCGAGAGTAATCTCCTTTAACACCTATAACTGGAAAATTACAGAAAGCACAACTAAATTTACAACCTCTAGCAAATTCAATGCCTAGCCACTCTTCTGGCTGGATGAAGTCTCTATCTTCATAGATTATATTGAGGCTCTTCATAGGATAAGAAGGGTACATTTCATTAGCTAGTATCTGTTTTCCGGCATGGGTAGCCAACGAAAATTTCGGTGACGCTCCATTGCTGAAAAGATATTTTAATAGTTCTAACAGAGCGTTTTCTCCGAACCCAGATATATTATAGTCAACGTACACAGATTTTTGATTATACTGTATCGGGCTTCCTACTATGATTTTTATATGTGGATATTCCTTTTTTACCCACAAGAAAAAATTATCAACAGATTCGATAGGAGATGACAAAAAAAGATAAGAAATTCCGATCCATTTAACATCTGGAGTAAATTTTTGTTTAGCTAATTGTTGTAGTTGATCAAAACTCCAAAATTTGAAAAAATCTATTACTTCAGCATCCCAATTGTTTTCTCTTAAAAAATGAGCTATTCTATGTGCTCCTATTGGTCTTCTAGTTAAGGGACCGTTGTCAACGTTAAACAAAATACATTTTAACATTCTAATTTTTTCCTTATGTATCTTTGTATAAATTTTATTCTATTTTCTTCTATAATTTTGTCCTGTAAACATGAATTGTGTAACATGAGTCGATCATAGACGTTTCCTGGAAGACCTATCATAGCTAGATCCCAAGGAGCTAAAGTAAAATTATTATTTAAATCATTTCTTGATTCTATCATTTTGTAAAATAAATCATAGGCATCGAAATAATTCATATGATCATGCTCCCAAATTAACAAATCTTTAGATACTCTTGCCTGTTTATACTCTAGATGTTTGTGCTCTCCTTGAAAAATTCTATAGCCATATTTCTCATAGTTCATGCTCATCTTACTTTTTCTATTAAGTTCCCCAACGGGGATCTCCAGAACGAAGGGAGTCCATGACTGTCCTTGCCAATTTTCTATCAACCATCTAGTGGTTCGTTCAATGTCATCTTTTGTTTCATGAGGTAGACCTATGATAAAAGTTAATAAAGCTCTGTATTTTTTAATTCCATTATTTTCAAAATATTTTCTAACATCTATAAGACCCTGTTTAACCTTTTCAGGATTCATACCTTTTCCAATAGATTTAACTGCTTTGTAATTAAAACTTTCTATACCATAATGGTGACCTAAAAAATTCATGCGTAGCAGTTCTTCTCTGTCCTGCGGTCTGTTAATTAAGAGATCAGGACGTATAAATCCGCTAAACCAAGGTTTAAAATCTAATTTATCTATTATATCTGCAAATTTAGTAATTTTTTCTGTACGATCATTAAATGTTTCGTCTGATACCAAATAGTTAGTAACACCAAATCTATCATAAGCATCTTTTATCTGTATTTCAAAATTTTCGGCATCTCTGGTATAATCACCTTTTACGCCTAATACTGGAAAATTACAAAAATCACAACTAAATTTACATCCTCTAGAAAATTCTATGCCTAACCACTCTTCTGATTCGATAAAATCTCTATCTTCGTAAATTACATTTAAGTTTCTCCTTGGATATGAAGGATAATTGTCGTTGGCAGCAATTAATGGTTTTCCGTTTGCTTTGAATATAGAAAAAATTGGTTTAGGTCCGTTGCCAAACAACCATGATAGTAAAGCTGTTATAGCGTTTTCTCCGAATCCTTGAATATAAAAATCTAAATGTATAGACGTAAATTGAGGTGATACACTAGAGCCAGATATTAGAACTATGTCACTATACTCTTTTTTAATCCATTGACAAAATTTCTCTAAGGTTTCAGTCCATATTGAATACATATGACTGAATCCAAAAAATTTTAGTCCGCCATGCATCCTTGATTTAGCAAGTAATTTAAGATCTTCTAAACTCCATTCGTTAGCAAAATCTATAACTTCTACATCCCAACCTTCTTCTCGAAGATGGTGAGAGATTCTGTAAACCCCAACGGATCTACCATTTCCTGCGAAATTAGTTCCGCTGGCTACATTGAACAATATACATTTTAACATTTTTATTTTGGTCGAGATATTTATTGATAAATTAATATGCTATCTATGAAATACGAATACTATTACAACAATGTTCCGGGTAAGGGAAATTGTCGAAATAATTTAATTTACACTAGCTTAATAAGCAAAGACAAAAAAACATTTGTCCAATGGTATTATAACGACAATAATTATCATAAAGGAATGAATGAGATTATTGATCCAGATAAGATGGAGGAAAAGTGGGAAAGAGAAGTTAAATTCCTAAAAATAATGCACAGTTCATTTCCTATGCATGTTCCTTTTATTTTGGATATAGATTATACTGAAAGAAAAATATATTTACAAATAGACGGTGTTGATTTTTGGGAGCAGGCAGGATGCGCTACTGAAAATTATGATATCGTTTTACCAAATTGGCAAGAGCAGATGATTGACATAATTAAAGCTCATAAATTTTTAAAACTATACAAATTCAGTATGCATCCAAGTAGCTATTTTATAGTCCAAGGAAAACTAAAAAGTATAAATTATTTTTTCACGTATCACGAAGATGAACCTAACATCAGTATAAAAGACGTTGAAAGTCATATATATTCTACAAGACAAAATGAAATGAAAAAACATCTTGACATCTTAAATATAAAATGGGAGGAACCTCAAAGTTTTAAAATACTTGAAAAACTTTGTTGGAATAGTTTTAGGAATAACTATTCGTCTGAATTTATCGATAAGATTTTATGTTCTACGTAATTCCTTGGTCTGAAGATCTAGATTTATCTTATTTCTATGAAAGAGCTAAAGCTAAAGGTTTTTTGAATAATTGTAGCCAGAAAAAATTAGTTGATTGCTTTAATAATGAAAAAGAAAAACAGGTCTGGATATTGTATTTTAAATCTAAACCAATCGGAAGTGTAGCTGCTCATAGTTTCGAAGATGTTATGGGAGAAGGAAGTTATAGAATAGCAGCCAGAACGTGTGTATTAACTGATGAAATAGAGGGTTCGTATGGACGAGCCTTAAGAACTATTAGAGTTATAACCGAATATCAAAATCCTACTTCTCAATTTCTAATACCCAAATGTATTGAATGGGCTCCACCAACGTCTAAGCTTTACATAACATCTAACGAAAGTGATGTAGGAACACAGCGTCGAGTTAACAATATATTTGGTCCTGCTCTAGAAAAACAAGGTGTCCTAAAAAATATAGGACAAGTATTTTATAGAGAAACATTACAAACTGTATGGCAATTAGATGCAGAAAAATTTTTACGACAACTTAGTAGGTTTCCAAAATGGCAATAAAATTTAGTGTTAGCAAGAAAAAACCCATAGTATTTTGCATTATTGATAATACTAATAATTGTCAAACTAACTGGGCTAAAGAGATATCAATTAATCTTACAGATCAATTTATATTTAAATGTCATGAAAGGTTTGATATTCTCATAGGAGAATCTGAAGATCTATTAGCTAAAATGGCAGTATATGAAGAATACAAGTATGCTGTTTTTATTTCGACTGGTACAAGTTTAAAAATGAACGATAAACTATTTGAGTCTGTTGAAAAACTTTGTTCTACAGATTTTAGTTTAGCAGGACACATTTTAGATAGAAAAGAATATTATTACGAATTACATCATCAGTTCTATATTTTAAATTTATATGACTATTCCGATATCGATATGCCAGAGATGGGCTATGAACAAGATGAATATCATGATCAGATAGAGCCAATAAGAAGTGAAGAAAATGTACACGACGATTATGTTCCTCTTTGGATTAAAACAGGAAAAAATAAAAAAACATATGTGGGTAAAAAGCACGGGTGGAATCTTATATCTAAATTATTGTTAAAGGAAAAAAAAATAATAGATTTAGGCGATATAAGGAACTATAAAAAATATCTTTATTATGAACACGATCATGTTTTTTTAAAAGAAGTTGCTGACTTATATTATTATCAATTTTTCGGATCTAATTTTGTTCCTTCGCACAATTCAGATAGTCTATTAGATAATATAAATTGTCAAGGTCCTATTGAGCAATATATCACTACAGGCACAGGTTTTAATTGGATTAATAATTTAAATATTCTAGGTACAACAAATAAAACCAAAGTCGTAATTACCGATGTGAACCCACAATGTCTACAATTTATGAGCTTAATGATAAGCCAATGGAGTGGAGAAAATTACGGAGAATTTTATAAAAGTTTTATCAACAAAAATTTTCCATCGGGTCCTATACATATACCTGAAGAATATTATATACAATCTAATATATTATGGGAAAAATTTAAATCAAAATTCTACGATTGGGACATGACTTGGAACAGAATTAAAAATCTTCAGTATGGTTTTATTTTAATAAATTATTTAGGCACATATAATCTTGATTGGGTAGATAATACTGCAAATACTTTTTATAATGTTAGTGATGTATTTAATTATACACCACTCTCTTATACTTCAAGTCTTAAGTATAGAATAGCAGCCGAGAACAGATTAATTTATAAATTACAAGAAAAAAATCCGGAAATTTTTCTTTCATTCTCTGCTAGAGCTGCAGATGGATTTTGCGATAAATCTACGCAAGTTTATAAAGATCGAGTCTGTAAATTTAATTTAACAGATATCAACATTCTTAATAAACCAAAATGGCATAGCAAAGACTGGACATCGCCAATAATATTAAGGTAGATAATCAATTTTTTCAAAATAGCCTAATTCTCCTGTTTCTTTAGATGCTTTCAGTACTATCTCTTTCCATTTATCAGTTGAATCGTGTCTTGTTACAATCATGTGATATCTATCTTCATAGCTATTGTTGTAAACACTATGTTGATAATGAACATTCATAGCGTAGGCTTTGCCAGGATCCATAAACACTTCGGTGCCATCCCCCCATATCCATAAACAATGTTGAGGATTGTTTAGTACTAAATTTATATTTTCTATAACAGGTCTACTACTGTCAGAGTGAAGTCCGATAAACCCACCTGCCTTAAGTTTCATTAGACGAATTCTACCGAATCTTTTACTTGGAAAATTATTCAATAAAAAATTTTTCGTTATCGGAGATTCATCTGCTGCCTTAGTCCAATACATATCTTTAGCTGCATCTCCTCCGTTCTTGTATCCATAATCTTCAAAACTTCCGGTTTTATCTTCACCTAGGCCATGCAGTGTTAAAGATTCCCAACCTTTAGATAAAGCTGATCTGTGAGGTACGAAACGATGGCTAAGTCTTCTAGCTTCGTCTAACATTTCATCATATGGATATGATATATCTAGAATAAGATATTTTGCGGAGCAGATGTAATAATCTTTCATGGGATATTTATACCCAGAAAAGTATACTATTAATTAACTTAGATCAACCCAACTCGAACCGTCGAATCCTTGAAATTTTCCGGTAGTGTCATTAAAAATAATCATGCCCTTTGAACCAGTAGGTCTAGTATCTGGAGCAGAAGTGTACGTGCCTGTTTTTATCGTGTTAGCTGTCCAAGTTCCGGCACCATCTAATGATGCACCTATTGCTAACATATTGGAGTTGTTGCCGGTGAATAAATTAAAAGTTGATCTAGGATAAGTATATGAATAATCAGCATCACTAGCCCATATAGAAGCCATACCAGATGCAAATTTATATACGCCCGCTCTATAACCTTCAATTTTAAATCCTCCTAGAATATCGTTAGCATTAGTATTTGTGGGAGAGGATATAGTTCCTCTAGATACACTTAATCCTATATATGGTGCAGTAGATCCGTCTGTGATAGCAACAGCATCTATGGGTTGAGGACTAGATGATTTAACAAATAGTCTAGAAGCCTCCGCATTTATCTCAGTGGTATTAATCGAATTGACTGTTAGTACTTTATCAATGCCGTCTAGCATGATAGTGCTGTCATCTGAAAATATTGATCCGCTTACATCTCCTTCGAGTGTTCCAAATAAAGTTCCGTATAATGTATCTGCTGTAATAACTCCTGATGAAGAGTTCACTATTACAGTACTGTCATCTCGAATGATGTTGATATTGTAATTACTGCCTGAAATTACTCCATCTCCAGAACTAGCTATAGATATACCACCGACAGTAGATCCTACCGGAAGATCAACAGCAGCACCGGTGGCGGTTATGGTTGCATTTCCTAATTTAATAGAAGTACCGCTTAGATAAATGTCTCTAAAACGATTTGTGACTGATCCTAGATCATAAACTTCATTTGCATCTGGAACGATATTTCCTTTAACAGTTCCGTCTAAATTAAATGAACCGGCAACAGCATCGACTAATATGGTAGAATCGTCTGCAAATACTGATCCTTTGACATCACCAGTATGATATCCTGTGGTATTCCCAATGACGTTAATAGTGGCGGTTCCACTTATTACTGTTGCAGGAATTGTTCCTGAAACTGCATCGACTAATATGGTAGAATCGTCAGCGACGATAGTTCCTTTTAGAGCAGAAGCATTGATAGTGCCATTATAATTTGACAGATCTACTGTTGCAGTTATAATGTCAGTTGCGGTGTTATAAGAAAAGTTTATCCCAGTGTGAGATCCGCTAGTGAAGATTGTGGCTGCTGCGTCCTTGGCATTACCATCGGTATATCCAGTTACAGGAATACCCCCTAAAGTGGATCCATTTCCAACATAAATTCTTTGTGTATTTGTAACATAAAGCAGCTCCCCTTGTGCTAGAGGTTGTGTCATGGCTACTCTTTCTGCTTCAGTGCCTCTGCGAATCTGTAAGGGCATAATTCTCAACTCCTGGAAATTTCCTAACTCAATATATTTATGTCGTATTAAAGAAGTAAAGCCAAAAAAATAGGGCTCCGAAGAGCCCTAAAAGTACGTAGATAATGTCACATTATAGGTCCGTTGCCGTTCCTAAACCCTATTTTTCCACCTTCTTCTTCGATGCGTTTAATAACATCTTCAAAAAGTATAGGCGCAAAATCTGGAGTTTGCTCTACGCACACGCAATGATATCTAACATCAATCTCATCGCTGTACAAGACCTCGCCCGTTCTAGCATCTACTCCACGAGCTTTCTTTACACGATTTGAATGTAAGTGCCCGTGTATGTTTACACCAAAACGTCCTAACGATGCTTCGTGTACTGGAATATGGCTCAATATCATACCGTTCATAACGTGGTAAGCACGAAGCTCACGGAAGTACTTGGCATAGTCTGTATCACGAAAGATATCATGGTTTCCACGGATCAATACCTTGTCACCGTTCAAACGACTCAATGTCGTCAACGCCTTACGGTTGATCACAACATCGCCCAAATGGTAAACTTTGTCTGTGGGCTTGACCCGTTCGTTCCAAGCCTTGACCATAGCTTCGTCCATCTCCGCGGGGTCATCCCACGGACGCAACTTTGTAATACCATCGTCCCGTGTAAAACGGCAAACGCCAGCGTGTCCAAAGTGCGTGTCTGAAACTAAAAACACACTTGGCATAATGCCCTCCTTTTATTCTATAGCCCTACGAAAAATTAATTCCTGTTTACTAAAAGCTTCTATTTCCCAAGGTTGATCCAGATATTTAACTTTTTTACCTACCCTCTTACCTCTCCAGTACGAAACTCCATTATAAGTTTTTAACACACCTTTGGCCATCTGTTTAACATGTATCATTTCGTGTGCTAGAGTCAATCCCATCTTTTCTCTGGATTGAGGACTGATTATAACTACAATCCCATCTACGGCTTGAATATAAGCAGTCTGTCCCATATTATTGCTTTCGATGTCACTCTTGCTGATTTTTACGAATAGAGCTTTTCGACTATTTTGTAATCTCAGTTGTTTGATCATTGAAGGCAATATCGCTTCGATAAACTCTTTAGTCCTCTTGTTTCTGGCCTGGACGAGATACTCCATTAGATATCTCCTTCACGCTGTCTGCGCTCACGACGAGCTGCTGCTAAGGTAAAAACCTTTTCGTTGTCGTTGGTCCAATCTTCTTCGACAGGAGCCCCATTAATTGTGTGAGGCTCCTGCTCGTCGTAGGTCCAACCTAGGCACTTCATCATCTTGTGCTTGACTAGCAGATTAGGCGAACGAAATACTTCGGTATCACGGAAGCCCATCATTACACCTACTTCGCAGACAGCACCCGAACGACAAACACCTGCTACACAATGAACAACAACGTTCATACGATTCTCGAATGCTCTGTGTAGCAGAGAGACAAGCTGATCTGCCTGAGTCTGACTGCAACGCATCTCTTCTTCCAAAACTTCGTCCTTTTCTTCAACATCAAGAAACAAGAATTGATGAATCTCTCGAAACTGATAACTAGGTGTAGGAAACTCCATACCTGGATCTACAATTTGAATCAGCATACTGTTAATGCCGGCATGGATATGATTTCCTTTCTTAACATCGCTGAGAGATACATTTTGGATCCACGGGTTCATTTTTTCACTCCTTGATGTTGTATTATAGCACCAAAAAGTGCTGTTGTCAATCGTAATATTCTACGTCTGCTGCCAACACGAATCTGTATTGGTTACTTTGGACGATGCCGGGTCTATGCCATTGATCGCTGGGATATATAAGCCATTGATAGTCTGCAGGGCGGACAAAAAACTTTCCATCTGCATCTATGCCGTTTGGTGCCATTTCTGTGCCTGCATAATCTCTGTCTTTGACATCGTCGGGGATATGCAGATAAAAAACTCCACTCATCATCTTAGCATCTGGTCTGGAAGGATGCCAATGATGGTGCCATAATTTTTCACGGTCTTCGGCACCCTCTAAATTAGTCATGAATGACCAGGCCATCATGTTAGAAACTTTTACTTCACGACCTAGGTACATAAAAACTGAAAACAAAAAACTCATACGGTATTTCAACCATACAGTTTCTTTTCTTTTGAAGATGTTTTCTTTAGTTTGATATTTTGGACTGTTGGTAAAATAATTGCCATCTGCGATGATATTTTTCACGATTCCTATAGCAACATCGTTATCAGCCGCTGTTATAACAGAACTGAAATCAAACTTACGGAATGTATCGTTATAGTCTATTACTTGCATATATTTGGAGCGGGCGAAGAGTCTCGAACTCTCGACATCTTGCTTGGAAGGCAAGTGCTCTACCAACTGAGCTACACCCGCATAAAACTATTTAACACTGGCCTCGCCACCGGGAATCGAACCTGGATTTATTCTTTAGGAGAGAATCGTTCTGTCCATTGAACTACAGCGAGCTAATTGGTTGCGAGACTTGAACTCACGACATCTTGCTTGAAAGGCAAATGCTCTACCAACCGAGCTACTCCCACATATTCTTTAACATTTTGGATAGTATTTAAAAATATTTTTTACACTGGTTTTTACCCAGTCATCATTTTTTGATTTTACAAAATATGTGTCATCTAAGTTTTTAACACAGTTATATTTTACTAAAACACTAATATCTAAGTTCAATGAATTAATAATTTTATAGACATTCAAATAACCAAGAGGACGATCTCTTACACAACTATCCCAGGCACAACCACACATATAGATATTTTTAACTGAATTATTTTTTAAAAATTCTATTAATTGTTCTTCGTGTAAAAAAAAGAATTTTTTCTTGTCTATGTTTAAAATAGTAGGAGTAGTATCTTTGTCGTCGTAGGAAGAAATAATTATTACATCTATTAAATCTGAACTTAAAAATTTCTTAATATTTAAATAAACGAATCTTGTCGATCTAAATATTTTAGAGAGAATTATATGATGCAATGTAGTTGGTGTATCTTTCCAACAATCGATTATTATTGCGATATTCATTTATTCAAATAAGTATCTTTATCTATAACTGGTTGCGGGTGAGGGACTCGAACCCCCAACTCCAGCTTATGAGACTGGTAAGATGCCTTTTCTATAACCCGCGGCAATATCATAGTAATCCTTCTGTTTGTAGTAATTCTACAGTATCATCTGATAATGGAATATCGGTTTTGATATTCAGCTCAAGGATCTCATCGTTGAGCTTTTGCTTTTGCTTTTTCAGATTAAGGATTTCTGATTTGGCCTGTGCGATCTGTTCTTTGCTGAGAACAGAAGTTGTTACCGTGTCTCCATAGCCATAGATACGGCTACGAGCTTCGTCCTTGAGACTTTTGATCTTTTCAATCTTGCCTTTAATGATTTCTAAAGAAGTCATCTCAGTAGAGCTCGCCAATTGCTCTAATTGGCCAATACGTTTATCGATGAACGCTGCCTTGGCCAGCGCAGTGTCAATTCCACTCGCAGCATTTGCAGTACCTACTAAAGCACGGATATTGTACAAAGCCATAGTCAACTTTTGACGACGTGCATCATTTTCGACCAAAGTGTTATTGGCTTTGCCAATAACATCTTCGATATTTTGAAACTCGTTAATCTCAACATTAAGATCAACCTTAATGTTTTTTAGTGCATCATTGATGCTGTTTTGTACTGCATTTGCTTTGCGTAGTGTGATATTCATTTGTGTCTCTCTTTTTACAATTATAATGACGGATCGATGAAAGGTCAAGTAATAGACCGGACAATTGACAAGACCTATTGTGCGATATCGTCGGTCTGGACAACGTGCAATAGACAGGCTACAGAGACCTGAATATTTCCGATCAGCAATTGACAGTCTAGTTAAAGATATTTGGATCAGCTCACTCAAGCACGGAGACGTTTTCAAGTCGTCTTTGCCAGATAAGTTCGTATGGTATGAAACCATACTAGGCGTCTATCCTCATCTACCTTTCACTTCACCGGTTGTGTATTGCTACACAACAAAACTTATTATACACTGTTTTGTGTCTGTGTCAAGACATTTTGGTAATCTTGGTGCCCCTTGACAGAATCGAACTGCCATCAGAGGATTACAAATCCACTGTATTACCATTATACTAAAAGGGCATATTGGTGGAGGATGAGAGAATCGAACTCTCAATCTCGGCTTGCAAAGCCGATGTTATCCCATTTAACTAATCCCCCAATTTAAAAATGTTTATTCAATACTTCTAATTTATCTTCGTATTCTGCTATTTGTGCAATCTCCGATTCGATAGCAGTCATCCAATCAGTATGATCATGGATTGCGATTGGATTATTTAACATAACTTCTACATTCATTTTATGTTTTAACAAATTACCTGCAAAATGAACTCTCAATGCATCTATCAGTTTATCTCTCATCTGCCAGTCTCCTTTAAGTGTGCTGCTTCCTGATCTTTACGCATTTCTTCTTCTATCCAAAGCAGTTTTTGATGTTGATACATATCTTCAGATAGACTGTGCCAACCAATACAATCACCAGTTGGTGATCGCCCACAACCACAAGTTCCGGTTCTTTTAATATTTTGAGAATCTTCCATGTTATTCACCTTTGTTCTCTCGACGACCTTTTTCTCTTTTAGGTTGAATAAGAGCAGCTAATTCAGCCTGAATCATAGATCTTTTCCAGTCATGTCTTTGTGTTTCTGAATTAAATCTTCTCGATGCCAACATAGTTTTGGTAGGTTTGGACATCTTGTAATTTGCGGTTGGTCTTAACATTTAGTTTCCTTTTTAAAATTGGTGGAAGAAGAGGGATTCGAACCCTCGGACCCAGTTACCCGAATCGACAGGTTAGCAACCTGCTGCCTTAAGCCTCTCAGCCATCCTTCCGGCATTGGTGCATCGTAATGGAGTCGAACCACTGACATTCGCCTTGTAAGGACGACGTTCTACCGCTGAACTAACGATGCATTTACTGGTCCGGGAAGTGGGATTCGAACTCACGATCTCCTGCTCCCAAAGCAGGCGCTTTAAGCCAGACTAAGCTACACCCGGAAAAAACTTTACCATTAAAGAATAACATTACACCCTACGGGATGGGACGGATTTCTGAGTGGAGTTCGATTCTCCTCATAAGCCATTGTCCACGGTTTTTTCAGAAGAAGTAGATGGCCCTAATCTTCGTGAGCCTGTGCGTCCACAAGCGATACCCGCTAATGCTATTTTTTAATGGTGCCCCAGGTCGGTTAAGTCCATAGGGCAAACTTGGTGCGGACGGTGAGACTCGAACTCACACGCACAAGGCACGAGCTTCTAAGACTCGCATGGCTACCAGTTACATCACGTCCGCATGTTTCTTTTGTCGCCCACCTTTACGGTTTGCGGCAATTTTTGCTTTATGTTCCTCGCTTTTAGGTTTACCCTTATTGCCAGAACCATTTTTATTTCCAACACGTTTGTTCATAGCTTTCGCTTTTTCTAAGCCGTGTTTTTCGACAGTTCTCTCCCAAATTGTTTTGCCGTTATTTTCAACTTGATCTAAACGATTTTCTTGTGCTGTACCCCAATACATATGATTGGGATTACCACAAGCACCGTTATGACAAGCATGACATAAATGTATCTTATGTCCTGTAGGAACTGTAGTATCTAAACAATGAGCTAAAAGCCCTTTGAAATAATAACTACCTGCTCCTCTTTCTAGACACGGCTCATCCAATTTGAGATGAGACTGTCTTTCAACCCTCGGGAGTGAAATGTATTCATAAATGTTTTTCATACATTTATTTATGCTAAACACACAGAAAAGCGTGTCTACCATTCCACCACCGGGGCATAACAACTAGAAATTTTTAATGAACAAAGTATATTATATAGTCTATTCTATGCTTTGTCAACTGATATATGGCGCCTCTGGAGAGATTCGAACTCCCATAACCTGGTTTAGAAGACCTGGCACCGCTCCATCGGCAGAGGCATGTTTGGTGCGGATGGAGGGATTCGAACCCTCAGAACTCAGATTTTAAGTCTGATATGTATACCAAATTCCATCACATCCGCATGTGGTGCCAACTAGACGAATCGAACGTCTTTCCACGGTTCTTCAGACCGCCGCTATGACCACATCAGCTAAGTTGGCGAAGCGATGATATTAAATAATTTATGTTTTTAAAATTACATTTTCTTAATGATCAACACATTGCGATTCGAATATTCACAGATCACAAAGTGCATTTTAAATGGTTTAATTTTTTTAATAGCAAAAAACAATCTTATGAATGTAAAAAAGATTTTGCATCATTAGAAGAATATTATATACACGAATCTCAAATTATACAATCTTGGAAGTTTATACAATTTGCCTTATCAGAATTAGAAAGATTTGGTTTAAAATTTCCTACTACGATTCCCACAGAATTTAATTACGATCAAAATATTCTAAATGAATTACACAGATTCTTTGTTTACAATGCTTTATTCGCTAGAGATACTCTGCACCTAAATAAATCTGTGGAAAATGTATATAATTCTAAATTCACAATTCCAGAATTCATAGATTATAATCAATGGTTTTCCTTGATAAATTTAATCAATGATTCAGTTCATCTTTTAGAAAAAATTACTATTACAGATAATAAAAATTATGCTTTAACCAAATATCCATTTACCAGTTTTGACATAACGCCCACTGATAGATATTTGCAATTTGACAATTGGTTAGAATTTGATCAAGAAGATTTTTTGGCAAATTATGATTATGAAAAATATTCAGTTTATCAATACTTGGTGCTGTTAGATCAATCCATTCTAGGTAAAAGTGTTCTTCGATCATTTTACGATGAAGATAATCCTAACGAGTTTGATTGTACAGGACGTCTCGGATCTAATGGCGGTATTACCATAGATATAGATTATACAAGAAAACGATTATATGCAAGTAAAAGATTTCAATCGTGGTGTAAATCTTACGAAAGATTGCCAAGTAATTTACCGTTAGAGCTACCTTTAGGAACAATACTTGATCCGCCCTCTAATATACATGAATTGTTTGTATCTCATATCAACAAAGAAATTCGAATAGAATTTTGTTTAAATCTTTAATTGTTCTTTTGGGGTGTCCTACCGGTATCGATCCGGTACTTCCAGTTTCACAGACTAGTATGCAGGCCACTACATTAAGGACACCATTGTTTGGCACGCCTGGAAGGATTCGAACCTCCGACCCCTACGTTCGTAGCGTAGTGCTCTGGTCCGACTGAGCTACAGGCGCATTAATTTTTTCTAGTGCATCACGACGCATTTTAAATTCACGATGCTCATTAGGACGATGGACCACAACATATTCAACACCGTCGATGTTTTCGGTCAAGCGAGGGTTGTCGCAGATAAAACGCTCGTTATTGAAACGATTCTTGAATAAAGTTGGTTTCATAGTTTTCTCCTTAAATGGCCGGCCTGGAGAGATTCGAACTCCCGACTGCTGGTTTCGAAGACCAGAACTCTTCCACTGAGCTACAGGCCGAATATGGTGCTCCTAACAAGAATCGAACTTGTATCGCATCCTTACCAAGGATGTGTTCTGCCATTTAACTATAAGAGCATGGCAGGGGTGCTAGGGCTCGAACCTAGAATTACAGAGTCAAAGTCTGTGGTGTTACCATTACACTACACCCCAACAGTTTATTTTAAATCTTTGGCATCGATACAAGTTCCGCCTTTGAACACATAGACATCGCTGTCTAATCTCAACTGTTCAAAGACGTGATTGTTAACGCATTGATATGGATCCTTGCGATTCTGGACGAAGTAGACTACTCCGTAGCCAAGGCCCGCGAGGATCATGAGGATTGGAATGTATTTTAAGTACTTTACTAGCTCTGGCATCGCAGCCAATAGCTGCGGCAGATTTTTCAGTAGCTCTTTCATACACTTATTTAATCCTGGTGGTAATGGAAAGAGTCGAACTTTCACTGGGCACCGTATGAAGGTGCTGCACTACCGTTATGCTACATTACCATATAGAAACACATTCATACCCGCTAGAGAATCTGATTCATGCCCAGCAGAGAATGTGTTTTTATATGGTAGGGGCGCCGGGACTCGAACCCGAAATTGGCAGATTAAAAGTCTGCTGTGATACCATTTCACCACACCCCCAAAGGTTTGGGACCTTTGTCAGATTTATCACTTTCCATAACATTCTCCTATTTTAAATTTTTGTCAATATAATATATCAATACTACCAGCAAGAGTAAAACTGCGACCGCCCCATTTTGCGTTCTCCTTAAGGTTGGTGCCCAGACCAAGAATTGAACTTGGAATAATCGCTTATCAAGCGACCGTTATACCATTTAACTATCCGGGCAATTTGGTGGAAGCGGTGAGATTCGAACTCACGGACCCTTTCGGATCGTCTGTTTTCAAGACAGGTGCATTAAGCCGGGCTCTGCCACACTTCCATAATCTTTGGTGCCCCTAATCGGATTCGAACCGATAGTTATGACACTCCTTTTGAGAGAGCCGCCTTTACCAATTTGGCCATAGGGGCATTCTGGAGTGAGGAGTCGGATTCGAACCGACGAACAACAGTTTTGCAGACTGCGCCATTAGGCCTCTCTGGCACCCTCACATCATTTGGCGACCCCGGATGGATTTGAACCACCGACATTTGGTTTTGGAGACCAACGTTCTGCCGGACTGAACTACGGAGCCATTAACTGGTGCCTCTGGCAGGACTCGAACCTGCACACTCAGGCTTATCTGGCCTGTGCTTTGGGGAGGTATAAGCTCCCTTCTTTACCATTAAGCTACAGAGGCAAAAACTTTGGAGCGGCATACCAGGCTCGAACTGGTGACCTTCTGCTTGGCAAGCAGATGTACTACCAACTGTACTAATGCCGCATAAAACTGGTACACCGTAGGAGAATCGAACTCCTCTTACCTGCGTGAAAGGCGGGTGTCCTAACCGATAGACGAACGGTGCATTAATTTTACTTAACCATATTGTGGTAAACCTCTAGATTTTCTTCCTTTACCGTAATTTTTGCCGCCAAACGTATCTGATTGGCTATCGCAGTTAGGACAGATTAATCTAAAGTTAGTTGGGTGATTATTAGTAGCATCTCCGTCGATATGATCTGTCCAGAGTGTTATTTCTTTACCATTCCAACTATCAATTCCACAACAACTACATCTATATCCATCGCGTATAATTAAAAAATCTCTAATTAATTTACGAGGATTTTTAACACCAATATCTTTTCCGGATAACCATTTTTGATATCGATGCTCTTTTAAACTTTCTTTTCGAGCTGATTGATAAGCATAAGAACAATCTAAACTGCAAAATTTATGATTGCTACTATAACCTTTAAAACCAAACTCTGTTTTACAATGCTGACAGACATAAGTCTTGTCTTTTGTTCCCTTATAATTCATATGGTAGAGCCTTAAAATATTTTACATATTTATTTATCACTCTACCTTTCAAATGGCTCCGGGAATTGGATTCGAACCAATCTATTTCTGATTAACAGTCAGACCCGCCTCACCTAGAACGGTATCCCGGAATAAAACTTTGGCGGTCCCAACGAGAATCGAACTCGTCCCTACGGCGTGACAGGCCATTATTCTAACCGATAAACTATAGGACCAAATTTTGGTGGAGGCGGTAGGAATCGAACCTACGGTGTTTCTGATGTGGGTGATTTACAGTCACTTGCCTTCGCCGCTCGGCACACACCTCCAAAGACATATTATAACACTCTCCGTAGACTATGTCAACCTGTCCTCCTTGTCAAATGGAGTAGGAGAGTGTGTAATTAAGCATTCTCCTCTATGATTTTAGACGCCGTCGCAGGGCGAATGGGGAATGCTTAATTACGCTAGTATTTTTAGTCCCACAAGAGGGATTCCATCCACTAGGCCGCCCGTTTACGTTTTTATTACAGTGTGTCGCTGGGACCTCGTTTCCCATCCACACTCGAGTCTTAATCTTCGTAGATTGGACTCTTCTGTTGAGCTTCGTGCATGGCACGGGCTCGGTCAAACTTATCTTGAATAAGTTTGCGTTTCTGCTCTTCGTCTAGTACCTGACCAGCAGAAGCGTAAGCCTGTTCAACGATTCTCTTACTCAACTTATCAAATTCAATTTCATTATACTGCATAGTTCTCCTTATAAAAACAAAAACCCCAGGGTGTTTAGTCCTGGGGTCCTTTTGAAGTTTGAGTTATTTTTACGTTAACTCATCGTCTCCATGGACCCCTGACATAGCTCTGGTGTACGATCATTATTGAACAGACTAATCGCAGACCAAGAGGTGGGCATGCCTACCTGTTTGGCTATACAATAATGTCTTGATAACGATCCTACTGTTTTCATTTGCTTTGTTTTTCCTTTAAAATTTCTGCGCTATTTCCAACGCATGATCTAAGTATACAAATATTTAGTTCTGTTGTCAACCCCTATTTTTCTTTTTGGAAAAATTAAGAGCTGTTGCTTTTTCAACAACATCAACTAACCATGTATCTATTGTATTGTCTGTTTATTTATTTGTCAATGAAAAAATGCCCATATAATGTGGCATTTTTACAACATTCTGTCGCTTTCGATCAGTAAGTGCTTGCCAACTTCAAACATGCCCACGCCGCCTACGAGATCTAAGCAGCTAGCATGCACCTGCGCTTTGCCATCTTCGTTCATAGAGCAGGCCACGAACTCTTTGATATTGCCTTCTTCTATCTGCTGTTCTATGACTTTCAATACTTCTAACATAGATTCTTTCCGCTCTTGATCCTTTTTAGCTTTGCCGTCTATGGCTATTACTTTGCTCATGTTTATCTTTCTAAAATATTGTCAGCGATCTTTAATTCTACAGCTTCATCAGCAGTTAGATACACATCACTGGCGGGCAGTAGTTTTTTCTTGATAATGCTAGGTGCTAACCCCGTAGCTTCCTTCAATACAGCAACCATCATATCATTACACATTTCATTACCTTTCATCGCGGCCTTAATATCATGATATTTGGCATCAACATTTTCCGTAAATTGGTGGCACATATAACTGACATTGCGAGCAGCGAATCTCTGTCCTTTGGTACCTGATGCTGCGATCAAAAATGCCGCACTCATCACAGCACCTATAGCGATAGTTCTAACAGGATGTTCACTGTTTTTCATTACATCAATCAAGGCAAAAGCAGAATACAAATCTCCGCCTGTGGAATTGATGTAAAGAGTAAGAATTTTTTCTGATCGAGTATCTAAATTTTCGTAGGTTATCCATTTGATGCATTTATCCACAGATTCTTGGTCTATTTCACCTGTGAGAAAATGTATGGAATTTTCCAGTAATTTGATGTCGATGCGATCTTCGGCATTAAAATCGTCGAACTTTTTGGACACAGCAGCTCCTTTGGATTCACTATTACTTATCATCTCTGAAATTATAGTATATGTTAATTATACACTGCCCAGCGATCGTTTTCATAGTCCCAATGCCTGTTATCGCATATCCTAAAATGAACTTCGTAGCCTAAAATGCCAAAAACTAACTCTAACCCAGCATGATCCTGTTTGGTTGTAAATTTAAATTCTATGTCAAAAATTACACTATCGCAGAATGTATGTTCTAACTCCCAACTTTTATTTTGAGTGATTTTTCCAGAAACAGAGCCTAGATTTTTAAATCTATCTCGGCTCCAGGGATTTAGGATTTCTAATCTTAGATTTATCATTCTGGCAAAAGTGTAAATCTGCCAAGAAAACTTTCTTCATAACAGCTGAATTCTTCGGGTAAATGATCTACAGGTTGTTCTGATCTATAATAGATCCAATCTTTACCTTCTAAGTTTGTTCTATTAATTACTACGAAAACCCTGCCTTCTGTGCCCACCCATCTCGAACCATTTTTTATATCCATACTGCCTCCTATGTTTTAAAAACTTCTGTGGCTTCATTATCCACGTTCTCTACCATATGTAGCATAAATCTATATGCATCCCACGATTTCTTAACTGATTCGTTATTGCTCAGTGCCGTGGGAAAGATGTCAACCCAGACAGCGTTCTCAGGTTGCATGTGTCTATGCAGGCCTTGTTTGCGTGGCTGCAACAAACGATTACTATCCCACAGGTCCTGTGCAGTTTCTAGACACTTATTATAATCTAAGCCTAAGAGATAATTGGGTTCTGTAATGTAAACATCTATAACACGATCAATATGTTCGCGATCGTGAATACTGGTAGCAGTGATAATAAAAGCCACGTCATCTATGCTGACTTCACCATTGACGATATCGCGAACACAACGACCTAGACTAAAACCGATTTTCAATTTACTTCTCCTGCTTGTGGTATATTATATTTTCTTTCGTACTGTGAAGTTATACTGCCGTGATCTTCAGGACTAGGATACTTCACATTACTTTCAACGGGTAGGTCAAATGCAGCTCGAATGTTCCTACGATCAGCTTGACTCATGCATAATTGAGCGCACTCTTCTACTACTAACTTAGTGACCAACTCAATACGACTTTGGCATTCCTCGCTGATGTATTTGTGTACGCCATGATCCCGCATTAGTTTTTTTAATCGTTCATTCATTCTTCAACTCCGAAATGTTTACGGATTCTGTGCATGGCCCAACGGACTGCTAAAGTATCCTGACTACCATCGTCTTCATCTTCTACGATTTCAAGACATTCATTAACAATCAACTCGGCGAACTTTTGCATCTTGAGTTCACCAAAAATATACATCTTTTGGCCAGGCTTACCGGTAGTGGATTCGTCGAAAAACACTTCTTGGGCTATTTGCTTGAATCGTTCGTTCATTCTTCAACTCCAAAATGTATACTGATATTTTCTCTGGCTCTCCTGTAGCCTTCTATCACACCTAAATTGTAATCGGGTAGATCCAAGGCTATTGTTTCTACTTTGTTAATTGCCATACATTCCCTGACAATCAACTCGGTGAATTTTTCAAACTTGTCTTCAATTCCCAATCGTTCCATTTCTGGCTGATGGAATCCTGCTTCATTGAATAAGCGTAGTAATCGTTTGTTCATTCTTCAACTCCGAAATGTTGTTTCACATCTTTTGCAACATTGTACAATAGTTCACCGCAGATAGAAGTTGGATGAAACTGCTTCCTATTTCTGCTGTCAATCACTTCAAGACATTCATTAACAATCAACTCGGCGAACTTTTTCAATCGATTATCATATTCAGAAAATTCCCCTGTTGCTCGGTCAGCAAAACGCCATTCAGCCTGTTCAGCAAGTTCTCGGATTCGTTCGTTCATTCTTCTAACCCTGACTGTTTCATTTCTTGTTGGCGTTGATCTTCGTCGATAAGATCTTCATCTTTGGCGTGTGCATCGCAGGCAGTATACATCCAGCCTCGTCCACGTATCTGACCAGGACTACCGCAGGTTTCACAGGTAACAGCACTCATACTTTCAGCCATACGGATCATACCATAGATAGTATCGTCACCGCCACTGGTATAAAAACGCAGTGTACCAAACTTTTCTTTGACCTGCATGGCTATGACCTGCGAGCAGCCCTCCCCACGTTCATACTTTTCTTTCTGCTCTTGCTTCCAATCAATATGATGCTGGATATTTGAGCAGAGCTGATCGATGATGTTAAACCAACCATCTCCACATTCAAATCCCCAACACATAGCAGTTTCTGCCATGGGAGCGTGTCTATCTCTAAAAATCTTAGGATAGCGTTCACACAGCAGCTCGTCTAGTTCTCGTTTCATTTTTGAGCGATCAATCGATTTGAAATTTTCTGCATATCGCTGGGTCTGTTGATGATATATTATTGTAGCATCAATGTCCTGAGAAGTCAATGAGGTTTTGTCAATGATTTAGAGATTTCTACTACACCGCCATAGGCCAATCCTACCATAATTATCGCTAGTGGCGGAACTACAAAGATTATATAACAATATATTAATATTTTGGCTATCATCCCCACCTCAGCAGAAACATAGTAATTTCTTTTTTATTTTTAAATTGAAAAGTATCAAAACTTAATCGGCGGCCGCAGTTGTGTTCTTCACACCATTGTTGTATTGGATCTATGTCTTTTTCGCTGAGTCCTGTGACAAAATGATTTTCATTATCTGCAGAAACGACCCGCATTCTCGCTGATAGTGCATATCGCCTAGCAGTATCTATCCAATAAATTTTGGTATTGGGTAGTTCGGTCATTTCATCAACCCATATTTGATATTTAAGATTATATCTCATGCCCAGCGCATTGCAAACATTGTAGCGTCTTGTTCATTTTGAAAGTACCAAGCTCGACAACTAGATTCTTTTATGTCTCGAAATTTACTTTGGCAATGCTCCATACACCAGGTCAATTTTTCTGCAAAGTCATCATCTTTGATCAATCTCACCACATGATAAGATTCAAGGATCTGCATCAATCTTTCGTGTTCCAATAAAATTGCCCCTACTTGTTTATGGGCCATATTGGCAAATGATTTTGGAGATTCTTTACTTGCCATACTTTAACAACCATTCTGTCAATGCTGGTCCCATAAACTTTGCCCTTATAACGTACTTATGCCCCATATCGGCAAAATCTGCCTGATGATAGTACACAGGAACTTCATAGGCATTTTTCATTACCCATTGTCCTCGTTCACTCTGTTGCCATTCCCATATAGGTTGGGCAGCGTATATTTCCGGATCGTCAACATCGCCTACTTTAAATTCATAAACAGTCACTTCGCGAACTTCTTCGACTCTGTCTCCTACGATTTTATATTTTATGTCCATTTTAATGTAAAGTTCACAGCGTCTCCTTTGTTTTCAAAAACAAAGGTGGTACCTCTATGCTCAAAAGGATGTTTGATATGTTCTTCGCACCACATTAGAATGTCAATAGAATGTTTACGGCTAAAAAATCTAGTAAGAACTACTTTCTTCCATCCTAGTTGTACCAGCATGTCTGACAGTATGTGAAAATCCATTTCACTCTGCATACCACTGGCTAACTCGTTGGCAATTTCTTGTTCTAATTTCATCAAAAAAACTCGTCTGGTTCTGCAAAATAATCCCAACCCCGGCCACCTAGCAGTTTCATTAACTGCCATTTGGCCTCTTCTCTTTTGCATTTTTTCGGCTGATGCTCACTACCAACCACGGCCTCACACTGTGCGCAAAAATAATTCATTCCGAAACGGGGCTCATCATAATAGGCCATACCGCCGCAGGGCATGACCATGTAATAAGTATAATCTGTTGTCATCTTCTTTGCCTATGAAATCACCGTATTTTAATAGAAACATAGTGCGTTGACTTTCATCATAGAAGTCAAGATGCATCATTGTGCGATATCCTCGTTCTTCATTCCATTCTCTATGTTCTCGGGGCATAAAACCCAGGACTTTACGCATCTTAGTTCTAACCATCCATACACTTCTAGGATCAAAGAAATAATCCTCGTGATGATATTTGTTTGATTCAAGTTTTACCTGATGCGGCCATATTGATTTTTTAAGTACTCTCACATCCACCTCAGACAAAACAATAGATAATCTCGTTCTTCTTTAAACCAGAACTGGGTACTTCCAAACATTGAATCGACTCGCCAGCGATTATCACCTAAGACCAGAGAACATTGCCAACCGCCGGTTCCGAGATTCTTTCGACACCAGCGTATCATGTCCTCTTGTTCATGATATCTGTCTTTGCCAAAAGATATCTTAATTATTGTTCGATTATCTACATCCATCTTAGAGCAAAAAGAACATGATCATAATCATTATTAAAAAAGAAAAACATTCGAGAACCAACGACGTCGTAGGTCCATCGTTTAGAGTCTACCAATCCTTTTGGATCAGGTTCGCTATGGCCAAATCGCTGGACGCACCATTTTATCATTTCTTTCTTATTTTTCAGTTGTAATTTATCAAAACTGATTTTAATCATAACCATTTCAGCGAAAACAAAATCGCATCCCTTTCTTTTTTAAAATAAAAAAAAGTATTGCCAAACATGCTGTCCCAATGCCAACTTCTGTCGCCTGTTGGATTATAATTACTTAACCCAAAATTTTGTTCACACCAACGCACTATTTCACGTTGTTCTTGATATCTATCCCTGTCAATTTCAAATTCTATCAAGTCCAGGTCCTGTGCGTTTCCGCTACCCATTCTGCACCATCATATTCTTGAATCAACCATTCAACATCGCCGGGGATCTCTACGATTTTTAGATTTGCATGGGCACCGTTGGCTCCCATCCCCAATTCCTTAACAACTTTTATTAGGTAAGGATCATCTCGAGCAACTTCACGATCGTAGAAATCTTTTTCATCGATGCCGGCCAAGCGACAGTATTCGATCTGAGCTCGTTGACTCAATCCAAATCCGCCGTAGCAGTCATTGATTACCACGTGCCGTACGCCAGTCTTTAGATCTTCTAAAAACTTTTGTGCGTTTGTCATAGTTTACCTTTTTTCTTTTTTAATTTCTTAACAGCTTTGTCAACAGATCCCGATTCCCCTTCTGAGAAATCATACTCATCACGCATGTTGTCTTCGTATTCTCGGATTTTGATTTCGTTAATGGCAGCTCTCAGAGCCATTTCTACGAACTCATTAAACGTCATGTCGCGCTCATGAGCCATTTTCATATATTTTAAAAGTTCTTCGTCTGTGAAGTCTACGGGAACTTGTACGCGAGTATCGTAGTCCTCGTCAGCGACGATAGCTTTGACTTTTTCAACAAAGTCATCTACCACATCGATTTCTACATAATTGACCGAAGTACCGTCATCACGTTCCCAAGCCATGTCCACAACATCACGATGTTCACATTCTTCGTCGAATAGATCTTTATACTTTGGGTTGGTCATGCGATATGCACGTTCACGAGAATAATCAAACGCTTCTGCCTGATATACTTCTTGTGTTAGAGTATCGAACACGATGCTGACAGTGTGTCCGTCTTGTTCACCGTTCCACGAATCCAACCTGTAGGCAGTGGGACCGAAACAGGTCCATTGAAATTCACTGCCTTCGGTGATACGATAATCCACAGATTCCATAAAATCTTTTAGGGTGATCATAAAAATCCTTTCATTTTGTATATTATAACACTAAACTTAAAAAAAGTCAATCGGTTGATTTTTTAGGATGTGGTTTTTCTTGCTCTACTGTCTCTGGTTTCCAAATTTGATCTTTGACATAGCTGGCTCCAAACCAACCCCATGCGGAGAAGAATCCCCACATTATTATTTCAAGTATCATACGTCCTCTTCTTTGGCAAGTTTACACAATAGTATAAAGTTATCATAAGCCTTACGCACAGCAGGATTGGTTAACATCTTATCTGCCTCTGCTTGCATAGCTTTGATACCTGCATCCACAGCCTCAATGGCAGAGCCATGCGTCATCATAAAACGAAATTCATCTGGCATAGTTTTGATAAACTGTTTCCATTTAATTTGTTCTTCTTCTGATAACTGATGATTGACAGGACGTAGTTCCGTAGTCCGTCTAATAGTATCAGCCATGGCATCTTGTGCATAACGTCCTGCGGCGATCATAGGTGCCAGCGCAGGATCTATTCTGTAATGCGTACTGCGACTACCCGGTCTAGTTACTACGAGATGCGCTCCTTGAGGAAACGCATCACATAGCTCACTATCATATTCGCTGACTGGTTGATATCTACGTCCTACTTTTTTGTAAAATACAGTGTTCATATTTCGACTATAAATTGACTATTGAAAGCACGATTTTCGTCATTATATCCGCGAGGATTACAAACCACACGACAATCACCTATATTGTAATCAGAACACTGATGCATATGACCGTGTGTCCATAGTTTGACCTTAGGACGATCTAGTATGAACTCACTGAGATCGCTGTAGTAGCCACCGTTCATTAGATGATCATGTTTGTACATTTCATGTATGCTCATAGCACTAGGTGCGTGATGAGTACAGACAACTACAGGCATGTCATCCGGTGTGCCGTGAATCACAGTTTCAAGATATTGTTTGGTCTTGACATGTTCTGTGATAGTACGGGCCGGAAGAAACTTACGAAATCCTTCGTTGGCAATGCGTATGATACGGAAATCATTCATACATTGCTCGAGGTGATACTGTGTCATAGGATCACCTTTGTTGCAGTCAGTCCACATAGTACCACCAACAAACCGCACACCGTCGATATCTTTGGTATCATTGTCTAAGAGATAGACATTATTGATGTTAAGGTATCCTAAAGTTTGTTTGATGATCTCAGCACTCTTATCAAATTTGCCATGATAGTGTTCGTGGTTGCCCATGACGTAAATTACATGAGGAAATTGAAAGCTGACACGGCTCAAAAAATCCCGATAACGGATGCTGCGTTTAGCACGGCCAAATCCGGTGTCCTGAACATCACTCCAAGCGAGATTAACAGGTTGATTGTAAAGATCATCAGTCACGAGGATATCTCCGCTGAGAATCAGCATATCTGCGGAGTTTTCATTCTTGATGAAAATATCTTCGAACTCTAGATGGAGATCGGATACTATTTGGATTTTCATAATAACTGAGAAAGTTGATTTTTTACTATAATAACACAAAAATATAGATTTGTCAATGTATTAAATAGTGTTTTGGAGATAGATAATGGCTAAAACTAAGGGTAGTACATCCATTAATACACATGTGTCTGTTCATAAAAGAACTAGTCAGGGAGGGGTGGCAAAAACAAGTTCTATGAACAAAACCAAACGAAGAAATTATAAAAAATACAGGGGTCAGGGGAGATAAGTTTAGTATAAAGTAGCTAACTTATATGCCTCTGGAATTCTAGTCCTGGTATTTTTTGAGTTTAATAGTACAACGATTCTGCGTCCAAGATGGGTGTCTAACATCATGACTATACACCCTCCGCTGGCGCGAATATATCCTGTTTTGCTTACTAGAAATTCCTTGGTCGAAACCAAAGGATTGGTATTTCTATAAACCAAATACTTTTTCTTTTTCCTGATCTTTACCGCACTCATTTGACTAGCATCTACAATCAAGGGATAATGATGTGCAGCCTGTACTAATTTTACAAGATCATAAGCAGTACTGCGATTGGTCATACCTAAACCTGTTGGATCGGAAAACTGAGTATGGATCATTCCGAGGAATTTTGCTTTTTGATTCATTGCAGAAATGCAACTACTTCTACCCCCAGGATAGTTTTGACATAATTTTTCACTAGCTGCATTATCACTATGAACTATGGATAGCTGTAATAATTCTCTCCTGGTATAAGGTTTAAGATACTGGTCAAGATCTTGATTAGCATCAAGCACTACCATGACTGTCATTAATTTGGTTATACTTGCAATGCTTCTTTCTTCGTAAATGTTTGCGCTGTTGAGAATTTCTCCATCAGCATCGGCAACTAACCACGCTGTGGCTGTGATATCTTTAGCTGATAAGGGTAATGATAAGAAAAATGTCAACAGCAATATAGTTAATTTAATCATTGTTTACAAATATTAAAATTTTTCATCCCGTTAGTAGAAAAACTAGAAATCCATTTCTCTGCTTCCGTTCCTTGATCCATCAATGTTGCAGGCATAAAATATAATTGTAGCATAGAATATACACAAAAATCAAGCCACTGATTTACCATTGAATCAATAAACCAACTTGGATAAAGTAATGTCTGGAATTGCTCTTTAGGCGTCATTGTCGAAAATCATTTTTGATTCTTCGCCCACACCTAGAATACATGCTACTTGCGGATTCATTTGTATCAATGTCCATGCTCCTGTCTTATTATTTACAAAAAGACTGAATCTGGTAGAGTCTTGAGGATTGACAGCACCCCACACAGGTTTTTCATTGTAAATTTCTACTAATGATCTAACAATTTTTTTTGTATCATCGCAAATCACAGGTTTACTTGTTTCAAATTGGGCGTTGGCTATAGAGCTAGATAAGCTTAATAGGAACGCCACTACTACTTGGCCTTTCATAGTGGCTCCTTACAAACAGTTATTTATTTGTTTGCTAATGGGTTATCCAAAGCTTCTTTGATCTTTCTATCTATTTCCCTGCGCAGCTCCCTGACGTCTTTGTCAACATCTCTCTGCATCTGCTTATTGCTACGCTCAACATCATCTACGACTTTTTCAATTTTGCGAATATCAGCCTTCAAATCATTTTTGATATCACGGGTATAATCTGCTGTCTTCGAAGCCGAGTCTTTCAAAGTATTAGAAGTTTCAGCTTGATTTTTTTCTATTACAGTCAGACGCTTGTCAAATTCTGACAGATCTGGTGCTACATATTTTGCTATTTTTTCTTTCATATCTTGATAGCCTTTATATACTTCAAAAGCACCATAGAGCCCACCTAGCACTGATGAAATAATACCTCCTGCTATCATTAACTTCGCCGGAGTAAAACTATATCCGCCTATACTGATAACAGTATTAGCACTGAGATATTTCTCTTTGGCCGCCGCTAAATCATCTACTGCTTTGTTTATATCTTTTTCTTCTGCCACTTGCTCCTCTCCTTATTGGGACAATGGATTGTCCAATGCTTTCTTAATTTTTTCATCTACCTCTTTTCTCAATGCACGTATCTCAATCTGAGTTTCTTTTTGATTTCTAGCCATCTCTTGATTATTTCGAGTTATCTCTTGATTGATTTCTTTAACAGTTTGATCACTGTATCTTCTAGTTTCCTTAAGAGTGTTGTCAACATCACGTTTTATCTCCTTGACTGTTTGATCAGTGTCACGTTTTATCTCCTTGACTGTTTGATCAGTGTCACGTGCCGTCTGCTTAGAACTACGTTCGACATTTTCAACTACTGATTCTAATCTACGTACATCATTTTTTAGATCAGTCTTGATGTTGTCAGTGTATTCAACCATTTTACTGGTGTTGGCGTCCAACACTTCCATCTTCTTATAGATCTCAGTTAGGTCTGGTGTGACATAGTTCGCGATCTTGTCTTTCATGTCCATATAGTCTTTATAGATTTCGAACGCACCGTATAATCCACCTAGCACTGACGATACTATGGTGGCAGCGATCATCAACTTAGCCGGTGTAAAAGCATAACCACCGATGCTAATCACTGTATTTTCGCTAAGATACTTTTCTTTTGCAGCCTCTAAATCATCAACTTTTTTATTAATATCTACTTCTTCGCTCATTTTATTTTCCTTCTTTCCAAAAAACCCCAAGGATCGTGAATTTTCTTTTCAATTAGTTTAGGTTCTTTATAGTACCATATGGCCATTGATATTAAAACTAATATTTCTAACAAATAAAAAATCATAAATGATTCAAATAACATTTTGTGTCCTTTACATTTTTAAGCTGTGTTCTGCCCATAGAAGAATTAGTATAGTTATTATTGTAAGTATAAAAATAGTAGGTTGTGCTTTCATTTGTATAATTTAAAAAAATAAGTTATAACTGCAGAAACTGTTAAACACCAATAAAATAAATCCATCATCTTGTGTCGATCACTGTCTATAAATTTCATTTCTTGTTCGTATTCTTTTTTCATCTTTACTTTAACAGCTTCTATTTCCGTCCAGGCATTTTTTCCATATTTTTTGATAGCCTCAACTTTCAATTGATTCACTGCCTGCTGATGTTTTCTTTCAGCTTCATACTTGTCAAAGGCTTTAAAATCTTCTGATAATGCCTGTAGTTCCATCTGAGCCTTTTCTTTCATTCTTTTACGATGCTGTTCCTGAACAGTTTTTTCCATGTCAGCTTGTTGATCTGTGATAACCCCTGCAACTTCTTTGCCTATATTCTGTGCTTCTTTTAGGGTTCCTGATGCAGCTTTACCTGCGGAAAAATCTATGCTAGACATATCATTGTCCTATCTGATATTGTTGTTCCACCATACGTTGGTGCAGTACATCGCTAGCACCATTTAGGAAACGCTGTGCTCTAGCGTTATCAACAGTTCTCTGTCCGCGGTAAATTTCTCGACTTTGATAGAACTGAGCATCTTTCAACTGTGAATTCAAATATTGGTTGAAATCCATTGGTGCACGAGCTAATGCTGTAGGATCGGGACCGCCTTCCATGCCCTCGACTGTGCCACCACGTCTTACGCTAGGTCCTGCCTTTTGATTAGTATCAGGAACTGGTTGAATTGGCATTGCCAACAAATTAATATTGTCGGTCGGCCCTGATGTTCGTTGAGAAGCTGTATTCCTACCTTCATCCTTCCTTTCATCAATTTTATCATTAAATGATGATTGCGATCTATTATTTTGTAAAGTCAATCCAGATCCTAGTGTAATACCATTACCATCATTAGGCCCAATGCTAGCTTGACTCATTACTATCGCTTGCTCGGCTGTGGCTAATGCTGTACGTTCTGTTGCGGCAACTGCGGCCATGGCCACTGCCAGTGTCCGAGGATCTACACGTTTTTTATCTTCTGCTTTGTTAGTTTCTGCTTTTTGTTCTTCTTTCTTTTCTTCTGCCCTAGCTGCTTCTTTAACAGCTTCTTTAGTTGAGGTTGTTTCACCGGTTGGAATACTAACTTGACCAGAGGTAGTCAATTCAACACCACCGACGTCTGTAGTAATCACAGTTTCTGTTCTAGTTGGATCGGCTAACGCAACCGTTGATGACGTTTGCGTCGATGGAGAAGAATTGGAAGTATATGAAGAACTTGAATTTGATGTAGATTCCGTTGATGCGGTTTGTTTATCCTGCATGTCCTTTAAAACTTTTGCCTGAGCATAACCTGGACATTGTATATTATACAATGCGTTCAATGAACACTGATTGTTAAAATATGCCTGAGCATAACCTGGACATGCTTGATTATATAAAGGATCTAATGAACACTGTTGATTAAAATATGCCTGTGCATATCCCGGGCATCCACTATCATATAAAGTATTTAAACTACATTGTTGATTATAGTATGCCTGTGCATACCCGGGACAGGTTTGATTATATAACGGATTAGCAGAACATTGTTGTTGAAAGAAAGCTTCTGCATAACCAGTACAGCTAACGCTAAACAAAGGATTTGTTACGCACTGGTCTGGAGTATATCTAGCATTTACATAGACATTTTGTATTCCTGCGTTATCCCAAGTTTGACCTTGTAATGAAAAATTTCCTAAACTTAAACTATTTGTGCTGTTGGGTAAATTGTATGAATATGATTTACTTTGATAGCTATTAATATCATTGTAATCTCTGGAAACAGAATAAATGCTTTGACCTGCACTATTCGTAATATTGACAGTTGTTCTAGCTAACGGATCTCTATTATCGAAACATACTATAAACCAAGCAGCACAATACGGATCATTACTTTTTACATCGTAGCCCCAATTAAATCCATGTACTTTTACTCCCAAGCCACCATGTTGTAGTGCTGTGCTTATGGATATGATTTCATTGAAAGACTGTCCCCAGCTTATCGATGGATTACTTCCCATCAAATTGCCTGATGTAACTATATCGTTGAAACCCGGACAATGACTACCATATAAAGAGTTAGACACACAAGGGTCAACAGAGTATTTTAATCTTACATCTATGTCTTTAATCTGCGGACCGTAATATCCTGCCCACCAACGATCATCTTTACCGGTCAAGCTAAAATTTAAATTACCCAACGATAAAGGATTATACTGGACTCCAAAGTTTTGTACACCACTGACATTGGTCCAACCTCCAGTTGTCTGAGGCATGTTGTAATTATAACTGTGTAGTACAGAGCCTGTGTTACTTCTTATATTGATGTTGGCAGATAATGTACCTCTACTGAAGTCTTGATTGAGGTAATTCCAACTGTAGGTATATCCATTGACTAAAACGCCAGAACCTGCGTTAGCAAAGGCAGCAGGTATTGAAGTAGAATAAGAAACTGTACCTTGATTATAGCCAAACATCCATGTGCCAGTAGAGGGATTCCACCCTGGTACATTGCCACCAGAAAATCCGCCACCATTTGAATTGGTACCGACAAACGGTCCAGTCCAGGATGCACCCTGAGCGGCATAACCACCAGGCGGCGGATTAGCATCAGTATAGATTAGATTACCTGTGGTGGGATCTATCTGCTGGGCGTTAGAATATGGCAAAAAGCAGAATGCCAAGCAAAGCACCCCAGCCAGTCTTTTTATAGAAATCATCACTCTTTGGTTCCTCAGGTTTTGGCCATTTATCTGGATTGGCATTCCATGCTACACGAGCCTGTTCGCCAATTACACCCTCATAAGGACAAGGTGTACCCGCATGCCACATAGCATCAAATACTCTACGATCTTGACACATAGTAGCCACAGCAGCTACCTTCATTCCCATATCATACAATGTTTTAGCATTCTTTAATCTTTCGCAGTTCATGTCACGAACTGTGCCTCCTGAACTGATACCCAGGATCTGCGTCTGTACAGCACCGCTGGTTCCCGTAGTACAGAGATCATTGTTTCCTCCGCTCATCATTGCAGGTGCAATAGCAGTTGGTGGTGGTTGAATTACTTTTTGTGTAATATTACTTTCATTAATATTTCTATTGGTCATGTCTCCACTATTAATATTTTGATTCACATTATTATTTTGATTTGTGCTTGTAGCAGTGCTGGTACTGGTGTTTACATTAGTATTATTATTTGTATTTGTGTTGGCACTTGTTGTATGTCCAGTATTGATATTGTTATTGGTATTCACACTGGTACTGGTACTAGTGTTTTGGTTTATATTGGTGTTAGTGCTGACACTATTAACTGTACTAGTGTTTACATTATTATTTGTATTTGTACTGGTACTATTGACAGTGCTTGTAGAAGTGCTGTTATTATTAGTATCAACCAATGATTTAGAGTCATAGGTTGTTTGAGCACTAGCTGACAGAGAAACTAATCCCAACACGAGACCAGTTATTATTTTTTTCATTATTCGCTCCCGGTAGTCGGTATAGTATTTAGAGCGAAACTATGAAATATTAAATTGTAGTATTATGGGATGTAAAGTTGAGGACTAGAACTTTGATTCGCATCATTCCAACTAATTCCGCCTACGATTTGAACGTTAGAAATATCCTGAGATTTTCTAATCATTCTATAGTTGAGTGTTCCAGCATTTAATACTATAATGTTAAATTGTCTTTTTCCCTTGAGTAATTGACCATCTGATAAAGCATAACTTTCATAAAGCAGTTCGGTAGAAATTCGCATAGCGTTAGCTGGGTCGATAATACCGCTTTGAGGATCAACCATAGCAATCACACGATTATCAAAATTCTTGATTTCTTCATTATTAGTGATCAAAGTTTTCCAAAGTTCAAGCATTAGACCTTGGTTAAATTTTCTGATAAGATCCTTTCTCTTGATACTTTCACTTACTACATTATTTAGATTGCTGATTCCTTTGCTATTCCAGTTAAATCTACTAACAGTTTTTCCTGTTTTTCCTTTCATAGTAGGATCGACTTTGGGTAATTTTTGAGCAAAGTAGTTTGTTATGATACGCATTCCAGATGTAGGCTTAAGTACGGCTTTGCCATTAAGTCTACCACCATATCCGCTTTCTTTGCCTGTAGTCCTACCACCCTTTACTTCATACATTATACCATTGACTTCTAAATCACCCACGTCGCCTTTTCTAATAGGATTACCAAACATGGTCAACGCTACTTCTCCGGGCCCTAAATTTGCACCAGTGCCTCCAGGGACATATCCAAAGATATCGTCTTTTATGATGTTGAATATTTCTTTATGCTTTGGATCTTTGATATAGGATTCTATGTTTCCTTGTTGAGATTTAACTAAATTTTCCATATCGATAACTCTACCGTTGATAGCATCGTTAAGAAAAGTTGCAAAATCCTCTTGAGTTATTTTTCTATCTCTAAGTATAGTATCACTAAAACTGCTTTTAAATCTTATCACTATTTCTTTAAGTGTTTTTGCATCTGGTGCAGCTTTTGCTGCTAATTGTTTTAATTGATCTTCTAATCCGCTGAAAAATTGTTGGATTTCTATATCTCTTGTTTCTTTTCCTTTTTGTAAAGCTGATGCCAGTTCTTTCTCAACCATTGACCTAAGTTGTTTAATTTTATCTTTGAAAGGTTTAACAATAGCATCACAGTTTTTTACTGCTGCACATATTTGATCGATTGTAGCATTTAGATCGTCTATGAGAGTGTAAGTTGCAGCATCCTCATCTAAATTTTCTTTGGTTTGATCCAGTGGTGGTTGTTGTGGTTGTTTTTGAACTGGTGCTGCGCCTGCATTCTTAGCTAGAATGGAGTCGGCCTGTTTCAGTAATTTTTCTAACTCTTGATTGACCTGCTTTTCCAATTCAGGTTTTTCATCTAGTGCAGCAGCAATAGTTTGCAAATCTGCTTCTATTTCGGCAGAAAAATCAGACCCTAGGGCTGGTAATTTAAATTCAAAAAATCTCATAGTAGAGTATTTAGCGCATTTCCGGGAACAGGCAATCCTGGATGAAAACCCTAATATCCTCTTCATTTAAACCTAAACTAGCCATTACTTTGGGTGTATGTGGGTTTTGCTTCTGATTTTGTGCATAGTAATTCTGCTCAAATGTAGCATCTGTCACAGTGTTGTTAGTTTCACCTACTGTTTCTGTGTAATGATTTACTAGAATATGTGCTAGACTTTCTATCTGAGATAATTCGTTTTCATCATTGACATTGCCCGCTGCCACCATGCTAGAGCTAAAAATACGCTGTGCCCACTCGGGTAATTCACGTTTCTTGATCCATTCGTATCTGCTAACTTCTTCAGAGAAATAGTCTATCATAGGATGATCGCGATCGACAGTAGGACTGTAATCTATGAAACAGCCTGTGATTTTGTTTTTGCCTGCGATCACATCGAATCCAAATATGGGTGCCGGGTTATGGATATGTGGAAAGACACAGCAGTGCATCATCCAGAGGCCCTTTGTTGATCGGGCATCGACTACATCGATATGGGCTCTGCGATAATTGCCGCTGGTCCAAACACGATTAACCCAACCCGGCTGATTAAATCTGTCCATACCAGGTTCAAAGGATTCTACTCCTGTGCTATCAAATGCGGCAGAGAAAAAATTTTCTATTTGTATTAATTTAGACCAAACTATTGACATTTAATATCTATAGGTATCTAGTTTATAAGGTCCGTCTATATGAACATTAATATATTCAGCTTGTCTATCGCTGAGTTTAGTTAACTGAGCTCCTATTTGATCTAGATGAAGTCTAGCAACTTTTTCATCTAAATTCTTAGGTAATAGATATAATTTTCCAATCTCATATTTTTCAGAATGATTGAATAAATCTATTTGAGCCAATGCTTGATTAGTAAAACTATTACTCATTACATAACTAGGGTGACCTGTGGCACAGCCAAGATTTACCAGTCTACCTTTGGCTAATACTATAATTTTATTTCCGTTTGGAAAAATCACATGATCGACCTGCGGCTTGATTTCATCCCACTGACAATTCTTTAAACTTGCAATATCGATTTCACTATCGAAATGTCCTATATTACAGACAATGGCATTATTTTTCATATTTGACATATGGTCGTATGTAATGACATCAATATTACCTGTGGCTGTGACAAAAATATCTGCTTTGTCTGCTGCGTATTCCATGTTTACAACTTTATAACCTTCCATGGCAGCTTGCAATGCATTAATTGGATCTATTTCAGTAATCCATACTTGGGCGGACAGTGCTTTTAAAGCCTGTGCTGAACCTTTACCCACATCACCATATCCGCAAACAACTGCAATCTTTCCGGCTATCATAACATCAGTAGCCCGTTTAATTGCATCTACTAGACTTTCTCTACAACCATAAAGATTATCAAACTTAGATTTAGTTACGCTGTCATTGACATTGATAGCTCTAAGATACAAAGTTCCTTGAGAGATTCTCTCAAGAAGTTTGTGTATACCAGTAGTAGTTTCTTCTGTTACTCCGATTATATCTTTGATTAATTCTGGATATTTGTCATGAACATAGCCTGTAAGGTCATGTCCATCATCTAATAACATATTTGGTTTCCAGCCGTTAGGTCCAGATAAAGTCTGTTCTATACACCACCAATATTCTTCCTCTGTTTCACCCTTCCAAGCAAAAACAGGAATACCTTTGACAGCTAGAGCTGCTGCGGCATGGTCTTGTGTAGAAAAAATATTACAGCTCGACCACCTTACATCGGCACCTAATTCGATTAAAGTTTCAATTAGTACCGCAGTTTGTATAGTCATATGCAAACTACCTGCGATTCTAGCTCCCTTTAATGGTAATTGATTTTTATATTCTTCACGGATAGCCATTAATCCTGGCATTTCTGTTTCAGCTATTGCTATTTCTTTTCTACCCCATTTTGCTAAGTCTATGTCTGCGATTTTATAATCCATTTTATTCCCTATATAATTCTTTCATCATTTTTATTGCCCATTCGAATGCTATTCTTGCTTCATTACCTAAATCGTCGGTAAGTTCTAAACGTATGGCAACCTTAAGCTCGTCTGGATTTTTAAAATCGTAGAACTTTCCTTTGCTTATATGTGCTACCTGTTTTTTAATTATCTGCCCACCATTAAGATCGCCCATATGACGACAATATAAATGTGCTTTGATTAAATGTTTTCTAGCCGCATCATTGATTAATTCTAATAGATAATTGTGATAGGCTATAGTTTGATCTAACCATTTGTAATTATGTTCTTTACCTGCGATTTCTATAAAATCCTGATAGATTTTAGCACTGCGTTCTAATCCATTTAATTTTTCTAGATTACCTTGTACACGATTACCCATTTCTATGATAGGATACACTAATACCAATTGATAAAGATAGTTTGCATAATCTTCTTTAGATATTTTGCCGCTCAACAACATCTTGGCAAATTGTGTCGTTTCTGCTTTGTGATGCAGATCTTTAGTTATGTCTCTTAGACTCATTCTTGTTCCACTGCTATTTTAAGCGGAGAGCCGTATTGTCTGGCTACGCCCGTAGCTTCAATACCTTTTTGTTCGGCTATTTCATAAGGATAAATTCCTGCTATTCCGCTGCCTGTTTCATGTATCTCTAATGTAATATCTTTGGCTTTAGCCTCGTTGTGTTTGAAAATTCTTGTCAATAAATCTATAACTAATTCCATTGGTGTTTGATCATCATTGAAAAATACTACCTTCCATAACTTAGGAGGTTGTAAGGAAACATTGACTTTTTCTTCTACTGAGATATCTGTAGACATAATTTCTCCTAATCAACATACTATTTAATAAAGGGGCCTGAGCCCCCTTATTATTACTTGACATCAACGATATCAATTACTTTGGGTTTTGCTGACTCTGGAACATTTCTTACCAATTTAATGGTTAGCATTCCATTACGTGTTTCTGCGCCCGCTACTTCGATATGTTCAGCTAACGGAAATTCTTTGCAGAAATCTCGAGTCGCTAAGCCTCTATGTAGATAAACAGGAGCTTCTTGTCCTTCTAGTAAAGCCGGTTCTACTTTCTCTCCCTTGATTATTAACATGTTGTCTTCTACGGTAATTACAATTTCTGATTTTTCAAATCCAGTCACAGCGATTTGAATTTCATACTGATTTTCACCAGTTTTGATAATATTGTGTGGGGGGTAGTTATTTGAAACTGAGTTTGCGAATCGACGTTCGAGAGTATCAAACATCGTATCGAAACCAATAAGTGCTCTGTTTAAAGCATCGATTCTAGCTAATGCATTGTTCATAGTAGTCTCCTTATAAAGTAAGAACAATTAGGCCCTATGCCTTTTTGTAAAGCCTTAAAAGTACTTTACATTAATATTTATAATACAGTGCTTTACAATCTAAGTCAATGGGGGGATAATCCCCCATTGTTTACATTCCCATATCCATTCCAGGACCTGGATTCTTTTCTTCCTTAGCTACTTCACGGATAGCACAATCTGTAGTCAGTAATAAGCCTGCGATACTGGCTGCATTTACAAGTGCGGTCTTTGTAACTTTGGTGGGATCAATAACGCCCATTTCTAAAAGATCGCCGTATTGATGAGTGGCAGCATTGTATCCGAAATTCTGTGAGCCTTCGATTACTTTAGCTACAACTACATCTGGACTATCTCCGCTGTTTGCTGCGATTTGTCGGATTGGTTCTTCCATGGCTCTTAAAACGATCTTGATACCTGCATCTTGATCTGCATTGCTACCTTTAAGATCTTTGATCGCATTTTTTGCTCTTACTAATGCCACACCGCCACCTGCCACGATTCCATCTTCGACAGCTGCTCTTGTTGCATGTAAGGCGTCATCGATACGATCTTTTTTCTCTTTCATTTCAGTTTCGGTAGCTGCACCTACTTTAATTACTGCAACTCCGCCTGCTAATTTAGCCATGCGTTCTTGAAGTTTTTCTTTATCATAATCAGATGAAGCTGCTTCAATTTGAACTTGGATAGATTTGATCCTAGCATTGATATCAGTTTTATTTCCTACGCCACCGATCACTGTGGTATTTTCTTTTTCTACTTCTATTCGATTAGCACGACCTAGTTGATCTAAAGTAACCTTTTCTAAGTTATATCCTAATTCTTCGGTGATAACTTGGCCGCCTGTGAGAATAGCGATGTCTTCTAACATAGCTTTGCGACGATCACCGAAACCTGGTGCCTTAACCGCGCAGGTTTTTAAAATACCGCGCATGTTGTTAACAACCAAGGTAGCAAGTGCTTCTCCTTCTAATTCTTCCGAAATAATGAATAGCGGTCTACCAGTTTTAGCCACTTGTTCTAACACAGGTAGAAGGTCTCTGATGACAGAAATCTTTTTGTCATAAAGAAGAATGTAAGGTTCTTCTAAAATTGCTTCTTGCTTTTCAGGATTATTAATAAAATATGGAGACAGATATCCTCGATCAAACTGCATACCCTCTACGACTTCTAGTTCATCTTGTAGACCTTTACCATCTTCTACTGTGATAACACCATCTTTACCCACTTTTTCCATTGCATCAGAAATAAGTTTGCCAATGGTTTCATCGCTATTAGCCGAAATCGATCCAACCTGTGTTATTTCTTTACTGGTAGAACACGGCTTCGAAATCTTATCTAATTCATTCACCGCGGCGGAAACTGCTTTGTCAATGCCTCTTTTTAAATCCATAGGATTCATTCCAGCCGTGACAAACTTCATGCCTTCCTTGACAATACTCTGTGCAAGAACCGTGGCAGTAGTGGTACCATCTCCTGCTTTGTCAGCAGTTTTGGATGCAACCTCTTTGACCATTTGAGCACCCATATTTTGTAGTTTATCTTCCAATTCAATTTCCTTGGCTACAGTAACTCCATCTTTGGTAATCACCGGTGAGCCGAAAGATTTTTGTAAAACTACATTACGTCCTTTAGGACCTAGAGTAACTTTCACAGCGTTAGCTAGAATGTTGACTCCTTCTACTAATTTTTGACGGCTATCTGAGCCGAAACTTACTAATTTTGCTGTCATCTTGATCTCCTTTATTCTACGATTGCAATAATTTCGTCTTCTTTTAGGACTACGAATTCTTCATTATCAACTTTCACAGTTTGACCTGTAAATTTACTGTATAATACCGAATCACCTTCTTTGACACTTAGGCTCACGAATTTACCATCCTCGGTCATCTTTCCCGGCCCAGCCGCAACAACTTTTCCTTGGCTAGATTTTTCTGCCGCCGAATCAGGAATAACGATTCCTGTTTTAGTCATTGTTTCTGGATTTATTGGTTTGATCAAGATACGATCTTGTATTGGTTTAATTTTCATATTTTCTCCTTTTAAAGTAAGAATAGTTAAAGGCCCCTCAAGGTACCTATCAGTCTTTTTTCTCCGTAAAGGTAGCATCGACTACATTGTCGTCTGTCTGTGAGGGTGCATCTTGTGTCTGCTGTGTCTGTGTTTTTGCTTGTTTTTTGTCTAACAAAGTTTTCATTGCCGGATAAACTTTATTCAGATTCTCGATGATTTGATCTTTGTCATCTGTTTTTAATGATTCTTCTACAGATTTAATCACATCCTCGATCTGTTTGATTTCATCTTCAGTTAAATCAGTGCGAAATTCTTCGAGATCTTTACGAACTTCGTGTATCTGAGCCTCAGCAGAATTTTTAGTTTCGATAAGTTCACGTGCTTTTTTATCTGATTCTGCATTTGCTTCTGCATCTCTAATCATTTGTTCGATTTGTTCTTTGCTTAATCCGCTATCTGATTTGATAGTGATCTTGTTTTCTTTGCCGGTGCCTTTATCTTTGGCCGAGATATGCATTATTCCATTAGCATCAATATCAAATGTAACTTCGATCTGAGGATGACCCCGACGTGCAGGAGCTATTCCTTCTAGATTAAATTCTCCCAACAGTTTGTTATGTTGGACTAATTCACGTTCACCTTGGAACACTTTTATAGTTACTGCCGGTTGATTATCCTCGGCTGTAGAAAAATTCTGTTGACCTTTCGTCGGAATAGTAGTGTTTTTCTGGATGATCTTTGTCATTACACCACCTAATGTTTCAATACCCAATGACAAAGGAGTAACGTCCAGTAATAGAACATCTGTACGATCACCACCTAGAACAGCACCTTGTACCGCAGCACCTACTGCCACTGCTTCATCAGGATTTACATCTTTACGTGGTGCCTTACCGAAAAGCTTTTCGACTTCTTCTTGCACCTTAGGCATACGAGTTTGACCACCGACTAGAATAACTTCATCGATATCAGAAGCAGATACTCCTGCATCACGTAGTGCGATACGACATGGTTCCAAACTACGCTGAATCAAATCATCGACTAAACTTTCTAATTTTGCCTTGGTAATTTTTACTACCAAATGTTTTGGACCGCTGGCGTCGGCTGTGATGTAAGGAAGATTTACTTCCGTCTGTGTGCTATTAGACAATTCAATTTTTGCTTTTTCAGCAGCATCTTTCAAACGCTGAAGAGCCAGCATGTCTTTGGTAAGATCAACACCTTGTTCTTTCTTAAACTCGTCGACCAGATAATCCATGATGCGTTGGTCAAAATCTTCACCACCTAGGAACGTATCACCGTTGGTAGAAAGAACTTCGATCTGTTTGTCGTCATCAACGTTAGCTATCTCGATGATACTGATATCAAATGTACCACCGCCTAGATCGTAAACAGCGACTTTACGATCTTTTTTATCTGTTTTATCAACTCCGTAAGCTAATGCTGCCGCAGTTGGTTCGTTGATGATTCGCAAGACTTCTAGGCCTGCAATTTGTCCGGCATCTTTTGTAGCCTGTCTTTGGCTATCATTGAAATATGCAGGAACCGTGATAACCGCTTTAGTTACTTCAACTCCAAGATAGTCTTCTGCGGTCTTTTTCATTTTGCGAAGAACTTCTGCTGAAATTTGTGGAGGGGCTAATTCTTTATTCTGCGCTCTGATCCAAGCATCGCCGTTAGAACTTTCAAAAATTTCATAGGGCATAAGATCTAGATCTTTCTGCACTTCTTTTTCAGCAAACTTCCTACCAATTAAACGCTTAGATGCATAAATTGTATTTTTGGGATTTGTTACAGCCTGACGCTTGGCGCTGGCTCCAACTAGAACTTCACTTTCTGTATAGGCAACGATACTAGGTGTAGTACGAGCACCTTCCGAATTTTCAATTACTTTGGAAGTTCCGTTCTCGACGATAGCCACGCATGAATTGGTGGTGCCGAGGTCAATACCGATGATCTTAGACATACATATCTCCTTATAAAGTAAGATCTATTTGGGCTCTATGCCCTGTAAATTGCCTTATACAGTACAATTTACGATTTTATTTATCTCGTGTTTCCGAGAGGATTGAATAATTGACCATTAATGCTAGAAGCAGTTCTAAGCATTTTATAAACATTTTGCACTCCGACTGCTTGGTTCCAGGCGTCTTCAAGAGCATGATGTTTTAATACCGGAGGACGATTGGGATTAATTCCTAAATCAAAAAGTGTACGTGTATCACGCACTTCCCAGAATTGCCAAGGAATCGCTTTGCCAATTTTACGGAATAAATGTTCGCAGATAATAACGTCAAAGCCGGCACCATGGCTCCACACACGCTTGGCACCCCAACAGAACTTGTACAGTTGATTCATAGCATCTGTGATATCTATCCTACCGTTAGGATCAAATGCTTCTTCTTGTGCGGCTTTACTTTGATTACCCCACCATTCAAGGGTAGCAGAACTAACTGTGCATCCTATCTTATCGCAACTGTCAATATCTACTTTGACGTAGAATTTGTCCATGGCTGGTTCCGAAATTTCATCCCCGAATGGGTCAAACTTAACAGCACCTATAGTTAAAATTGTAGCGGAGGGGAGAACATCTAAGGTTTCTAAATCAATCATTACATCAGATAGCACGATTTTTATCTCTTTCTTATAAATATGATATGTTCAAAATAAACAAATATTCTAAGTACTATTTTAGCATTATTGACAGAGCAAAGTCAAGAAAAATTCTTTCGAACACATATACAGAAAAACATCATATTATACCAAAAAGTTGCGGAGGAGATAATTCCCCAAGTAATTTAGTGAGGCTCACTGCAAGGGAACATTTTATCTGTCATTTACTTTTACCAAAAATGACTTCAGGAAATTTTCATCATAAAATGGTACACGCATTATGGAGAATGTGTAATTCTTTAAAAGCAGATTATAAAATTAACTCAAAAACTTATACCAGAGCAAGAGAGCAACATTCTCAAATTTTATCAACAGTAGGAACATCTGGACAATTTAAAGTTGGAAGAAGTACCTGGAATAAAGGAATACCTCGAACTGACGAAGAAAAGAAAAAAATGTCTCAATCTCGAAAGGGTAAAACAACTGGAAGAACTAAAGACGATTTTACTTTAGAGTGGAAGGAAAAAATATCTAAATCTAAAAAAGGAAAATTAACTTGGAACAAAGGAATATTGCACTCTGATGTAACTAAAAAATTACAATCTGAAATAGCAAAAAACAGAACTAAAAAAGAATGTCCTCATTGTTCCAAGCTAGTTGATCCTGCTAACTTTTTACGATGGCACGGCGAAAATTGCCGATATCGAAAATAAACCATTATTTTATGAATACATCATTAATCTGTCTGTTAACACGAATAAATGTTGTACACTTACTCAATTGTTTTAAACTAGGAGCACCTACATAGGTACAGGTACTACGCAGACCACCTAACAGATCTAGGACTGTGTTCTGCACAGCACCCTTGTATGGTATCTGAACTGTCCGACCTTCTGAACTACGATATTCTGCAATCCCGCCATGGTGTTTATTCATAGCAGTATCTGAACTCATTCCATAAAACATTACTTGGGGATCTTTGCCTTCTTCCTGTACAACAGTACCGCCACCCTCATCATGTCCTGCTAGCATACCCCCTAACATCACAAAGTCTGCACCAGCGCCGAAAGCCTTAGCAACATCGCCAGGGCAAACACATCCGCCATCAGCGATAATATGCCCACCTAGGCCATGAGCGGCATCGGCGCACTCGATTATGGCACTGAGTTGCGGATAGCCCACGCCGGTCTGAATACGGGTGGTGCATACACTGCCCGGCCCAATGCCCACTTTGATAATATCTGCCCCACGTAAAATTAACTCCTGTGTCATATCAGCTGTCACTACATTACCTGCAATGATAGTTGTATGAGGATATGTTTGTCTAACCTTGGAAACATATTCTCCAAAATGTTCGCTGTATCCATTAGCTACGTCAATGCAGATAAAATGTATTTCTGGATAAGCATTCATTATCTGTCTCAGTTTAAGAAAATCTCGATCACTGGTACCTGTGCTGACAGCAAAATAGTTGACGCTAATTTCTGTAACTAAACTAAAAAGATCATCCTCATCGTAGATCTTAGTTAGACAGGTAAACATACGATGATTCCACAAACTCTTAGCCATGGCCAGTGTACCAACACCGTCCATGTTTGCAGCCATAACAGGCACACCTTTCCACTCTGTGTGGCTGTGTTTAAACTTGTAGGTTCTTTGTAGATCTACTTCTTTGCGACTTGAAAGAGTAGAACGCTTTGGTCTGATGAGCACATCACGGAAGTCTAATTTGACCTCATCTTCGATACGCATTTGATGCCTTTCTTAAAATAGTTTTGGCGGCAGTTGTTGATCTCTTTGCTTTTTGAGCCATCGAGCTCTAGCAGCACCAGCTTTTCTTTTTTTAGTTGTAGTTGGTTTTTCATAAAACTCTTTTTTTCGTAGGGTTTCGAATATTCCTGCATCTTCTACTTTCTTTTTAAATCTACGAAGAGCCTGATTGATATTTTCGTGTTCCTTAACAGTAACACCGGTACCTTTGTGTTTATCTAATTTCATAATGTCTGTCAGCTATCTTTCCTAATAAATTTACTACATCATCTACTGTATATATCACACGATCATTAGCATGATGTAAATCTCTGAGTGTACCAAAATAGTAAGATTGTGGTTGGGCCGCAATCCAACCTAAAATAAGTTCTATAGCACCGTTTGAATCGGTATCAGCATTGAAAAATACCAAATGACTTTTGGCTACTTTTTCTAAAAGCCAGTCTACTCTATCTCCCATTTTCCAAACATAATTAACTACTGTGTGAGCTGATTCAACTTTTAACAAGGCAGCAGAAACTACGCTTCCTTGATCTAAATTAAGTTGCACATGAGTTATGCGAATACTGTCTAAGAGAGAATCATCGGGAGGTGTTATAACTAAAATTCTATCAGTCATTTTTTAGAATCTTTAATCCGTTGCCAAATAGTGCTCTCGTTCTGTTCGGCATTTTGTTGATATCCGTCTTTGGTTTTTTTGATTTGATTTCCTTGGTCGTCGTGCTCCATCCAGGCTATTTCAGGAGTATTTACATAATCACCAGGTCGCTCATCTAATTTTTCATTCACCCATTGTTCTGCTACTACAGCTTCTTCTGTGGCAGGATTCTCTTCTGCCCATTTTTTAGCCTCGAGTACAGCATCATCGACATAATCTGCTTTGGGTTTAAGATACTCTTTCCAAGGAAGTTTCTCAATGATTCCCTTTTCTAATAATTGACGTTGTATTTTTAAACTGCTTTCTGGATTGTCCGCTTTCCACGCGGTCATAGCTGTTTGTTCATTGTATTCAGCTTCATCTAATATTTCTTTATCTTCTTTTTCTTTTTCTTCTTCTACGGCTTTTTCAGCCTCAGCTATCATTTCATTCCATTCGTCTAACGGTTTTTTTTCATCGAATTTAGACTCTTCGATACTGTTCTCTACGTTAGGCTTTTCATCCATTTCGGCATCGTCTTTAACCGCGACATCTTCATACCCTGGTTGATACGGTGCTTCTTGGACCTTTTCATTTTGTTTTATGATATCGAATATACTGTTTTCTTTTTTTCCTATAGGAGACGGAAACGGCCAAAGAGACGTGGGCGCAGGCCATTCTTGTTTTGATGTAGCCTGTTCAAGTTCAACGATGTCGCTGGCCATTTCTTCCGAATCTAATTGATGTTCTGATTTTTCTTTAGAATGATCATCTTCTTCTTGTTGCCTAAACCATGAGAAACTGTATTGGCTCGCTAGTAATAAAATAACAGCCAACGGATCAAATACTAAAACTATAACGATGATGACCCAACGAACTGCACGTTCTAGCAAATCAGCATCGGGATTGTCGCCATAGATAAGTGCTGCGATATATTTGATCGGACCTACTTCGGCTTCAACTTTTCTAAGTTCAGATGCGATTGGCGCACGTTCTTCGTTTAATTTTGCGATGCGAGTCTGAGCATCGGCTATTTCTTTTTGTAAACGTCCTCGTTCTACTTGTTGTTGTCTGCGAATTTGAACAGCACGTTCTGCACCGCGTTCGTCATCGCTACGATTAAGTCTAGCGTCGACCTGCGAGTCCATTTGTTTAAGTGCATTTCTCGCTGCTTCTATGTTATCTCTTTCTGTTTTTATTTTTTCATCTAATATACTGACCTTGGCCGCAACATCTCCGGTTGGCACAGCTTGATCCAAATGTGCCTTTGACAGATATCCAAAAATACCCATCGATGTCAACAGCATCAATGCAATGATGGCTAATAATAGATAGGTTTTTAAAAACCTAGGAGCTTGTATCCAGTTCTGTTTTAACCATACTGTGGCAGCAAGTTTTCCAACCTCTAATACGATGCCCATAATCATTATAGGTATTACGGCGGCGGCGAAAATAGCCATCAGACCTGCTACACTATAATAAATGGCGACAGCGGAAATAGACAATCCGCTGAGTAAAGCCAAATAGGCAATAAATTTATCTGTATGATTAAATCTCATGAGTAAATATTTAGTTGTACCAAGTCCATCTATTATCTACATCGTTAAAACATGCAGTGGCTTTCATATTTTTTTCCACTCCATAAGCTATAGCCTGGATATAAATTCGTCTACAATATCCCCCGCCTCCAGGCCATGTGGCACTTACCACGGCCTGTCCGCTGGCTCCATTTCTATACCATTTCACCGATTGACCATTTTCTGCATACAGTAAAGCATGAGTAATCGCCTGGTCATAGGCCATTCTTTGTTCATGGTCTAGAGTTTTGAACCAACCGAACGATAATTCCACTAAACGATTTACAAATTCGCCGGACCTATATTCAAAGAATCTAGGTTCTTGTAAATCTCCAGCATAGGTATGACTACTGACCGTGAGTATCCAAAATTTCCCAACTACCATCAGGCAGCTGACAACTGATCGCACGGTATTGAATATCTTGGCCGCCACGTTTCATCCATCCATTAAAATGACCACAGTTTTTACCAAGACCAATCCGAGACACGGTTAGTCTCTTAACTTGGTCGTCTGTACATTCTACTTCAGTACGACTATTAACTTTTTCACCGTTATCTGTGATGATAGTTTGACTGGTATAGCAGTACTGAGGTTTCTGAGCTACAACTTTGGGATTAGAGCTACAACCCACAAGCAGAATCGCTCCTGCGAGGACGGCGTAATTCATCGACTTGAGACTTTCTGCTCTCTGGCTTCGGAGATCAATTGATCAAAAACAGATTTTGGCATTTTTAATCTAACGAAGGTATAATGACGTCCATTCATTGTAAAATGTCCAACTTCTCGATTAATATGCTCTCGAATGGTAGTATCTCGCACAACATAAGAAATTTTAGTATAAGTCTTTTTCTTATCGTTGTCAAAAATAATTTCGGTGTTGCTATTAACTTCCGAATTAATACGTTTAGCGAAGTTATTCATAGCGATAGCATACATCTGTTCTTCGGCGGCCTGTGCATGAATGCTTTCACCCGCACCACAGGCATATGCATATTCTTTTGACCACCAGAACCAACCTTCTGTACCTGCTTGAGCACAGTCTTGATACCAACCCGGTTGTGCATAAGTCTTGCGTTCATCAATTTCTTTCATTGATGAACAACCAGTGATGGCTGCTGTCATCAGTGTTGCTGCAATTACCTTTTTCATACTTGCCTTTCTGTGTGTGAATTACGACAGTTATTAGTATAGCACCGTAGCCAACCAAAGTCAACTACGGTGATTACCAATTTATTTGAAGAAGATCAAAGACAGCATCACAGATTGGATGATAAATCCCAAACCAATTGTAACTACATTGAGCATGTCTTTCTGAACAGCGGCTTTAACAAACAATAATGTAAGTCCTGCCCAAACTAAAAGAACCAAATCAACAGCAGGTAATCTATCTGTCAATCCACTCATCACAGCCAACATACTAGGTATAGTGCTGGCATGTAAAATTATTGCAGCCATCCAACCGAAAGTTTCGGAAGAAATATGACTAACTTTTTCTTTGATAAAGATTTTAAATTCGTTTAGATTATCGAAGTGAAGCATAAGTTTTGCCTTTCAGTTTGTTTTCAGTGTAAAAAATATGATTACCAATCTTGCCAATCCTTTCCAATCCCCATTGAGGATTTACATGAACAGCATGAAAATACAGTGCATGCCTCATGACATCTAGCCTAAAATTTTCCAATAAAACCTTTTTAGCAACTTCATAGCTTTCTCTATATGCTATCGGGTTGACTGGGCGAGCTTTGGTTCCAGATTCGCAGTGCCATGAGAATTGGCACACAACTTTATCCATTACTAAAGATTTCTGATAAACCACACCACATATATCTTTTGGGAATGATGGATGTGAAACTCTGTTCATCACCACTTGGGCTACTGCTACTTTGCCTTCGAAATCTTCATGACCAGCTTCTCTGTAGATATTCATAGCCAAACAATCCAACTGGCGTTCTCTAGTTTTAATTGACACAACATCTTTGCTATAAACTGCTGCTGATTCTTTTAAAATTGCAAATTTTTTTGTGGTTAAATTATTAACAAGCATAACCACCAAAACAAGTCCTAGCGTATAGGACAATAATCTCAATGCATTTTCCATAAGTCCTCCTTTCATTTGGTGCTGCGATCTACTGCAACATTACATTAAGGGAGTAAACTTCACGAGGCTCTTGAAAGAACCCTGGGTTCGTGTAGTTTGTCTCCATTGGACGCATGATCTCATAACTCATGTGCCTTTGGAGCCTTGACCGCCCGAATCTCACGGGTTTCTCATAGGCCAAGACTCGCGGAACCGTTTCAGCTTTTGACATACTTTGGTTCTACTATCTTAGTTTCTTTGCGAAACGTAATTTATATACCTCATTTCCTATACAATAGCATGAAAATTGGTGATTATCGACGCATTTTGGCAATATCCACCGCCTGTTCGTCTGAAAAGATTGGTACAGCGTTAGATTTGTGCATGGTTCCAATGCCTTTGATCTTATCTCCAGTATAAACTTTTTGATCTGGTTTGGTACAAGGGGCGCCAGTAAATGGTAGGCTGGGAATCTTTGGTTGATCCGAACCTCGATGAAATGGTGCAGGAGTGGAAAGAGTAGGTGCAGCCATCGCACGTTGTCTACGTTTCTCTTGCTGTTCGATACCCCATTTCTTTAACAGTTGTTGCCAATCTTCTTCCAATTGTCTGGCCTTTCTAGCTTCATCTGCATTGCGAAACTTGCGCTTGCCTTTTTTCTTGCCTGTGGTTGACAGCCACGGACCTTCTAAATGCATACTCATTGCAGTCTCCAAAACTGTTACTGATGTAATACTATAACATATTTGCACAAGGCTGTCAAGAAAAAGCCCACCGAAGCGGGCCTTTTTGGTTTTTACCGATTGATTAACGGTTCATAACATAAAGCGTTACTTCAAACCCAAATCTCATGTCAACTGCTGCTGGTTTGGTCCACATAGTGTTTCTCCTTTGCTAATAAAACATACTTGTATTGCAACAGTATGTATCACTATTATATGACAAAAACTATCTGAAAACCATACTGATAATCATTAAAAGATAGTAATTAAATTGTGCTTGAAAATCTGCCAACAATGTTCCCAAGTCCATTTTTCTGAAGATTCTCTTACACGATCTCTGTTATAGTTGGCAGCTATGCGGATACTCAAGGCTAAATTTTCACTCATATGTCCATTTGTTCCCTGCTCTAAGATATCTATTGGACCGGGAACTGGATAAGCAGCCACTGGGGTGCCTAAACTCAAACTTTCTATAATAACGATCCCAAAGGTGTCTGTGCGACTAGGAAAACAAAATACATCCGCTTGTGCATAACAATCTGCCAAATCGCTTCCTGATTGATATCCTAAAAATTTAACCTTAGAATATTTCTTCTCTAGTTCGTTTCTGTAAGGACCATCTCCAACTATTGTAATGTCAAATTCATTTTCTAGACAGCACAAGTCGTCAAGATTTTTTTCTTTGCTAACACGACCAACATACAACACCGAAAGATTTAAATGTAGATATTTGTTATGACTCCATTTGATTTTTGTAGACAATGTTTCTCTATCAACTCCTCTGGTCCAAGAAACAATATTACCCCGAAATCCGTGATGTATTAAATCATTGACCATTGTATCTGTTGTGGTTAAAACACGACCGCTGTGTTTATGAAACCAGCGAACGTAGGCATAGGTCCAGCTTCTAGGAATATGATAAATTTCTTTCAAGAATTCAGGAAATTTAGTGTGGTAACTAGTATTGTAACGATAGCCGCGTTGGTCAAGATAAAGTCTAGCACACAGACCAATAGGACCCTCCGTGGCGATGTGTATATAATCCGGAGATATCTTCTCAATCTTCTTGCCGATCTGCCAAGGAAGGCTAAGTTTAACTTCAGGGTAGCCTGGGCAACTAAAATGTAAGAACTGCCCGGGATCAAGGTATAGAATGCAATACCCGTCCAAAACAGCGTGTTTCTCAATATTCTTGAAGGTCGTAACCACACCATTAATCTGCTCCCGGAGGTTATCTGTTATGACTAAGATTGTTTTATACATCTGCCTTGTACCTTGAAGTTATCAAACTTTATCCAATAAGTCATTTCTTTAACCGCTTGTTCGCAGCTTTGTTGATTGTCAAAGGGTATAGTCAGTGTTGCCGGAATGTCTTTTGGATTGTTTATGTGTACCGCTATCAATATCATCAACCACATCATCTCTCTCCTGTGTCCATGTAATGATTTCCCAATGTCCGTCCCAGTGTTCTACTAAAGCAGTCATTGACTCTACCCAATCTCCATCGTTCATGTAAACCACACCATCTACTATTTTTATTTCTGCGTGATGAATGTGTCCGCAGATCACGCCGTCATATCCTCTTTTCTTGCAGTACGTTGCAAGATTACGTTCAAACTGGAAAATGAAATCTACTGCTTTCTTTACCTTGTGCTTAAGGAAACGGCTAAGACTAAAATAACCAATACCCATTCGATGGAGGATCCAATTGCACTTACTATTGAGAGATAAAATGGTGTCATAGGCTTTGTCTCCTAAAAATGCTAGCCATGGTGCTAGTCTGGTGATGCCGTCAAACAGATCACCGTGTACTACGAGATAATGTTTACCATCTGCACCTATGTGTTCTATTTGATTGTGTAATTCAATTTTACCAAAATGAAAACCATAAGGCAACAACGGACGGATAAACTCATCATGATTACCTATAACATATACCACTCTAGTTCCTCTCTTGGCATGTCCTAATACACGACGCACAACGTTGGTATGGCTTTGTTTCCAACGCCACTTGTTCTGTTGTATCTTCCACGCATCAATTATATCTCCTACTAGATATAATGTGTCACAGCTATTATGTTTGAGAAAATTATTCAGTGCCTCAGCTTTACAATCCTTGGTGCCGAGATGTACATCAGAGATAAAAATAGATCGGTATTTACGCTCCATGAGGTATTTACCGATCCGAATATTGCTAAATGATTACAAAATTTAACTATTTAATACCTTGGCAACACTGTTTATTACGGCAGCAATACGTCCAATGTCTCGTAGTTGATCTACAGAGTAACCTTCTGCCTTCAATGTGTCAAAATGTGCTTTCACACAGAAATGGCATTTGCCTACGATACTTGCCGCCAAACTATATGCCTCAAAACGAGCCTTGGTAGTACCACCATGTGTGGCAATAGCGTTCATACGTAGCTGTGGAGGAATACCTTCGAGAGCACCTCCTACCATTTCTACATATGGATACCAAACGTTATTCTGTGACATGATAGCTGAGGCTGTGAGCGCAGCGTCACGTTCTTTGATATCTTCAATTCCGCTTGAAATAAAAGTTACCAGCTTGCCATTGCCTGTGGCCATCGCTGCTGCTAGAGCACAACCTTGAGCTTCTGTTGCATCTAGTGTGCTACGGTTTATAACCGCGTCAAGATTTAATCGTGCGTCCTTGGCATAATCCGGGAGTGCCTCTTTGATCTGTTCTACCCAACTCATTGTGTGTCTCCTTGTGTTTGTTTTGCTATCGATTTATAGCCCTTATAGGTAGGGTGAACACCATCAGGGCTGAGTTCGTGAGAACGACTATCGATAACAAAGTCATTGAATTTGTCTGCTACTTTTTTTACGTTGTTTCTTTTTGTATCTTTGATAGCAGGCAATATCCAATATACTCTATCTGCTTTGACAAACTGTCTTAGGGTTAATAATTCTTCGTAGGTGTTTATGCTCTTGTAATCGTTTGATCCTAGGCTAATGATCACAGTCTTAGCTACTTTATTAATAGATTCTGTATACAACACGTGTCTATTAACGTAATCATAACTGTTGATACCACTGCGAGCATAGGTCTTACATTCAGAGCGAATCTGTCCAACACCAACTGCAAGGCTATCACCTAGGATCAAACATTCTAGCATATTATACCTTTAGGGTATCGCCACCAACTGTGCGGTTGCAGGCACAAAGTTCGCCGGTTTGTAGTGCATCTAATACACGCAGAGTTTCTTCTGGGCTGCGACCAACGTTGAGATTGTTGACTGTCACGTGTTGAATCTGGTTGTTTGGATCAACGATAAATGTAGCACGTAGAGCAGCACCTGCCGGAGCATAAAATACACCTAACTGATCGATAAGACTTAGTTCGCCACGCTGTGTGTCAGCGAACTGAACATGTTTGATGTTTTTTAGATCGCTGTGTGCATTCTGCCAACTGATCTTGCAGAATTCGTTGTCTGTACTGCCTGTAAGTAATACAGCCTCACGATCTTCGAAATCTTTAGCTAACTTATCATAGGCAACAATTTCAGTTGGACATACGAAAGTAAAATCCTTTGGATAGTAAACAATTACTTTCCATTTGCCTTCATACGACTTTTCTGTGATATCGAAAAAGGCATCTTGTGGTTGACCTGGTTTAACGCCTACCAGACTAAAGGCTTCTAATTTATCACCAACTGTTTTCATTTTATCTCCTTGTGTGTGTTGAAAACTAACAAATAGTATATATCCTATTAAAATAGGAAATCAATAGGTTTTTCCTAAATATTTTTTAATAATGATCATAGGAAAAATCAATAACAAAAAAGAAAGCGGCCCGAAAGCCGCTCAACTATTTTTGGTTACAAGGCATAGTTGCCCCGGAAGTTTAGGCTGCTAGAGCGTAAACCTCGTCATTAGCTGCGTTTGCAGTTATAGATTTGCTTGATTTAGGGTCATCGCCTACCCTGCTGTCCACTCTGTTACTCTTTGCCCTGTCGAAACCAGGTCCGGCCCGTCAGAAACACACTGTACAGATATTAGCAATGGCCTCTGTGGGACAATCAGTGTGCTTTTGGTGGACCGGGCGGGAATCGAACCCGCGTCCAGAACACTTTTCTCTTTGCTTCATACAGCAATAACTTTTATTTAATCCAACCTATCTTTTCACCTGCATCTTTGCGTCTATCGTGTTCTTCGGGTGTGTTGGGATATCTCCAAGCCCACATAGCCACTAGCGCCATAAATACCGCGGTTGAAATTATGCCAATAAGTTTAACTCCACCGGTATACATTAGTATAAGACTCAATGACATCATTGTCAACATCAAATAGCGAAGTTTTTGAGGAAATACACGTTTTTCGTTCCAATTAGTTAAGAATGGACCAAATATTTTATGATTGTAAATCCAACGATGCATACGTTCCGAACCTTTTGAAAAACAGTATGCAGAAAACACCACGAACGGTGAATAAGGAATGCCAGGAGTAATGACTCCGATATAGGCCATTCCTAGACTTGAAAATCCTAAGATATTCCAAAATAATTTTTTCATGCTAGTTGTGTTAATCCTTGTGAATAGGTTGAATTATTTAATAAAGTCAAGACTTGGCTTCTTTGATTTGATTTATCAAAACTAATGTGAATCCATGGTAATCCCGATCCAGTAGTTTTATATTCTAACAATAGTTGGTCATAGCTTACATTGTCTCTGATCCATTGAGCGATGACATAATAATCTGCTTTGCTAGTATTACGAAATTGGATATCAGCTGCCTGCCCTTTTGGATGCTGGCTACGAGGATTACCGCTCGGTGGTCTCCAGGTATTTGTAATAAAAGAGTTAGGAAATCTAGATTTTATAGGTTCTAGACAATTCACAGCCAACAGTTTTAAATTGCAAACTATTTCTTCTAGACTTAAACCGGATTCGTCCCCTCTAAGAGCATTATCAAAAGTTACATGAGGTTTTCTAGTAAGTTTACCTACTGTGTAGTTAGGTGATAATGAAATATTATCGATAGCTCCTCCGGACGGGAAAGGTGATAGGCTGGCTATATCTGCGCAATTCTTGCTGAGAGCTATATTAGCTTTACCCGGAGACTTATCTGCATTTTTTTCGTCTAACGGAACTAATTCGCTTTGATCAATACTTTTTTTGCTTTTTACATACGTAGATCCTGATCCAGGAGAATCGGGATCGTGATCGTCTCCAGCATTCATATCTCTATTTGATGGTGTATCAGTGTCAACTTCATCTCCTGCATACACATCTCCGCTGCCTGTGGCAGGATGTCCGCAACTAGCAGGATCTCCTTGGCGAACTGTGCTGATATTATTTGTAAACACAGTTTTAGAACCATCTGCCATGACTGGTCCTCGATGTGCTCCTCTTCCGTGGCCTGCCACTGCATCTCCGACTCTTACAGTCGGTTTGTCGTTAGTGAATACATCCCCCGACCCTTGTATGAGAGCGCCTCCCGCTGAATCTTGTCCTGCATTACGACTTACACCATTAGACATAGATTAAAAGTTTTTAGGTAATGCATCTATTTGAGCTTTAATAGATGCGAAATCTGTGACTCCTTGATCTACAAGAAGTTTATAGATAGCATACATAGACAACCATTCATAAGGACCTAATATATGCACACCATCGCCTTCGCCCAGCTCTTTTAATTTTTTCTGATAAGTTTCTATTGCTGTTTGTTTGGCGGCAATAGTTGTTTGTTGTTGAGATATGGTTGTAGATTGAACCGATATGTTATCGATCTTATCTGATATGTTATCGATCTTATCTGCAACGAATGCCATACTCAACGACAGTTGTTCTAGAGCCGTTACTATACGATCTAGATGATCGCTGTAATCAAAAGCACTACCTGTGTTATCACCTGCTGTTGGAGCCGAACCGGGCGGTGCTGCTGTGGTAGGTAAAAGTGAACTGTCGTTGGCCATCTAGATTCCTTAAACTAATTTTATTCCTGTGGTTTGTTGTACATACGCATCAGCAAACTGTTTTTCTGTAGATGACATCGCAGCCACTGCAGATTTTAATAGTGTTATGGCTTGATCTGGATTAACAGTGATCATATAGGGCATCATACCAAGTCCTTGTGCAGACATACTTAAAACCATTGGTTTGTTGATAGTGTACAATGTATCCTGATCTTCGGATAATTTTGCTATCAATTCTTCTCCGCTGGTAAGTTTTATTGATACAATATCGCCACTTGAAAACTTTTTATTAATTAACATTATACTCTTCCGTCTCCGTACGATTGATTCTCCCACTGATCAAATAATTTTCTTAGTTCAGTGAATCCGCCAACAAGTTTGTCATCCAAAAAAACCTGTGGCACAGTTTTTGCATTCGGAACAGCTTCTAACAAATCTTCTTTTGTATACCCATCACCGATTTTCTTTTCTTCAAACACTATTCCTTTTTGTGTTAACAAGGCCTTTGCCTGATCACAATAAGGACAACGATACTTACTCCAAACAATTGCTTTCATACTCAATCTTCCTAACTCGAATATATTACAGCACCCTTGCTGTCTGTCACTCTTACCAACAGCATTCCCTTATTTTTATACTGTAAGGCTGCACTTATAGCAGCCTGCTCGCTACCGTAGTTTCCGATCGTAGTCCACGATTCATAAGGGGAATGACGTTTAAATTGTGCTTTATACATATACATTATATAGCCGGTAAGGCATTGTAATCTAAATTTTCGCTCATGATACCAATTACATAATTGGTACTTTCATTTTCTTGTAGAGCTGTTTGTTTCTTGCTGGTATCACTGTGCTTATTAAACCACGGAATCGGAGTTGATTTTGGAGCATGACCCCAATATTTGATTCCGATATCTTTTAGCGCACCAACAGCAGTATAATCAACAAAATCTTTTAAAATATTAGCGTTGAGTCCGATCACTGGACCTTTTTGGAATAGATAATCTGCCCAGGATTTTTCTTCTTGGATTACATCTTTATAAATTTGTAAAACTTCATCCTGGCATTCTTGTGCTGCCTTGGCAAAACGCGGATCTTCTTTAACTACCTGATTGATCAGCCAAGCAGTCCAACCTTTGTGCAGTAGTTCGTCTTGTAGGATTAGGCTAATGATGTTGCCGTTGCCAATAAAGATCTTGTTTTCTACCATGGCCAAACTTGTGGCAAATGATACCATAAAGCGAAATGCTTCTAAGGCATAACTTGCGTGTAATGCTAGGTAAATTGCTTTGATGTGGCTTTCTTCTGGACAATTATTTGGATCATCATCTGTCTCTTTTATGCAATTTAATTTGTGTAGGTCGTCATAATATTTGCCAACACTTGATGCCATATTCACTATCTCTGCGGTGTCGTGGATAGTGTTAAAGACTTCCTTAGGCACATTATAGATATTACGGATGATATGGCTGTATGAACGACTATGTATATTAGTTTCAAAGAATGTCCAATTAAAGACTAATGCTTCTAGTTCTGGTAGGCTTATGACCGGAGTAAAGATTTGACTTGGGCCGCGGCCTTGCAGACTGTCAAGAGCAGTTTGCCTAAGCAAGTTGCTAGTGAAGATATGTTTGACTGCATCGCTAGCCTCCTTAAAGTCTTGTGCATCCTTTGTTAAACTAATTTCTTCTGGGACCCAGAAAAATCCTCTGGCGGTTTTTTCAAAGTCTGCGATTTTATTATATTTTACTTCTTCGAAACGTTGGATCGTTACTGGTCCCGAAGGATCTAGAAACATCTTTCGTTGTAAGTAATCAGTCTTTTCTTTTAAGTTGTATTGTTGTTGACTCATCTATTAATCTTCCATTTTGATAATTTTGTATTGCATCTAATATCCATTGAAATAGTATTTCATTTTTTTCCTGATTGTTTAAATGATTAGGGCAGGTATCATTAGTAATTTTATCAATATGCCTATCAAAACATGCCAGCGATACTAAAGAAGGACGTATTTCAACTCCTGTTGAAAATCTGTGTGCATATGTTAATTTATTCGGCGCATATGCATCGTGAGACCATTCCGCCGATTCACCAAACGACCATAAATGTATTATTTTAGTGTTCTTTGGCAAACTTGCCAAAATTTTTGATTCAAAATAAAATAATACAGATACATATCTAAAATTCGTCGCCTGTATATCACTAATGTGTTTGTAATATTCGTACGCGGCCGACCAAACAGGGTTATCAGTATGAGTCGCATTTTGATATGCGCTATGAATAGTTATGTTTCTAATTTTAGGATGATATAATCTATGAGCTGACGTCCATAAGAACACACAAATGTCAGGCGGTGATTCCTTCATCGGATTAAACTGTAATAAAATAGCATCTTCAATTGAAGATCCACCAGTGCCTAGATTTACTACATCTGCCTGCAGATAATTTTCCAATTTATTAATGTATGTTCCGGAAAGATTGCTCTTACAAAAACTATCACCGAAGAATCCGATCCTTAATCTACGACCAGCTAACTTTTTACTCATAACTTACAAGCTTCGCAATCTTCTATTTCTTCTATAAGTTCTCGTTCATTATGAAAACCATTATAATGTACTTCGGGAGTTCTTTCCTCTATTTTAGATCCTGCCTTATTAATCAAGCTATAATAGAATGTTTTCAAACCCCATACATGTGCTTGCATAAGATTTTTAGCAATCAACGTCGTTGGTACTTTTCTATCTGGAAAGTGTGCTGGATTGTAGAAAGTGTTAGTGCTAATACTCTGATCTACATATGCTGCTAATACAGACGCAGTTTTGAGGTATCCGTCGCAGTCTTTTTGATCCCACATTAGTTGGTATTTGTTTTTCAATCTGTTATACTCGGGAACGACCTGTGTAAACGATCCTGCTTTACTTTCCTTGGTTGATATCAAACTCATAGGCATTTCAATACCGTTTGTGCTATTAATAACAACACTACTAGACTCTACTGGAGCAATAGCCATTAATGTAGCATTTCTTACTCCGTGTGTTTTCATTTCTTGACGGAGCGACTCCCAATCGAGTTCTGGAGAGAAGTCGGTAAGTTCGTTAACTCCGTCAGCTCTTCTTTCCCAAGGGAAGATTCCTTGTCCGTATCTTGTTCTATCTGATTCTTTGCATTTTCCTCTTTCTTTGGCAAGCTCAACAGTTGCTTCTGTAAGGTAAAAGGCTTGATGCTCCATCCAAAGTTTAACTTCTGCCAATGCGTCTTTGTCGCCATACTTGATTCCCCTTTTCGCATGCCAATAGGCTAAATTTGTAACGCCTATCCCTAGAGGTTGGATTTCGTCGTTGCTCAACTTACTTTGAATACTTAAGAAATCCTGATAGTCTAGGATATTACATAGGCTTCTTTGTAATATGCGACAGGCTCTACGCATGTCTTCTGGGTTACGGAACGCACCCCAGTTGATGGATCCCAGTGTGCATAACGCTATGCGTCCTTCCACGTCGTCTAATCTCTTAAATGGACGGGTTGGCAATAAGATCTCGCAGCACAGATTACTTTGATAGATAGTATGATATTCAGGATCAAACGGTCCTTGATTCATAACATTATCAATAAACACCAAATAGATGCGACCTGTATCTGTACGCTCCTTGAGTATGCCTGATTTGAATGCTTCTTCAGCAGACATTACTTTTTTTCTAAGGTCTTTACGTTTTTCGTATCTAACATAAAGTTCTTCAAACTCAGTTGTGTTTTTGTAAAAGGCTTCGTACAAATCAGGTACTTCGTTAGGATCAAAGAACGTGATGTTTTCTTTATTTTTAAACCTACGCCAAAAGAACGCCGATAGTACAACTCCGTAGTCCATATGTCTGACGCGAGTCTCTTCAGTTCCTTGATTATTCTTAAGGACAATAAGATCGTCAAACTGATGATGCCAAATAGGATAAAACACAGTAGCACTTGCATTGCGAATACCACCTTGTGAACAACTCCTTAAGTCTCCGAACCACTTTTTCAAAAAAGGAATCATGCCAGTGTGCATGATTTCGCCGCCCCTGATAGGACTACCCAAAGGACGTAATCGTCCAATCTCCAAACCAATACCTGCTCTCTTGCTGGCATACTTGGCCATCATTTCGCCAGAAGCAAAAATGGAGTCAAGGTCATCATCACTGCGAATGAGCACACAACTACTGAACTGCTTAGTGGGAGTGCCAAGCCCAGCAAGAACAGGAGTAGCGAGAGTAAATAGACCGTCAGAAGCCGCATTGTAATATTCCTTAATATATTTCATTCGAGCCGAATTAGGCTCTTCTTTGTGAAACACCGTTGCTGCTGCAACCATGTATCTAACTTGTGGTGTTTCATAGATCTCTTTGGTACTACGATTTCTTACAAGATATTTTTCGATTAGCTGTTCAATAGCAGCATAACCATATTCTTCATCTTTTGAATGATCGATAATATCATTCATTTTGTTCCAATCGTCCTCGGTATACCACTCTAATAACTCTGGGCTATATAATCCCACTGATACATTCTTCTTTACTATGTCATAGAGATGTGGAGGTTCATATTGGCCATAGACATCTTTGCGTAGCATAGAGAGTCGTTGCTTACCGGCCACATATTGATAATTCGTGTGCCCTACATCAGGATTGTGTTCGATGTCGATGAGATCAACGATGGCTCGTAGAGTTATTCCATCGATTTCTTCCGTGGTTATTCCGTCGTAAAAATGTGGTTGAGCCTTGATTTCTATCATTGATTGGCTAACGTCTGCGATTCCTTTACAAACTTTTGCCACTTGTGCCTGCCACTTTTCGATAGTAAGTGGTTCTTTCTTTCCGTCTCTCTTGATTACCGTGATGCTCATTTTCGTTTGTCTCTGTAAATATTTTCTAGGTTTGATATTTATTATAACCTAGGTATCGTCCAAATAATGTTTGTTTTGTATTTTTGTAATTCGGTTATGTCTACTACTTTTTTGTATTCTAGATTAAGAACGTATTTATTATTCACTGCTAGAGCAAAGATTGGTTCATTTTTATTAGGAAGCATAGACATATGTATCTCACAATTGGTCTTCATAAACCGCTGTGTTAATGTTATAGTGTAAAGCATTCCTAGAGCGATTGCAAGATCATCGAGGCGGAGATCAAGAATCAAATGCCACGGATCTGGCCATTCGTTTGGTTTATTTGGATCTAGATAGTTGCTTACAAATGGAGCGCGGCTCCAGAGATCTACCACTTCTTGAAACGGGTTCTTACTTTTTTCTAAATTATCTCTAAATTGTTTCCAAGCAGCTAATCTATCGGCACCGTGGAGATCAAACACCATAGGCCACATCGAACGATATGGACCCTATCAGACCAGTTGATAGAGGATTTTTGTAGGTCAAGACCAAAGTATCAACTACAGCAGCAGTTGAATCATCCGCTGTGGTATTACTTGTTTTAGAAATTGAAAATTCAAAACCTGTCATAATGCTTGCCCCCTCGCTGATTAGAAAATTAGGTGAATATACAAAATTGTCAGTGATACTTACTTCAGAGCCATTAGCCCCTGTTGATAAATCATCACCGATTACAATAGTTAAAGTTCCGTATCTTGTGTGCTCGCCTAGTTTAAGACAATAGGTAATAGTAGTAAATTTATTAATCGCAGAGAATACTGCCAATGGTCTAAAACTGTCAGACAAATAGATTACTGAATATATCTTATCAATAAAGTTAGCGCCAGCTGCATTATATACTTCGGTAAATGCTGCTACACCACTAGTTGATACTATGCCAGCAGCTTGTTGTCTATTACTTACACATTGGCTGACGATGTTTCCTATTTTTTCACCAAAATAAATCATTACATCGTCCGGATTGGCCGCTGTGGCAGTATTATTGCCTACATTTTTAAACTGACAGCGTTGTACGATAGTCTGTGTTCCTGATGTAGATCTAAATGCTTGATTGGCGATTTCTTCAAATTCGCAATCATAAATTGACCATTTATTTCCTTGTCCAGTGACTCCTTCTATGTAAATGGCAGTATCGCTGACTAAAAATTTACATGCATCTAATTTTATACTGGTATCAAATACTGCTGTCTGTCTACACTTTAGACCTACGCTATTACCTTCAAAATCACAATCTTTAAAAAGGATATTCTGTACGCTAGTCCCTACAAGATTATTTTCCCAATAGACAGCGGCCGGTTGAGTCGCCATTGATGGAACACTTCCGCCTAGAGTATAAACACCTATAAAACGAACCTTTTCAAATATTGAATTAGCTACACCAGATAACGAAATCTGTCCAGATGTTCTTTCAATGGTGAGATTTGAAATTTCTATATTCTGTGGTCGATTTGTGCTGTCAAAATCATTTACTTCTAATCCTGTTGAAGTAATAAATCTAATCGTGTTACCTCCTAGATTTAATACCGTACCGTGTTGGGTTTCCCCTTTTATTTTTGCATTAGCAGGTATGGCGATGTCATTGGTTAGTAAATATTCGCCGTTGGGTATTACCAAGACTTTTCTGTAATTCTGATCGCTGTTTCTAAACAATTCAGTGAATGCAGTTTCGAAAGCTTCCACACAGTCTGTAGAACCATCGCCGACGGCACCGAAGTCTGTCACAGATACATACTCGTCTAATTTACTTTGTAGACTTCTAGATACACTAAGGGTAATGGCTGTATCGTCGTTAGCAAATTTATAACCTGCAATCAGTTCAAGGATATTATCATGCTCTGTCAGTATTCTAGTATTTCCTACATAAGGAGCACCTTCAGCTACGCTGCCGTTTCCTATGAATAGCTCTTGAGAATCGACTGCCCAAGCAAATTCAGCTGAACTAAGTTGCGGAACTCCGCTGTTTGAGTTTTTTTGTCCTCTTCGGACCTGTATCTTTGAAATTTGTACAACGGCCATTGAAATACCCTCTCTATATGGTATTTATCCGTTGAGCTTGTAGTATTCTTCAACCTTATTAAGCCAAAGATCTTGATATTTGTTAAAATCTGTGGGCCATAGATCAAACTGCTGATATTCACAGTTGCGGCTGCACATAAACACATGGCCTTCTCGGATGTCTGTGCCGTAGACTTCATTATGTGCTAGTATATAGGCTATCAGTTGTAGTTTATAATCTTCCACCCACTCTTCTTTCTTGGGCTTGTTGGTCTGTTTATAATCTGCGATGCAGGGATTGTCCTCGTACACTGCCACTAAGTCTGTAGTACCCGAATAAAGTCCGGGAAAGTAAAGGCTCTGCTCCATGGCCCATACTTCATTGATTTTAGACAGACCATTAGAAATAATCACGTCCGCCATAGCATTAGCCTGCACATGAACAGGATTATTGCCAGGCTGTCGTTGCATTCCTGCAATAAATCTTTCGAGATTGCTGTGCATGGCTGTTCCAACTCCGGCGGCTTCTGTGGTAATTTGTTTAGCTTTTTCCTCGCCTATGCGCTTTTTCCATTCGTTAAGATGTGTCATATCCTTAGTGGCGCCAAGGATGGTTGTAACGCTGGGTAGACTTTCCCCATCCGGAGTTAGGTAGACTCGTTTTCTAGTAACCGGATCGTTTACTTGGGTGCAGTTTTTATATTGAAATTTTTCTACAAAAGGAGGAGGAGTATGTTCAATTGTCATATTGTATATATTACTTGAGAACTCTAATAAAGTCAACCTTGGCTAGCGATAGACTTTCATTGAACATTGATTATACCTGTTTCTCAATAATGGAACGAATTCTCTGTTGTGAATTTCTAACCATTCCTTAAGAGCTCTGTATTCTCCTTCTGCCCAATTTTGATATTGATTAATATTTCGCCAAGGATACATCTCATCAAAAACTATGACCGTTCCAGGAACTATTCTAGAATTTAGTAAGGTTAAAACGTCTTTAGTGCTAGAATAGAGATCTGCGTCTAAATGTAAAAATTTTATGTTTTCTGTGTTATTTTTTAACCACTCCGGCAATGTTTCATTAAACCAACCCTTAACTAGATTAACGTTGTCCGGTACCTTGGGCATTGCACTAACAGAAAAATGCCCTTTACTATATTCTATTGGTCCTTGTTCATTTTTTGTCCAGTCTTCTGGTAATCCCTCAAAACTATCAAATCCCCAAACAGGTTCATTTTTAAAAAAGTTAGCGATTAATCTCAAAGTTTTACCTTGAAATACTCCAAACTCTAAAATAGAACCAGTTATATCAACATATGTGAGAGCTTGTTTCAAATGTTCTAATCTTTCTAATTTAGGACCAGAAATGCTGATGTCGATTTGTTGACACGAATGAAAGACATTAATAGAAAAATTTCTGCTGTCTATCATAAAAGATTTAAATTGTTTTGTTAAGCTGTTGTGGAGCGGAGGAGGCTGCTATTTTATCAACAGCATCTTGGCTTGTTTGACCTTTTTTAACGGGGGATTGAGCATCTTTGTCGCCGGCCTGCGCTGTTCCAGGGACTGCTAGTTCTATACCGTCGGCATTAAAATTTTTCACAAGTTGCTGAAGAACAGGATTACTATCGTACATAGATTTGAACGTCTCATAATCTGCACCCATTTCAAACCCTGCATCAGTGGCAATTTTACTTAGTGAAGCCCAATTTAACCTAGCTGGTTCTTTTTTAGATGAAGATCTACCAATAAAGTTTTTAAGTATGATAATAAATTTATCAATACCGGTGTCTGAAAATTCGAAAAATCTCATCCTAATTGTGTTAATTGTTTTTGCAGTTCTGCTAATTCTGCCTGTTTATTTTTAATAGCATCTTGTATTTGTTTTTTCTGATCTTGACGTTCTTTAGCCGCCATAGCTGCCTGTGCTGGATCCATTTGTCCTCCTGCAAGTCCGGAAGCAGTTGTCTTTAATGCACTACCTACAGCAGATGCTCCTTTGGCCATCGCGCCACCGACCGCTTTTGCAGCACCACCAATAGCACCACCTACTGCACCCAATGCTGGCAGTAGTTCAGCGATCTGACGATCATTTTCTCTGAGATCAGAAAGTTTCATTATCCTGCCAATACTTTAAGAAGTTTATTTTGATATTGGATGCTTTCTCTTTGTTCGCGTCCGGCATCACCGAGTCCGCCTGCTGCTGGTTCGGCTGCTGCGAATTCGTCTTCACCTCCAGATATTTCTGGCTCTTCGGCCGGCATATTCATTTCGTCGGCGCCTGCTGGCATCATATCTTCTCCACCTTCTGGTTCGCCGCCTAACATTTCTGCACCCTGTTCTTCACCTGTTAGTTGTCTAACTCCTGTTGCTAACGTTTCTCTAGTTGTCTTTAGATTTTCTAGTGCCTGTTGAATTGCTGGCGCGACCGCAGTGATAAAGTTTTTTGCTTGATCTTGCCCCATTTCATCTCTGATACTGTCGCCTAACTGAAGCAAAGTATCGTTCTCCATGCCGGAAAGTTCTTCAATCCAACGACTGACTCTGTCGACCATTGTTTTTGCAGTAACGATAGCACTGGCCTGTTGTACTTCGCCTTCTTTAAGGTTAGTCATAGTTTCTCCTGATTCGATTGACTCTTTTTGTTTATTATGATGCTTCCATGCTGTTGCATAAGCTATCGATTTTTCTTTATCTGTTAATTTACCATCTTTGGCATATCCTTTCTTGATATGCTTTACCATACGTTCTGCTTTATCGCCCGATGGTGTTTTTTCGTCAAGCTCTTGTGTATCCTGTTCTTCATCTACAAACACTTGATCGTTGTCTACTATAAATTCTTCTCGTTCTGCAATTTCTGCATTGATAGCATCCAACATCCACTGTGCTTTGGTGATAGCTTCATTTTCAATGTTTTCATTGAATCCGCTCTGATTACGAACTTGGCTAAGCTGTGTTCTCAGCTTGTTCCTAGCGTCTTGTAATTTTGGTAGATCAAAAGAGGCTAGATCTAACCGTTGTCCAAAAGTTTTTTCTATAGATTCGTTGATTCTCTGTGCTGATCTATCTACTTTAAAAAGGTCTTGAGTATTCATAAATTAGGGTCCACAATAGATATTATATTTATTCAGACAGCTGCCAAAGTTTCTGCCTGCGTTTTAAAGTAAAGAGTTTTATCCCTGCTTTCTTGGTATTTGGCCCAAATAAGATCGGCTTTTTCATAATCTTTGTTTTGTAAGTATTTTTGATATTGTGCGCGAAGGATCTGATTATCTACAAACCATTTTCCGTATTCTTGATCTGCTTTATATAGCTTATCAGCATAGGCACTATGTGGGGCAAATGCTAAAATATTAGCCATGCGTACAGCTATGCAATTAAGATGGATGTTGCTGTAAATCATCTTTTCATTTTTGTACAAATTTTTTAACGATCCTTCGCTAGTAATTAACACCTGCCCAACTAAAATACCTTTATCAGTTTTAACAGGAATTATAGTCTGAGCAAGTTCTTTTTTAACTATTTGCTCTAATTTTTTCGATACATTTGTCATTAAAAAAGGACCCTAGGGTCCTTTATTTAAGTGTGTATATTTTATATGCCAAAAAACTTGAATATAGTTTGAATATTAAGTTGTCCAGTCCATCCTAATCCTGCGATGAACGCTAGTCCTATTATACCATAACTCATCAATCTTTGTTTTTGTTTTTCTAATTCTGATATTTTACCAGCTAGCTCGTTATGTTGCATAGTGGACTCGTCTCGCATATCGGCAAGAGTTTTAGCTAATGAATCGCCCGTGCGATCTAGACAATCGTGCAGTTCCTTTACATCCACTTTGAGTTCATCTATTTTTTCGTCTATGTGTTGTACTTTTATTTCAAGAACACCTACTCGCTCTACTACCGTGGCCATATTTGGCTTCTCCTGTGTTAAGTCAAGGTCCCCTGCGGACATGTGCCTAATAAGAATTGCCTAAATGAATGCCTTTTGTAAATTTATTTATATGTTTGACGAAATTTGTGAAACCCAAGTGTTTGCTTTTTCACCTAAACACTGAAAAGCCGCTGGGGTAATGTCCGCAGAATTTTCTAATTTGTCCACTATAGGGACACCGTTTAAGTCGATCTTCAATAAAGCTACTGGATCGTTATTTTGGAGGAAAACTTCTTCGCGCTCAGCTTCAAACTCCCAAATCCAATGCACAGCTTTACCTTCTAATGGGAATGGCAATGCACCTGAATTTTTTTCCGGATCACTAGCCCATTGTACATTAGAACGCATGCCTATGGCCTGCACCAGACTGTTAAAATTTGCCTGTTGTCCTATTTTGATTTTATCAGTTTCTCCTCGATTGGTGTTGGTTCTAGTTATGTCAACCAAAGTTATGATTTTATATCTTGCCATAATATGCTAATATTTATGGCCAATAAAAAAGGGCGGAATAAATCCGCCCCACTTCCCATCCCTAGGAAAAACCTTAGACTGCTGCTAGTGGGAAACCAGTAACTACTGTCACCGTAGCAGCATTTAGGTTAACCGGACCTGTACCGGCTGCTGTTTTAGCTTGAATTAGGTCTTCTAAGTGAGCTGCCAAAGTTTCGTTGTTTGTACCGTCATAAGGTAGTGTACCAAAATCGCCTTCGATCAATACTGTCATTACCTGACCAGCATTTGCGCCACCGTCAGCACGTAAAGCTGAATAACCAACAATAGTTCCCATTGTTGCAATAACATTAAGAACTTCTTTGACTGCACCGCCTGCGCCTAGCTCAGTTGCACTGAAATCTGTTGCATTTACTGCAAAGTCAACATCAAAAGCCGCTAGGGCCTTAGTTAAACCATTTCTTGCTACATCTCTATGTCCTGCATTTGCACCTAGCTGAGAAGCTGCGATCGCTGCACCAGCGTTGCTATAAGTTTGTGCTACACCATATACGTTTGCCATGATATTTTCTCCTTAATCAAATAGTCCCGCTCCGGGACTGGCATTAATATTTATAAT